CCTGCAAGGCCGGAGGCCGCACCCACACCCTCTCCCTACGGCACTGCGCCGAACTGGCCGGGCTCTCACTGTCCACCACCGTCAAGGCCACCGCCCGAGTCGAAGAGCGGCACCTGATGCGCCGCCTGGACTCCGGCACCGCCGACCACGGCGCCACGTGGCTACTTCTCGCACCGTCTCGTACCCGGCACAGTCCCAAGGGCGGCGCCGCCGGTCCGGAACTTGAGTGTGTCGAGGCTGAGAACCCCGACGAGCGAATGGGCCTGGGGGCCCTTCGCGTCTTCGCCGCAGTCATGTCCCTCGACGCCTTCTCCTTCCGTGGACTGGGTGCCTCCAGCGCCAAGCTGGTAGCCGCGCTCAGCGAGATGGAGCGCCCGACCCTTCCCGAGCTGGCAGCAGCCGCTTCCGTCAGCAGGCCGACCGCGTACCGGCACCTGCCGCGCCTGGTCGACCTTGGCCTGGTGGTTCGGGAGGGCGAGGTCTACCAGCTCTCCCAGGACTCCTCAGAGGCCATTTCCCGCGCCCTGGCGGCCGAGGAGAACTGGGAGCAGGACTGGGTCGAGGTAGCCGTCGCGCTGGGCTCTGACGGGGTCTCCGAGCGCCGCCGGGTGCTGCACCTGAACCACCGTCGCCGGTGGGCAGAGAAGCTGCAGCGGGTAGTTGAGCGTCGTGGTGCGGACGTCGTTCCTGTACGCGGCGACGAGATGCCGCAGTGGTGCGAAGCGGTCGGGGGCCGGGTCTATGACATCGGGACCGGGGAGGAGATCTCCCGGTTCATCAGGGCCGATGACGGGCACCTCATGCTCGAACCAGATCCGAAGGACGAGGACTACGAACGCCTTCGAATGCTTGCCCGAGAAGCGCAAGAAGAGTGGGAATCAGCAGCCTAAACACTGTAAGCCGCACGACGTACCTGCCACCTGCCACAACGATCTTGCCCTGACTCCGGTCAGCAGCCCCAAGCCCGGCTCCCGGGCCTTTCGAACCTGCCCTGAACGCACTTCGTGGGTAGCCGTCTTGTCCGGCAACTCCCAGAAGTCGTAGCCCTGTTGAAGGAATCTGATCTTGGTTTGGTATTGATCTCAGGTTCGGCACATTCGATCTCCGGACCAGCTACCGCGCCCCTGGGCATGTGCCGAGGGTGAGAGGGCTCTGTCACCGGAGCCAGACCTTGGCAATGGCTGGGGAGAAGATCTCCGGGTTGCCCTGCAAGGTGAACGTCAGCTGGGTGGTTCCGGCTGGCAGGGACCTTCGGCCGAAGACCCAGACTCGGGACCAGGCGTTCGCCGTGGCCACGGGGTTGGTGAAGGACAGGGGGAACGGTGTGGTGCCGTTGAGGGTTAGTGCCAGCTGCCCTTCCACGGTGGAGGAGCCGTGGACGTACATCACGAGGGCGAAGTCCTTCAGGGCTGACGGTCGGGTGTAGGTGAAGGACGACGGTGTGTCGGTGTACTGGCGCTTGAGGTGGTTGGGTCTGTTGTCGAAGGTGGGGGTGGCGCCGGACTCGATGACCAGGTTCGAGCTGACGTTGGTCACCTTGGACAGGTCGGTGAAGTCGTCAGTGAAGGTGGAGTTGTCGACCGAGTAGATCAGGCCGAGGCCGTCTAGGGCCTGCACGAGGCTCGCGACCGCGCCGGTGGCGCCTTCGGTGAAGATGACGGCACGGAAGGCTCCCGGAGCGCCCCAGACGCTGAGGTTGGCCCCTGCACCGCCGAGCATGACGTCGCTCGGAGCGTTGAGGTACCAGGGCACCACGGTGTTGTTGAGCAGGTGCAGGAACGGTCCTGGCCAGTCGCCGGTGTCGGGGACCGGCGCGCTGCCGAGCAGCAGGTTGCTCTGGAGGTCGCTGCGGAGACCCGGTCCGAGACTCAGGCCCGAGGTGGCGGTGACCCCGGAACCGATGACGATCGCCTCTGGAGCGGTCGCTGAGAGCTGACGGCCGATCAGGACTTGTGAGGCTGCCCCGGAGAGGCTGGACGCCCCCAGGACGGTGCTGGAGGGACCAGCCTGGGCCCCGGCGCCCACCGCCAAGCCCAGGGCCTGTGCTGCGGCGGCTGAACCGATCGCGGTGCCCCCCTCGCCGTGGGCTGCGGTTGCGTGGCCGACGGCGACAGAGCCGATCCCCTGGTCGGTGACTCCGGCACCGGCCCCATTCCCGATCCACACCTGCCGGGGGGCATAGTCCGTCGGGTCGAGGCTGCCGAGCACCACCGAGTCCGGGGCGTCACCGCTGTGCTGGTGGGAGGCAAAGGCGTTGGCGGCCTGCCAGGTGGCCGTGCCCGCGTTCCCGCTCGCGAGGATCGAGGAGCCGGTGACGCCCCCAGGCGCGGTGACCTTGATCGGAACCTCGGTCTGGGCCAGGCCGTCCGGGGGTGCAGGGATGTCTACGTTCGGCAGCGTCAGCGTGGAGTTCTGCGCGAAGGTCACCAGCACGGTCACCCGCATCGGCAGGTCCGTCCACAGGTTCACCACCGCAGGGGCGCAGAGGACGGGGAGGTCGAGAGGACTCCCCCCGACAGGGTCGGAGTAGACCGGGACCGAGACCGGCTGCCCGGTGAGGGTGTCGAGGAGGGAGACCTGGGCGTAGGGGTACAGCTGGCCGGTGGAGTCGACCAGCGGCAGGTAGAGATGGCAGCGCTCCACGGAGCCCTCCTTCATTCAGGTCGTCGGCAGGACCGGCAGGTCGTAGTCGGGCTGGAAGTAGAAGTACCGGAACTGGGAGGTCGCTCCGGCCGGAGACAGAAGACCGACCCCCTTGGCCTGGGGGAAGTACGGGCCGATGGGCACGCCGGTTGTTAGGTTGGCGACGTCACCGAGGGATGCTCCGCTGCTCAGGTTGCAGGCCAGCGTGCTGCCGTTGAAGCGCAGCACGACGTCGGTCTCGGCGGTGATCGACGTGCTACCCGGCAATGTGGCGATGGTGGTGGCGGTGCCCCCGACCACAGCTTGGATCTGGCCGCTCTGGGTGAGCATGAGGTAGTTGGAGGCGTCCTGACGGCGGAACACCAGCCCACCGGCGGCGGCGACGGCCCCGAACCGCGTCACCAGCCAGCCGCTCCCCCGGTTCGGGGTGACGAACATCGAACTGCCCGAGGCCAGCAGCACCCCGTCCTTGCTGGCCGTGGCGGTCCCGGTCACCGTCCACCTCCCGTCGGAGGAGTCGAGTGAGGTGGGCGTGTAGGTGCTGGTGCTCGGTTGCTCGATCGTCCTGCTGGCCTGGTGCCAGAGGAACAGGTCGGCGTAGGACGGCTGGAGGGCCGTCCAAGCGGTGAGCAGGGTGTCCGTGCCCCGGGTGTCGACACCCATGTACGACCCACCGAAGAAGAACATCTGCCGGGGGAAGGACGTGGTCGGAGGGTAGAACAGCCTCGGCTCGTTGAAGATCAACGGCACCTTGTAGTCGACGAGGCAGACCACCGAGCTGTAGAACTGCGAGACCAGGATGTCGTGCCGCTTGCCGTCCCAGAGGTTCACCTTGCCGCTGAGAGGAATTGCGGCCTCATCGGATGGCAGGACATCCCAGGGCGCAACCGAGGCGTCGTACCCGAAGTACATCCGGGCCTCCTGGTTGCGCCTGGTGAAGGCGAGGTAGTACCGGTCCGCGCCCGGGGTGTAGCTGGAGCTTCCGGTGTGCTTCACGCAGAAGGCGAAGTCCTGCACCCCCCAGACGTCCCCGGCGCTTTTGCCGTTGCCCCAGGCGGGATCGAGCACCACGCCGGTGGTCTGGGGAATCAGCTGGATCAGCACGGAGCCGTCGCTGCTGCCGACGTCTCGCAGCGCGGCCATGCCGTCCGGAGAGCCCTTCTTGGCACCCCAGCCGGGGAGGACGGCGGAAGCCGAAGGCGAGCCGAAGGACCACTGGGGGCTGCTGAGGCTGGGCCCGAGAGCAGGAGCATAGGTGTACGGCTTCGGGCTGAAGTCCGGGTTCCCGAGGGTGCCGTCGACGGTGACGCGGCCAAAGGCGTCCAGGACGCCGGTGGCGTACTGATACAGGACGCCCGGCGCGATGACCATTGACAAGATCTGGCCTCCTTAGGTGCCTTGGGTGGTGCCGTTGTTGATCAGTCCGGTCGCGGCGAGGGCAGTCAGGACGTTGCGCAGGGCGAGGTTGTTGCCGTCAGCCCCGGTGACGGTTGGGCGAGTGGTCCCCTCTGTTCCGAAGAAGCCGAGCCTGGACGCATCGGACGAACCGAGATTGACGGCGCCGACAGCCGAGAGGCGTCCGGCCACGACCACCTGCCGGTAGACGGACGACGAGCCGAGCATGATCTGCAGCGCTGCGGTCGTCATCGCCGACTCGCCCAGGGCCGTCGACCCGGTATGGGCGGCCTGCACCTGCGCATTTCGCCCGATGGCGACGCCGTTCGGCGCGAGGCCCTGGGCGCCAGAGCCCAGGGCCAAAGCCCCGTTCGCTCCGGTGCCGACATACGCGGCCGAGCCGATGGCGGCTGAGTCGGCGCCGTATGCTTTCGCGCCCTTGCCGACGGCCACGCCGTTGGTCGCGTCAACGTAGGCGCCGCTGCCCACCGCGAGCCAGCGGACCGCGTTGGTGTTGCCGGTGGCTCCGGCACCGATCGCCGTGCTGCTGTCCGAGAACGCTGCGGCCGAGATGCCGACCGCCGTCGACCCTGGTCCCCACGCCTGGGCCCAGTACCCCACCGCCACGCTGTTGGACCCGGCCGCGTTGGCATTCACCCCAACACCAACCGCGCCACTGGACTTCGCCTCGGCCCCGGTCCCGAGGGCGACGGAGTTCGGGCCAGCACCCGGGTGGGTGTGTGCGGGAACCTGGCCTCCGTAGACGATCCGTACACCCGTCAGCCATGCCTGGTGCCCGGTGTCCGGGACGAACGTCGCCGCGCCCTGGAACTCGAAGGTGGCCGCCAGGTAGCTGCCTGGCGCGAGTGGGTACCGGTAGTACCCCCAGTCGCGTACCCCTGTGATGGTCTCCAGGATGGTCCGTGTGCCGTCCGGCTTCGTCACCGAGATGCTGACGGACTCCCCGGCGGACTGGCCGACCTTCAGCCAGCAGCCGACGTATCCGGTTTCCAGGAGGTTGAAGCCCGGGGTGACCACCATCAGGTCACCGGCGTCGCCGGTGTGGGCGACCTTCAGGGATCGGCTGAGGCCCTGCTGGTCGGGGACATCGGTGCTGTAGGACCGCGAGGTTGTCGTGCGCTGCATCAGAGACCAGCTTGGTGGGTCCTGACCGGCAGAGAAGCTCTCGGCCAAGACGGTCACCAGGACGGACAGGCCGCTGCTGCTCGGGGGGTCGCCCCACAGCGCCTGGCCCGGGGTCGCCCCGGCGAGCAGCATCTTCCCGGGGAGCGCCTGGCCCACGATCCTCAGCGAGGAGTCGGTCCACACGACCGTCTCCGGCGCAGCTGTGGCATCGAGGTACACCAGGATGTCGCTGTGCCCGGCGGCCTGGACCAGGATGCTGACCCGCTGGGGGGCCTCCACCCAGAAGTCGATGATCCCTCGGTCGGCGATGAATGGGTTCGGCAGCGTGTCGGTGCCGCTCAGCGAGGTGAACATCGGCTGGTTCAGCGGCACCGACAGCCCGGACTCGCGCACCGTCACCTGCGCGCCGTACAGCAGCGTCCCGTCAGTGCCCGTGATGGGCTGGTAGACGTGTGCCCTGGCGGTCATGGCCCTCCCCTCGGAGTCTGCAGTTCCACCCCTTCAGGGCCGTCACCGCCAGCTGAGCAGCATCAGTGAAGGCCCGGGGTGAAGGCGGCCTTCACCCCGGGCTTCGAAGAGCAGCGTCAGCCGAGTGCAGCCCAGTACGGGGAGGAGGACAGAACGATCGAGCTGATGGCGAGGTTGGACGGCAGCGTCTGCAGGCCGGAGCCGACCGTCCCCCATCGTGCGGTAGCCGCCGTCAGGTTGATGTTCGCTCCGGCCGCTGAGACGCTCGATCCGCGAGTGAAGGTGGGCAGCGTGGTCCCGTTGGCCAGCAGCGCTACCCAGTAGGACCCGGCCGGAAGAACCACCGGCCCTCCCACCAGCGCCATGAACTTCGGTCCGCCCGACTGCCACGAGGTCGCCTGGTCGGCGGTCGAACCGACCAGGTTGCCTGTGGCGTCGTACAGCCCCACCCAGCACTGACCGGTCGTCAGGCCGCTGCCGCCGGTGACGACCTGCGCGACGATGTTGGTGACGGTCCGGGGAGCCCGAAGAACGATCTTGATCAGCTGGACGACACCCGCCCCGAAGGCCGAGTTGGCCGTGACCGACCCGGGGTCCTGCGACCAGGCGATCAGACCGTGGTCCGACGGGAGGACGACGTCGGGATTCAGGACATCGGACACCAGACCACCAGCGCTGGTGAACGCCAGGGACGATGTTGTGACTCTCAGGCCCGGTACGGTGCGTACGGCCTCGGTGCCGGACCGCCCCTTCTGGTCGGTGACGTTGGGGCCGCGCAGGAGCAGCTCGTTGCCTCCGCCGTCGTGCCAGGGGGTGTCGGTGGCGGCGAGCAGGCCGGACGAGACCGACACGTAGCGGCTGTGGTCGGCGTGCACCCCGTACTGGGGCGAGATCCCTCCGCTGGTGCTGCTGTCGTCGGCGCCGACGGTGACGGTGAGGCCGTCAGCGACCACCGGGCAGGTCGTGCTGATCACAGCCAGACCGGCCCAGCCGCCCCCACCGCCCGCGCCGTTGTTACGGCCGTCGCGGTACAGGCGGCAACCGCTGAGGTTGACCACGGAGCCGTCTCCGGCCACGATCCGGATGCCGTGCTGGTTGCTGCGATCGGTCGTGCAGCCGACCAGCCCCACGGGACCGAGCCCTGGGGCGATCAGGAACCCGTCCTTCCCGGACCAGCCCGACCGGCAGGCCGAGAGGGTGGCACCGCCCGGGTTCGACAGGGACCAGCCGTTCCCGGTCGCGCCGAGCGACTCGCAGTCCACGAACGTGCTGTTCAGCGGACTGGCCAGGTTGAAGCCGTCCAGAGCGGCCTTGTAGACCACCACTCGCTGCGCCCGAAGTCCGATCGGAGTGTTGGCACCGAACGCATCCACGACACTGCGAAGACCGTGCCCGCTCACACGCTGGATGTTCAGGCCACGTACCTGGACGCCCTGGACGTTGCCCGCCAGCTGCACGCCGTCCACGGCGGGCGAGGCGGCCAGGTCCCGGCCGTCGATCGTCAGATCGCAGATCTGCTGCTCCCGGGACAGCTCGGAGTACGAGCCCATCACCTGGTCCACGATCCTCACCACCGCGTTGCCCGAGAAGATCGGCAGCGGGCGCAGCGCAGTCGCCGGTACGACGTCGGCGGCCTGCTGCTCGATGTTGGCGTGCGACCCGAGCAGGGTGACCGACGGCGGGATGTAGAGCGGGGCGGAGGTGCGGTAGACGGCCGGGAGGAGGTAGACCGTGCCCCCCTTGGGGCAGACGTTGAGCGCGGCCTGCAGGGCCGCCGTGTCGTCGGAGACCCCGTCAGCCTTTGCGCCGAAGTCGCGCGGACTGACCCACCGCAGCACGGTGACCGTTCCCGCACCCCCGGCCGAGCCGCCTGCTGTGCCGCTGTCGCTGGTGGGCGCGGCCTGGGTGGCGAGCAGACCGCCGTCGCTGACCTGCAGGAGCCAGCGCTTGCCTCCGGCGCTGCGGACGACGAACGAACCCGCGACCTCGACCATGTCGGTCGGGGTGCCGAGCATGACCTGGCCAGGTGCGGTGGTGGCCGCCCCGGCGCCGACGGCCGTGGACGAGGCGTGCCGGGCGGTGGCCGCGAAGCCGAGCGCCGTTGACGAGGGCGCGCTGGCTCCGGCGCTCGCGCCCACGGCGGTTGCCCCGGCTGCGCTAGCCGAGGTGTTCGCTCCGTAGGCGCTGGACACGTCGGCCAGGGCCTGCGCCGCCCGCCCGGCTGCCGCCGAGTCCTTGCCCGTAGCAGCAGCTGATACACCGGTGGCGGTGGCCCCGACACCGGCGGCGGCAGCGCCGCTGCCCACCTGCATGGAGTTCGCCCCGGAACCGGCGTGGACGGAGTCGAGGCCCGGTGCGGTGACGTCCAGATCCTCCCAGAACTCCTCCGGGTTGCCCGGGGAGGTGATGCCGATCTTCACCCGGCTGGGCGCGTCCAGGTAGAAGGAGACGTCGCCACCGTTGGTGAAGAACGGGTTGGTCTTCACCGCTCCGGTGCTGCCGTCGGTGTAGATGGTCTCGGAGATCTGGACGTTGGTGCCCGCCTCCAAGATGCGCACCTGTGCCTGCGGGACACGGTTGCCCGCGCTGTCGAGGTACGGGCGGGAGAAGTGCGCCCTCACTGGCTCTCCTTCACTCGGGGTTCACTGAACAAAGGGCGGTCATGAGATGGGCTGGACCAGGGCCTCGGCCAGAGAGAACGCGTCCACGCTCGGCGGCGCGGTCTCGCTGGTCCCCTCGACGACCGTGTGTGGGAGCACGGCCGCATCGGGCGGGGTGACGGTCGGCCAGATGCGGTCCCGCCACAGCCGGGAGGCTGCCCACCACCACTGGGGGATGGGCTCGTGCCACGCCTGGAAGTACGGGTCCTGGTGGACCGGCGGGTAGTAGTCGGCCAGGGCGCTCGCGGCCCCGGCGGCCTGCAGGGTGTCCTGGTAGGGGATGGCCCCGGCCAGGCTCGCGTACCACGGCCGGATGACCACAGCGGAGACCGAGGTGCTCGGCGCGTAGCTGGTCACCCGCCACCGCAGCTGCGTGCCGCCGGTGAGGTCGTTGACCGGGAGGTCCGGGAAGACCAGGGCCCCGCGCGGGTCGTTGCGGATGTCCAGGACCGGGAACCAGTTCGCGCCGCCGTCCCTGCTGACCTCCCACAGCAGCGGGTCGGCGAACAGGGCGAGGCTGTCCACCAGCCACTCCCCTGTGCCGCTCGCGCCGTCCTGGACGATCCGCGCCCGGACGTCGCGTACCCGCTCGACGTCGAAGTCCTGGGCCACGGTGTCCCAGGAGCCCAGAGCCTCCGCCTGGTCCCAGGTCGAGGCCATGCCCGTGATCACGTCCCAGGTCCTGATGCCGGTGGTCACCGTGTCGTGCATCGAGTAGTCGACGTACCACTCGGCCACCTGGCTGTCGGCCGGGGCGTCGGCCTCGGCCAGGATGCGCCCGTCGCCGTTGACCAGCTGCAGCGACACAGGTGTGGCGAGAGGCTTGGTGAAGACCACCCGAGCCGCCGCGAAGAGCCGACCGTGGGACGGCGGCTGCACCCCTCGTACGGACTCGATGCCGCCGCTGGTGGACTCGACCTGGGACTGCTCCAGCTCGTTCCACTGCGGCCGGTTCGGGTCAGGGTTGGCATCCTCGATGGCGGCCCACGACCGGAACCGGCTCTCCATCGCGTCCCATGACGACCCGGCGTGGCCCCGGGTGACCTGGACCGTCCGGCTCAAGCTGCTCTCGTAGACGTCCGAGGTGGTCAGCGTCGCGTCACCGACCGGGCGCCAGTGCCGAAGGGTCGGGTCGGAGAACTCCGGGTCGTCGAGCAGCTGGAGCGCGTCGCTCTGCGTCGTGGCGATCTGGATGCCGAGCACCTTGCGTCGCGACACGTACGGGACCGACGTCACCCGGACTCCGGCCGTGCCTACGAGATCCGGTGTGACGAGGCCGCCTTCGGTGAAGACCCAGCTGTCCGGCTTCCCATCGGTGAATCCGTCCAGGTGAGAGGTGTCGTGGAGCAGCTCGACGTACTGCTCGGTGTCCTGCTGGGCGGCCGGGCTGGTTCGGAACGCCCGTACGCTCTTCACCGCCACGGTGTACGCCGTCTTGGCGTCCATCGTCAGCTCCACCACCCGGTACCTGTGGACCCCGGTGGCCAGCCACCGGGGAGCCTGGGTGCCGGGGAGCGGCATGAACCTCCACGGCTTCGCTGTACCGGAGCTGCGAAGGCGCTGGGCGTCCTGCGGGTCGACGGCGAACAGGGCTTCGGTGGGCAGGTACGGCTGGCCGTCGTACGGCGACGTCGCGGTCCGCTGCGGCGAGTCCTGGAAGGCCACCCCGATACTCCTGGCCGGGCCCAGGCCCGGCGGGGAGGCCGTCGACGCCTGGTCCGACGCTCGTGCCGTCGTGGCGATGCCTCCGCCAGTGTCGCCCGGGAAGAGCTGCACCCGTACGACGGGCGACCCGGTCGGGTTGACCAGCATCGGCTGAAGGTTGGTGAATTCCAGCTTGAGGAAGCTGGCCTTCACCGGCCTGAAGGTGAACGCCTGCTTCTGCAGCTGGAAGTCGCCGTTGATCGGCGTCCACACCGTCGTGCTGTAGTCCACACCAGGGCCGCCGATGAGACCGAGCGGGCACACCGAGTCGTCCCCCGGCGTCACCAGCGACCCATCGAAGCGCAGCAGGGCGTTCGCGCACGTGTGCGTCGATGCGTCGACCGCTCCGCCGGGTGTCATGCCGTAGCCGGTCGGATCGCCCCAGTAGGCGTCGATGGCGCCGATGTCCTGGGCGCGGCCCTGCGCCAGGAACAGCGACGTGATCCGAAGCATCCCCCCAGGGCCACCCGAAACCGGGCCGCCCAGCATCACTACCGGCCCCGAGGACGTCGGCCCCGATGATCCGATCGGCTGGATGCGGGTGCTCCAGGGAGTGCGCACCGTCAGGTTCTCGCCGTCGAAGGCGACGGCCCACGGCACGCGCGCGTTGAAGCCGAAGTCGATCGGATCGAGGGAGACCGTCAGCTGGCCGAGCGTGGCCGACACCGCCCCGCTGCTGACGCAGACGGCCAGGCCACCGGTGTCCAAGATCGTGTGCAGGGTGCCGGAGACGGACGTGAACTGCGGCTGAACGATCCCGGCGACCAGGAACGGCTTCGTGGTGTCGAACTGCAGCGCCGCTCCGTCGATGCGTACCGCATCGGCGGAGCCCGGCAGGTACAGCCCCTCCTTGCTCGCCTGAACTCCGTCATTAACTGCTCTGACCTGCGGAAATCCGAGCGGTTCACTGATCGGCGCGAACCTGAAGACTCCCCAGTCCTTCACTGAATCAACCGGGGCGTAGTACAGGTTCACGGTCGGCCCGGAGGTCAGCGGATCGCACTCGATCCGGTCGATGACCTGCGGCTTGCCGTCAGCCGAGCGGACGTCGAGGTACAGGTTGACCACCGCGTTCGGCACCGGCTGCGGAGCACAGCGCCACACCCCTCCGTCACCAAGAACAGAGGCTGCACGGCTACGTCGCACCACGTAGTCGATCGCGGAACCCAGTAGGTCCTGGCCCTGGGCAATCGGAGTGGTGTGACTGGCATCGGTCATCGGCAGCCACGGCATGTCGCTCGGGGAGGCGAGCCGGTAGCTGAGTGAGACGTCCTTGACCCCGAGGGAGTAGGCCACCGGGCTGCCGTCGGTGCTCCTGGGCGCTCCCGAGGAAGGGATGCGGGCCATGATGAGCCGGAAGCGGTCAGCGACCACCGGGGAGACGTCGACCTCTTGCGCCATCCAGTGCTGGGCGCCGAAGTGTTGCGGGTGCAATCGGAGCGTGCTGGGTACGCCCGCAGGGATGACCTGGGGCTCGGAGTCGGCGATCGTGAGCTGGGCCGGAGCCCCGCCAGGCTGCGTCAGGGGCCGCCAGACACCGCCCTGGTCCCGGTACTGCAGCCAGACCCGCTGCGGGAAGTGCGCGAGAGAGAAGGCCAGCCGGTTGACCCGCCGAGCAGTCGACAGGGAGACCTCGTACACCTCGCGCAGCGGGTCGCCGTTGGGGCGCGGCGGCGACGACCAGAACCGCTCGCCAGCGGTGGTTCCGCCGCCGGTGCCCCGGCGGGCCAGCCGGATCGCCTCGGACACGGCCTCCAGCGGCATGCCGTCGATGAACAGCGGCGACAACGCGGCGACCCCGAAGTCACCGGGGAGCTGACCTGCTGCTGGGCCGCGTCGGTTCACCGCCAGCGCGACGGCGCTGACATCCCGCGCATGCTTCGGCTCGTCGAGTCCCGCCAGGGCCGCCTGGACGGCGGCCACGTACGTGGTGAAGACCGGGGTGCGTGTAGCTGGGCCCCGGTTGGCCCGGGTCAGGTCGCCGCCGGTGAAGAACGCCTGCCTCTGGGCCAAGGTCAGCTCGACCTGGACGCCCTTGCCCTGCGCGTTGAGGTTGGTGATGTTCGCGGGGTCGGCGCCATCAGCTTCGGCCGGGCTGCCTGCCGTGACCACAGTGAATCCGGCGGTCCTCAGACTGTCGGTGATCTTCTGGGCGAGAACGGTGTCCAGACCGCTGACGTACGTGATGGCGTCCGACCCGGCGGAGCCGTGCCAGGAGACGGTGTAGTCCGACCTGGCTACCAGTGCACGAGCGATCGGCTCGTCGAACCGGGGGCCGCCGAGGAAGAGCACGTTGTTGCCGGTCGGGCGCATGCCGTCGAAGGCGTAGTACAGGTGATCGGCAGCCGTGTCCGTCGACGACAGGACGTCGGCGATCTCCCCGGTGCCGGGCTCGATGTCGCCCGCGTGGATCGCGATGTGCGCCAGGCGGGAGCCGGACGGGACGCGGGAGAGGATCTGGTAGTCGATGCCGATGCGCTGGGCTGCGGCCAGCGCGGCGTAGTTCGCGTAGGTGTCCGCCATCGTGGCCTCTCTCAGTCGTGCGTCGGGACGACGCGGCGGTCACCGCTGTACGGGTGGGCCACCAGGACCCCTTCGGAGGCAGCCCTGGCAGCGAGCAGCTGAGTCGGGTCCAGGAGGCCGCGCACGGCCGCGTAGACGCTCTGGCTGCCGTCCATCCACACGACGGTCTGGTCCAGCCCGGGGGCCTCGCTGTCGGGTATCGAGCCGGGAGCCCCCCAGGCGGGCTCGTCGGGCAGGTAGCCGTACGAACGGGCGGACGGCACGTGGGCGCCGTACGACCACTCGTCGCCCAGCCGTGTTGCCAGCGGGGGCACCGGCACGACGCGCGGTGCCGTATCGGACAGCCCGGCCGCCTGCTGGGCCGCTGACAGCGGGTAGAGGGGGGTCGACGTCGGGAGCTGGCTCGGTGTCACCTGGTAGGCCACCTGCCAGTGCTCGCTGTCGCTGCTCGCCGAGGCCACATGGACCTCGCTCTGCACCGTCAGCCCCTGAGCGTCGACCGTCAGCAGCACGGAGGCGGGCTTCAGCTTGCCCAGGACCTTGGTCAGCGCCCACTCGTCGTCCTGCTGGCGTCGCCGCCCCTCGTCGGTGAAGGGGTAGTCCTGCTGGATTCGGACCAGGACCTCGGCGCGAGTGCCGACCCCCGAGCGGCCGGTGAACGGCAGGCCCTCCATCGCGGACCACAGCTGCCCGTCGGCCTGCGTCCAGGTCGGCAGTGTCGCCTCCAGGTGGTCCCAGCTGTTGCCGATCTGGCCGCCCGCCGCCGCTTCCAGGAGGGCCCAGCTCTCGAAGACCTCCACCGGTGCGCCGATGACTGCCTCGGCGGCGGCCTTCAGCCCCGGCAGCGTGCCGCCCAAGCTCACGGCACGGGCCAGCGCCGTCATCCGGTCCCGGTAGGAGGCGTCGGCAGCCTCCATCTCCTCCCACTCATCGGGGGTGGCGGTTGCCGTGTCGAGCGCGTTGACGGCCAGCTGCTCGTCGCTGGTCCGGTCGGCGTTGAAGATGGCGCCGTAGAAGCGGTCGAGGTCGTAGAAGCGGGCGCCCTGTGCCGACACGGCACCCCACTGCGCGAGCAGCAGCCGCTTGCGCAGCTGCCCCACGCCCGACTCCCCCAGCAGGGCCTGCATCAACCGCATGAGGTGGCTCGTCGGCCGGAGGTCGTAGAGGTCGGGAAAGTGGGAGAGCTGCGAGGCGAGCGTGGTGTCGGTGACGAGCATGCTCGTCCCGGACGCCAGCGCGGTCGGCTGCGGAGCTGTCACGTCCAGCTGGAGCGGGACCAGGGTGCTGCTGGCGGCGGCGTACGGCGCGCCGCCCTGGTTCGCGGGCATCACGCCACCCCGAAGGAGTTGCGGGCCAGGTTCTTGAAGACGACGGCGCCCAGGACCGGCAGCTCGTTGTCCTCGAAGTAGGCGTCCGACGCGCGGCCGGTCGCCAGGTCGACGTAGGACACCAGCGCGGGGCCCAGCGGGCCGGTGCCCAGCGGGTACCAGGTGCTGCTGCCGGAGGCGCCGTTGCTCACCGAGGCGAGGGGGCTGATCTGCTGGATGCCCACGACGCTGGCGTTCGGATTGGCCGGGGAGTAGCCGCTGACGTCGCCGCCGTTCAGGAACCGCACGTTGTCCACGCCGGGGACCTGGTGGGCCACCGCGAGGACGTCGGAGACCTGGACGGTGGAGGCGAACACCATGCGGTTGAGGTAGTCCGACAGCGCGGTGCGGACCGCATTCTGCACCGTTGTGGCGGAGGCGCCGGAGTCGACGACCAGGCCCATGGCGAAGCGGAGCCAGCGCTGCTTCGCCTGGTGGACCTTGACGTCGCTGCCGACCAGGCGCCAGCGGTTGATGGCGTCCTGGACGCTGGAGGGAATCTCGTTGAAGGCGTAGTTGCTGCTTGCCCCAACGAGGAACGGCGTGCCGTTGACCGGCAGGTAGGAGGCATGCCATTCGAGGCCGAACCGGCTGGTCGGGGTCCAGCCGTCCGCCGTGTCCTCGTGCACCACGGTGTAGGCGTAGGTGACGCCGCCCGAAACCGTGCCGAGCGGGTGGTCCCGGGTGGCCAGGCCGTAGATGGCGCTCCCGACGGTGAGGGTCGACGGCACGGTGAGGATGGGGCCGAAGGCGAGCGGGATGAAGATGTTGCCGGGGTCGGGCTGGGACTGGTCGGCCCGCAGCCACACGCCCCGGTAGAGGTCGTTGGCGGGCAGGTTCTGGAACGCCTTGGCGTTGGAGAAGATGACGCTCTGCTGTGCGACCTGGGCTCGGACACCGCCGCAGAACACATCGACCCGGTTGGTCACCCCGGTGGTCGGGGAGTTCCGGGACACGAGCGGGAGGTACTGGTAGTCCACGGTGATCAGCTCGCCCGGCTGAGGGAATGCAGGGGACAGCTGCCGGATGGCTGGCGGGATCGACGGAATCCAGGTGTAGTCGTAGTCCCGGACCAGGGCCGTGCCGTCGGACCTGGCGACGCGGACCGGAGCCGCGTACACGTACGCGGCGTTCTGGATCTGCGCGACGGTGTCGCCGCTGCTGGGGATCTGGAGGATCTCCGTGCGGGACTTGGAGGCGCCGATGACGTTCGCCGCGTAGCAGTCGGGGTCGTCCAGCGCGATGCCGGTGAACATGCTCTCGGTCCCGGCCAGGCTCCGGAAGACGGTCCGCTTCCAGCGCGTGCGCAGCTCCGAGTCGGTCTCCCGGCTGGTGCCACCGGTCATTGCGGTTGGGTTGACGACGGTGCTGACGCCTTGGACGGGGCTCGCCAGGGTGTCCAGGGCCCCGGCCGCGACGTTGCCCGCTGCGCCTGCGGTGCTGGCCTGGACGGCGACGGAGGCACTGGCGACTCCCGGCAGCAGGATGCCGCCGGTGACGGTCTGGACGACCTGCGAGGGGTCGGAGGCGGCATTGATCTCGACGCCGACCGGGATGTAGACCGTGGAGTTGAGGTCCTGGCTGCGGGAGAAGGTGACGGTGCCGACGGCACGGCGGGCCGGGATTCGGCTGATCCCGAAGAGCTGGCAGAAGGAGTCCAAGTCGGCGTCGACCTTGGCGTCTACGTCGTAGGCGTAGCTCAGCAGGTGGTTCTCGACGTAGGCGTCTGCAACGGACGCAGCCACGGCGTCGAGGATCTTCCGGGCGACGGACCCGACGCCGGTGTCCAGCTCGGGGTCGGAGATTCGCAGTGCCTCGCGCATCTGCGAGACGATGTCGTTCTGGGATGTGGCCACCTTCACTCCTCCCTGGCCGAGGTCGTACCGAAGTTGAGAAAGCCCTGGTCAGAGCGGTGAATTTCAGTGATGTGGGCAGGTGAATGGTTCACAGGTTCACCGTCCGGGCGATCTTCACCATGGCTCCGGCGCGGGTCTTCAGCTCCACGGCCACCACCACGGTGTCGAAGGACGGGATGGTGGTGATCGAGACGATCTGGCTGACCACGTCGCCGTAGTCGTACCGGGAGCGAGCGCCCGACAGGGCGTCTGTGGCGAGATCAGCGGCCTGGCCGTCGACGTACTGCTGCAGCACCCGGACGACCTCGGAGCGCACCAGCAGCTCCAACTCGGCGTCGAGGGGCTGGCCGATGTACGAGCTGAGAACCGATCCCCAGGTGGGGTGGTACTGGTCGTTGCCGTACGGTTCGGCCAGGGCGAGCGCCAGGTCCTGGCGGATGCGAGACGCGCCGGTGAGCATGCCGTATCCGCCCTCCCCCACGATGAGATCCCCGCCTGACAGGGCCAGTCCTTTCACCAGCCACCTCCCTCACCCCTTGACCGGTCACCAGCCCCTGGCAGACAGCCTCAGATCGCTCATGTCGTGGGTGGCGCCGCTCGGGGTGGTCCCCGGGGGGATGTAGGTGTACCAGTGCGGGGTGATCGTCGTGTCCCCCGGAGCCAAGCCGCTGATCACTCCGAACATGCTGCGCTGCATGCCGTCCTTGGCGGCCACCGCGAGCTGCCAGTCGCCCGCAGCGGCAGCGGCCGTGGACGCCCCGGTCAGGCCCACGGCGATGCGGAGGGTTCCGGCCGCTGCCCCGATGACCCCGTAGATGGACAGCTCGACCTGACCGAGCGGGCCGACCAGGACCGTCACCGGCTGCCAGACAGACGCGGGGAACGGAGTCCAGGTCTGCTGTGGGTACGTGCCCGGCACGTAGCTGCCGGGCGCCTGCCGCGACTGCCCCCACGGCTGAGGGGGCCACGGGTCAGCTGGGAAGGCCGCGTCCACCAGCGCCGCCAGCGTCCACGTGCCCATCGACCGGTCGATGAGCCAGGTCTGCCCGAGCATCGGCCGGACCACGGTCCGGCGGATCGACAGCGCGACCTCGATGTACTGGCCCTGCGGGTCGACGCACAAGGCCATCCCCTTGGCCTCGTCGATCTGCCTGATCTGTACCTGCTTCAAGCTGAAGCCGACGCCCTTCACCACTGAATTCACCACAGCCCCCTCACCGGACAGCGCCACCGGCAACCGGCAGGCCCAGCAGGCTGCTCGGCCCCTGACGGCTGAGCCGGGCCGGGGCCGCGATCGTCAGGTCCGTGGTGAAGCTGCCGCCTTCCCCGAACTGGAACTGGTGGGTCACGGTGGTGACGTAAGCCTGGAAGTCGAAAGCCGGGATCTTGATCAGCATCCCGGGCCACACCTCCGGCATGAAGGTGAGCGGGACCGAAGCCGAGTACTGGTACGCGAACTGCCGGAGGAACAGGAAGATGGCCGCGAACAGCTCGGCCTTGGGCCCTACCAGACCCGGCATCTCCTGGTAGTCCGGCCTGGCCCCGAACCGATCCTTGATCCAGGAGGACAGCTTCTGGGCCTCGTCGTCAGAAAGGTCCAGGCCGAAGAGCGCTGACCAGACGGCGGGGATGTCGATGTTCACCACGCCGGTGGTGAACAACGCCATGTTCTCGATGAACCCGAGGTTGCCCGACTCACCAGTGGCCACGTTGAACTGGTTGCCGTTCAGTGACGACACCACCGCGAACTGATGCGTCACCAGGAAGTCGTCACTCCAGTTCACGGTGAAGTCCCGAACCTCGATGGGCTCGATCACCATGGTGGCGGCGGTGCCCCACATCCCGTAGTAGTCCGGGTACCACGCCACCAAGTCGCCGTTCGGCGCGCTGCTGAAACTGCGCATGGTCGAGGTGAAGACGTTCTTGAGGTACGGCAGCAAGGGCTGATCGTTCAGGAGCGCCCGAGGCCCCGACAGGGCCTGGGACAGGAAGAAGTTCCCGTCGGTCTGCGTCGACATGACCGGTAGCCAGGCGTTGTCGCCAAACATCTTGTCGAATGGGTCGTCCGGGTTGTAGCCGGGGATCTGGTCGCCGGTCGTGAACTGGGGCGGTGTGGGCGCGCCAGTGGGGCTTCCGGTGCCGGTGGCAACGACTCCGCCTCCGTCGGTGGTGTAGGAGATCCGGGGCAGGAAGCCGCCGTAGTCCCAGTAGGAGGGGTCGTCCGCCGGGTTAGCGCCGACCTCGTGGGGCTGGGCCCCCTGGCGGTGCGCGCCGATCGTCGACCGGCCGTCCCCGAGGGACATCTCCACGTGGTGGATCGAGTCCAGGGAGGAGCCCTTGAACACCAGCGCGCCCGGGGTGCGCAGGGCGACGTCGACCGTGACCTGCTGGCCTTGGTCGCGGCACCACTTCGCCTGGTCGGCCGCCACACGCGGCAGGTTGTAGAGGCTCCCCAGCGCGCGGAGGTAGATGCTCTGGACGAAGGAGGAGCAGTCCAGGCCCGGTGGCGGGGAGCCGAGCAGTACCGCTTCCTGAGTGCCGCCATACTGCTGGGTGTACGGGATGTCGGGCCACTTGTTGCACAGGTCGACGGCGGTCTGGGCGAGGACGAGACCCGAGGTCGCGCCCATCGGTCGGCTGGTGAGGCTGCTGGTGCCGGGAGAGGTCCCGCCGGGGCTGGAGGACATCGCGGACACCATGGCGGCAGCAGCACGCTGGTGGCGTCCGTAGGTCGCCTCGGGGTCCATGCCGGACACCTCGACCTTCTCGCACTGCTGGCCCAGGGTGAGCTTCGACGTGGGGCCGACCTTGTCGTCCCACTCCTTGAACCAGCGCTCGGCGGCGGTGGCCACGTCGGTGACCTGGGCGAGGCTCCCCCAGTAGTTGCCCGGCCTCATCTGGAAGATCCCGACGTTGCCGAAGAGGTTCGGGGTCTTCGAGTTGGGGTCGCTGCCCAGGGTGCTCTCCTGGATCGCCGCCATCAGCGCGGCGGTGATGGTCTCCGTTGCCGAGCCCCGCTTGCGGCCGACGTTGTAGATGGTCTCTGCGTTGCGCAGCCCGTCAGCGGGGAAGGTCTCCCCGGCGTACGCGCCGTTCAGGACGTTCGACACGCCGCCTGCGCCCGAGCTGCCGCCGATCGAAGAGCCGCCGATGGAGGCCAGCATCTGCCGGACTTGCTTGTCGGCGGCGTCGACCTGGTCGTTGACCTGCTTGGCGAGCTTCTCGACGACCTTGAACCAGTTGTCGGGGATGCGGGCGATGTGGACCTTGTGCTCGGGCCAGCCCACGACCTTCTTCAGGATCGTGAGGATCACGTTGGTCATGCCGCCGTCGCTGATCCCGCTGTCCTTCCGGGCGTCGATGAGGGCCTGGTTGACCATCAGCTGCGATGCTTCGGAGTAGCTGTCCCAGTACCAGTACTGCAGGCGCTTCAGTGAACAGGAGGCGGTCAGGTTGACGACGCGGGGCCACGCGGTCACCAGTGGGACTGAATTCAGGTAGCCGGTGAAGACCTGCACCCACTGCAGCCGCTTCATCTGGACGGCGATCCGATCGTTCGGGGTGAAGATGCGGTCGTACTTCCGTCGGGCGTTCTGCAGGGAGAAGGAGAAGGTCGACACGCCATCGCTTCGCCGGACCAGCGTGCCGGTCACCAGGTCGTCCGAGACGTCCACGATGCCGTTGTGTTCGGTGTGCACGTACACCTTGACGCCAGGGGCGTAGAGAAACTGGGGCATGTGGCGGCCACCTCCACCCCTTCACGGGGCGGAGGTGGTGAAGTGACAGTGCCTTCACTGAAAAGTGTTCCGCGCGGAACACTTTCGACAGGGGAGGGGGCCAGGGCAAAAGTGTTCCGCGCGGAACACTTTTCAGTAGCCGTACCGTATGTTCGGCGGCGTTCCCTCGTTCGGCCCGGGGGTCGGGCTGACCAGATCGCCGATGTCCGAGCCCGTCCCGCCGGACGGGTTGATCACGGTGGTGTACCCGCCCGAGGGTGCGCTGTCGCCCCCGAGCTGGACCCCGGTCGGCCAGAAGTAGCGCATATCGGCGTCCGCAGATGTCCCGAGCACCGCCTGCGAGGGGGTGAAGGTATCGGGGTCCTGGGGTTCGCGAGTGGTCTCGAAGACCACCGACGGGGTCCAGATGATCCCGCCGACCTTGTCCCCCCACTCGATCCCGCGCAGCGGGACTCCCTCTCGGTCGAAGCTGCGTGCAGCGATCAGCACGCGCATGGGGGTGACCAGACCGGCCCGGCCGGGGTCCATGATGAGGTCGGCGTAGCTCTGCATCCAGTCAGAGAAGGCTGTCCGTTCATCGACGCCCACGAGTAGGGGCTGGAGGGTGAACTGGGCGGGGGCGGAGCGGTGCGGGTAGTAGGCCCGCCGGTTTCGGCCGGATGACTCGGCGGCGACCATCACGGCACCATGACTCAGCCCCGCCACGCGCAGCCGGTACTGCCGGGCTGTTCCTCCGGAGCCGTAGGACAGGCTGCAGTTCAGCCCGCGTCGTGAATCCGCCACGCCTTCACCTCACCTTCAGCGTGAACTTCTGTGATCGTCTCGTCCTTCACCTGGCATGGCCTGCGCTTCAGGTCCACTCCCGGTCGTGGTCAGCGGCCTCGGCGGCAGGGGCGTCCTCCTGGAGAGCCGGATCGTACGGGGCGTAGGTCGGTCTGGAGATCCGCTCCCAGTCGGCCTGGCTGAGGTCCGGCCACAAGCCGTTCAGTGTCATCGTGAAACCGGTCATGGGCACCAGCCCAACCAGGTCCGGAGGCAGGGGCTGCGGCATCGAGACGGGGACGTCCGCTCCCCACTGGCTGTCCGTCATCCACTGCCTCCCTTGGTGATGCTGTCGAGGATGCCGCCGTTGAACTCGGACTGCCGCCAGCCGACACCGGCGGAGATTCGCTCGATGTAGCTCGCGATGGCCTGTGCCTGGGCCTCCTGGAAGCCCCCTTGGGACGATCCGGCCTTCACGATGACGTCCGACCCGGCCTGTACGGGGAAGAGCGTCAGCTGGTAGCCATGAGCGAACTTGGCGGTGCGGTGCTCGATGCTCCCGTCGCCGTCGACCTCCTGCACGGCCTTGAGGTACACCTGCCAGCGCCAGCCCCGAGCCGGGTAGGAGAACGTCGCGGGCTCGTGCATGCGGCCGGTGGTCGTGGCATCCCGGGACTGGTACTGCATGATGGCGCGGCACTGGGAGACGAACTTCTCCGCCAGTCGCCACGACACACCGGGGTGATCGCTCTGTCCCGGTGCAGCTCGTCCCTGGCTGCGGTCCTCTCCGAGCTGGCCGACGATGACCAGGTCGGAGAGCGTGGCGCCGGTGATCTGGACCACCCGGCCGCCGACTGTGTCGGTCACCGAGGTGTGGATCTGGAAGCCCCAGTCGATCTGCTCCGGGTTGATCCGGAAGACGATCTGGGGGCCACCGGTGAAGCCGAGGGATGCGAGAGCCATCTCAGCCTCCGGTCGCGGGCATCGACGGGAAGGTGGTGTTCGGGTTGGTCGGCGGGGTCGCGGACGCCGCAGCTCCGTTGGTGCCGCTGGTGTCGAGCAGCATGAGCAGCCGCTTCGCCTCCTGGGTCAGGCCGATCGTGACCCCGCCGCCCGGTGCGGCGTTCTGCTTCTTCCAGTCGTCCAGGGACTGGCCGCTGTCGTCGGTGGCGTTGGCTTCCGCCTTGAAATCACGCAAGGGGTCGATCTTGTCGCCGCCGAGGATGTCCTTGACGGTCTGCCCCCGGCCGTTGCTGTCGAGGATGACGGCGTCGCCCTGGGCCAGCTCGTTCCGGTGGTTGGTGACGGCGTCCTCCAGGGAGACGACTCGCTTCTTCCCCCCGGCGGTGGTCACCACGACCTGGGTCTTCCCGTCGTCCTTGACCTTGCCCAGCAGGGCCTCGACCACGGGGTCCATGTTGCCACCCGTGATCTTGTCCATAGCCCACTTGCGGTACGCCTCGTCGGCGGCCGTGTTCCCCAGGTTGATCGGGAGTACCGCCGTGCTCTGACCAATGGCCGGGTTGTAGTTGTCGTTGCCGCCTCGGTTGATGCCCTCGACCACCTTGTTCTTCTTGCTGGTCTCGGCCTGGTGCTTCTTGTCGGCGTCGCTCAACTCCTGCTTGGCTGCGCCTGCCAGCCCGCCCTGGGACTTGGCCGCGATCTGCCGCACGACCCAGCGGGCGGCATCCAGCGGCTGCTCGGCGCCCTTGGGAAGGACGAGCGTCAGCGCGGCCACCAGGTCGTAGGCCACCGGGTACCAGGTCGTCAGCAGACGGCTGGCGATGTCGTCTACCTCGGCGTCGGACAGTGCCTTCTTGCCGCTGACCTTGAGCTTGTTGGTGATCTCCTTCTCGACCCACTCCTGCACGCCGGGCTTCAACGCGTTCCCCGTGACCAGGCTGTCCAGCTTGCCCTGCGCACTCGCCTGGACGTCTGCGGACGCGAGGTACTGGGAGGGCGTCACTCCGGCGACGGAGGACGCGAGGAGGGTATAGCTGGAGCCGAGCCGGTTGGAGAAGTCCGTGTCCTGGAACGAGCGGCCGAGAGAGGTCTTCAGCTGCTGCTGCAGCCTGGCGGCATCGACCGCCGTGTTGCCGCCCATGCCGTTGGAGGCCGCCGTGCCCACCAGGTTGGTGAACTCCGCGCGTGCCATCTGCGCGTTGATGCCCGCCTTCCCCGCAGAGTCGCTGACGTCCTTCAGGGCGTCGGAGAGCTGCTTGAAGTTCGTGACGGCGGCCTTGCTGACAACCTGAAGCGTCTGGAGTGATTCACCGACGCTCGCGCCGTAGGCCGTCTTGCCGTGGTAGATCATGTTGAGCGCGTCCTGGCGCCCGGGGCCGCCCTCCACCTTCGAGTTGTAGCCGAGCTTGGTCACCCCCTTGAACGCCTGGCGGGCCTCGTCGCTGGAGAACACACCGAGCGTGCTCCACCGGTACGCCTCCTCGTGGAGCCGCTCCCCGAAGCCCGCGAAGTTCGAGCCGCCCTCCACGCTCTGGTAGAACGCATTCTTGTCCCGCTGAGACCTGATCTCAGCCGGGATCTGGCTCCCTACGGCGATTGCGGCACCCGCCACAGCCCCCCACGGGCCGAACCGGGCGGCGAGCAGCGAAGGCGCGTTCTGCTGCACCCACTGCCCGATCCCGGAACCGCCGGACCAGCTACCGCCCACCCCGCCACCGCCACCGCCGCCACCGCCGCCACCGCTTGATGGCGAAGGTGGCGGCGTGTAGGGGTACGGGCCCTGCTGCCCCTGCGCTCCCGGCATCATCCACGGCATGCCGCCGACGACTGTCATGGGATGGCCGCCCACGCCCGGCCACGGCGTGGACGCGGGCCCGGCTGGGGCCGCAGGGGTTTGAGGAGCAGCCGACGCTCCAGCCTGGCCGCGCTGGGGCTGGTTAAGCAGCACCTGGGATGTGAAGCGCTGCGCCTGGGCCTGGAACCACCCAACCGTAGGCAGGAGAGGGGCCTGCGGGATGCGACCACCCATCAGGGCCTGGACCAGCGCCATCGCTCCGCCCGCAGGGCTCGCTGGCGGCCCGCCCGGGGTAGGCCCGTACGTGCCCTGCATGTGCACCAGGGCCTGGAGCGTCTGCTGCATCTGCCGGGTGGCAGCCATCTGAGCCTGGGTGCTGGCGAGCAGTGCCGCGAGCGCAGGCGGCGTGTTCGGAGGCGGTGGAGTCGCCATCAGGTCCACTCCCTGTCGGTCGGGTCATCGGCGAGCACAGGGGCATCAGCAGGGTCGTAGGTGTCCCTCACGGTCACTCGCCGGTTGTTCGACATGGCGGCCTGCATCCGGTCCCAGTCGGAGATGCTGGCGCTCTCGTCCCAGTCCACTCCGCTGTAGTCGAAGTCCACGTCGTCGTCGTTCTCCGGCCGCCACTCCCGGACCTCGTCCGCGAAGACGCGCTCCGGGTCGACGCCTGCGGCCACGAGGGCGCGCTTCAGCGCCTCACGGTCCGCGCGGGCGGCCTTGAGGCCGTCGGCGAAGTTGAGCAGGTCGGCCGCCAGGGCCTGGACGGCGGAGGGCCGACGGACGTTCAGCAGACCCCGGCGCTCGGCTACTCGGAGGCGCCGTTCGAGCCAGGGGTCGAGTCCGTCGGCCCGAAGGCTTTTCCCATGGCCTCGACCACCTGAGCCACCGTGTGCTCCAGCTCCAGGAACTCCTGGAACACCTGGGCGATGGTGAATCCGAACCAGTTCTTCTTCACGTAGTTGAAGCGGGCATGGGCCCACTCCGCGAGCTGGGAGTCCTCTCCGATGGGTGTGGGAAGCTCCTCGCCGTCCACGGACACGGTCGCCAGCGCCGCGATGGCGGTGGTGTAGGCGAGCTGCTCGCCCGCAGTCCCGACGTACGGCTTGACCAGGAGAGCGATGGCGAGCTGTTCGTCAGGGCCGAGGGTGCGGAGCACGAAGGAGTGCCCCAGCCACGTGAAAGTCTTCGTGAGCGCACCGAGGTACAGGAGTCCCTCGAAGGGCTCGGTGTGCCGCTGGTCGAACGTCGGCAGCACGTTGCCGTCGCTGTCCACCAGCGCCCCAGCCGGAGGAACGCGGTCGGGGGCCCCTGGCCGGACGCTCGCCGGGTCGTACGTGCCGTACTCGCCCATCACGCCCCCAGCCGGGTCGAGTGGGTGTAGGCAGCAACGATGGGCTTGGCGACGTCCAGGCCGCCGACGGTGATGGTGTCGCCGTCGGCGATGTCCACGATCGTGCAGTTGTGGTACGTCTTCCCGCGCCAGCGCGACGGGTTGTTCTCGGTGCCTGGCGGCTTGATGATGGTCTGCGCGGTTACAGCATTCGGCGTCGAGGCGAGCCTGTCGAAGATCTCGACGATGTTGTTCGTCCCGCTCATGTCGGCCAGCTGCTCCCAGATCGCCTCGTTCCACAGCTCCTGGATCGTCATCTGCAGCGTGCCCAGGGACAGCACCCGGGAAGTCGCGATCTCCACCGGGGTGCGACTGCCGAGCGGGTGGATCGCCGCGTACGCCTGCCCCTTGTCGCTCCAGGCCCGCTGGCCAGAATCTTCCACGCTGAGCAGGAACGCGATCGGCCTCCCGGCCCACGAGAAGACGCTGTACCCCGATCCGGTGACCCTCGCCTGTGTTGTCGGCATCGCCGCTCCCCTGTTCAGAACCCCTGTCACCTCTTGAGGGGCCGCAGAACAGGGCGAGACAGGGCAGCGGCGCGGTCAGGTCGGAATGCCGGTTCTGCGCAATAGGGATGGCGCGTGGCGGTATCGTCCCAACGGGCACTGCACCAATGCTGGGGCGGTTCGGACCGCACACTTCAGCACGGAGAGAATGAGTGCCCCGCTGCCAACCATGAGGACCCATCTATGACGATCACCCTCCCCGAACCGGCCGCACCACCCGACGAGGAAAGCACCGAAACCCGTGTGATCACGGTCGGTGTTCTCAAGGGGGGAACCGGGAAGTCCCGCCTGGCCATGCTCATCGCCCTCATCCTGGCCGTCGTCTTCCGGCGCCGTGTGGTCGTCTTCGATGCCGACTCGGCCAGCCAGACGTCGATGAAGTGGATGGACAAGGCGAAGCTCCGTGGCTACGCATGGCCCTTCGAGGTCATCCGGCACCCCTTCGAGACCCTGGACCAGGAGATCGACAAGATCCGGGCCAGGGGCGATGTGGATGACATCATCGTGGACGTCGGCGGCGGCAACCTCGCCTCGTTCCTGGCAGCGGTCAGGCGCTCGAACATCCTCCTGGTCCCCCTGTGTCCCGACGAGGGGGACATCGAGCAGGCCCCGCAGACCCGGGAAGCGGCTCTCATGGGCGCCGCACGCAACACCGTCGGCGGCGTGGTCATGTTCTACCTTCTCAACCGGTGCAGCATGACCAGCAACGACCGAGTCAGCGCCCGCAACGTTCTCCTCGACGAGCGCCAGGCTGACGGCCCGTTCCCGCTGTGCGACATCGAGTTGCCGCAGCTGGTTGCCTACCAGCGTTCCTTCGGACGCATCCCGGGGCAGAAGGTGCCCGACGATGCTGAGGACCACATCCGCTGGAAGGACCTGAGCAACTTCGCCCCCCTCCTGATCGAGACTGGTGTGCTCACTGCTCAACAAGCCGTCGATGCCAGTCTGATCACCCACCGCGAGCTGAAGGACGCCAACATCTTGACCCCCGAAGAGCTTGAGGCGGTGACGGTCTGATGGCCAAGGGACAGATGCTGCCCCCTAGCACGGGCGCGCCTCTCGAAGTGACGCCCGAGTTCGTAGAGCAGGAGGCCCGATCGGGCGCGGCCTCCGGCTCCAAGGCCAACGCGAAGCAGCCTGCCAAGGTGGTCAAGGCCAGCACCCCGGAGGAGGCCACCACTCCTCTGCCTGCTGTTGATGCCCCCCCGGCAGAGATCTGCGAGGTGGTCGACAAGGTCATCGCAGAGGCCAACGCCGAACTCGCGGTCAACCAGGCCACGGCCGCCATCATCTGGGTCAACAAGGTCGGCCCCGTGGTGCGGCTCGCCAAGGAGTCCGGCTCGTGGAAAGAGGCCGTCGACCCGGCTACCGACAAGGTCTACAGGAGCTGGATCAAGTGGGGTGACGACCGGGGCATCTCCAAGACCCATCTCTACCGGCTGGTCAAGGAGGTGCCCGTCTCCAAGGCCCTGGAAGGGGTCTACACCGGCCAGCTGACCACCCGCCAGGTCGACTTCCTCTACACCGTCATGCGCAAGCACGGCGGGGAAGCCATGGCGGGGATGTGGCAGAAGGCGGTCGAGTTCGGCGGCCCGACCCTGGCCAACCTGGAGAAGGCCAAGCAGGCCCTCAACCTCTCGACCACCGCGTCCGACGACGAGGATGCCGACGAGCTAGAGGCGAAGAACGGCCGAATGCTGCAGTTGAAGGCAGTCCGGGTGGACTTCGACCCAGACCGCCTTCGCGCCGATGCGGCCCGCGATCCGAAGGCCGCCCGCGAGTACGCCGACCTTCTTGGGACCGTCCGCAACATCGTTCTCGAAGCCATCGGCCAGGACGCGCAGTAAGAACCGTTCCGCGCGGAACGGTTTCCGGCCCGGCCCCCGCCAGTTCGGCAGGGCGGCCGGGCCGATCCATGTCCAAAAGTGTTCCGCGCGGAACGGTTTCCTACTGCTGCTGCTGCGCGGAGGTGTCGCCGGTGGTCAGGTCCACGGACAGGGACACGGTGATGTAGTTGAGCGGCGCAGCGGGCTTGTACTGGAAGGTCGCTGCGATCACCGACGGGTCCGGGGAGAGCTGGCGAACCTGGAGGTTGGCGTAGGCGATGATCGTGCCGTCTGCCACAGCCCGTTCGAGGATTCCGGCGAGGGCGCCCTTGACGTTCATCGTCATGTCGGCGTCGATCGGGGCGCCGATCAGCCCCGAGGAGTCGAGGCCCGTCTGCACCATCTGCAGCAGGGTGTCGCCGATGCGAACCATGCTGATTTCGGAGGTCAGCAGTGCCGACATGTTGGTGGTCACGCCATGGCGAACCATCAGCTGGGAGGTGCGGTTGATCTCGGCGACCGCGACCCCGCTCTTGCTGAGGGTGTTCTTCGCAGCCATCGTCATGGCCTGGGCGACACTGGCAGGCAGGCCACTGAAGGACGACAGGACCGACCGGGTCAGACCTCGGTTGACGGCGTTGCGGGCGAGCTGCCCGGCCATGGCCGCCGCGAGGTAGTAGCCATCCACCTCGGTCGAGGCGTTCACCGCCGCGTTGAAGAGCAGGAGCCGGTTCGGGTAGGCGAGCACGACGCGCTTGGAGGCCGTCTGGATGGCGAGCTGGTCGTGCGTGGAGGCGTTGTCGTAGTTGCGGGGCAGGCCGACGAAGGCGAGGCGGCCGTACCCGGCTGCTGCGGCGTTCTCGCAGTGGTTCTTGATGTCCGTCAGCAGGTTGGCGACGTTCGTTGAGCTGTGGGTGTTGTAGGCCCCGTCGACCCAGAGCGGCACGATCAGTTGGATCAGGTAGTTGGCTTCGAGCTTCGCGTAGGCCGCGCGCAGCTGCTCCCGGAAGTCGATGCCTTCGGCCGGGTTGGTCGGGAGGCAGATCACCGAGGCAGCGCCGTTCTCCAAGGCCACCTTGGCGGCCAGAGTCAGAGGCGACGTCACCTGACTGGCACTCGGGTCCAACGGCGCGGTCGTCAGCATCGGCGCCCCGTACGTCGCCACCACGTCCGCGAAGGACTCGAACTGCTGCGGGGTGTAGTACGACGGCGAGGTGAACTGGTAGGCGATGCGGACGAGGTCCCCGTCCTTCAGGCCGTTGGGGCTCGGCTTGGTCAGGTCGCCGCTGTCCGCGCTCAGTCGTTTGAGCACGGTGACCGCCGTGGACGCACCGTCGGTGCCCGCCAGCGTGGTCAGGGAGTAGTCGACTCCCACGGTGAGGAGGGTGCCGTCGAGCTTGCGCACGACGGGTGCCGGGATGGCAGGCGGTCCGACCACGGCCTGCGTGTAGGCGCCGGTCTGTGCGAGCGCGACGTTGCTCGCGGAGTAGACGGCGAGCACCTCGGAGGCCGTCTGGTAGCCGAGGGCCGGGCCGACGAGTGTGACCGCGTTCGTCGTCACCGAGCGCGGGGCCACCGACGGCGCGGTGACATCGCTTACCGACACCCCAGGCGGCGTGTACGTCGTACCGGAGACATCCACCATGGTCCACCACCCGCGTTGAGGAGTTGCTGCATTCACCCCTTCGCGGAGACGACTGGACGGCAGACAGGATCAGTGCCAGATACCGAAGCCGCCGCCGTTGCTCTCGATGGACATGTCCGGGGTGGCGGTGACCTGGAAGCGGCTCAAGGGGACGAGGGTGTTGGTGGCCGGGTCGGGGATGAACTCGCCCTGGAGGTCGATGGTCAGGGTGCGCTCGTAGACGATCTCGTCCGTCTCCCAGGGGGTACCGGGACTGGCATCGTCCCCGGTCGGCTCCGCCTGGTCCCACTGGACGTTCACCGCGATCAGGTCGTTCGTCTCGAAGGTGCGCCGGAACCGGCCGAGGATCTGGTCCTGGCCGCCGAACGCGGTGACCCGCAGCAGTTGGTCGAAGATGCGGTCGCGCTGGAGCGAGGACAGCGCCACCACGGTGTAGCTCAGCGAGCCGTGGAACCGCCAGCGGGTGTAGGGGGCGACCAGGCCCCCGGTAGTCGGGTGCGTTGTTTCTAGGTGGGCGACGCCCGCCCGCTCGATCTTGTCGGTGTCGGAGTAGTTGATCCAGACGCTGGGGAAGGCTGTCTTGCTGACGGGGTATTCCAGGCTGCACGGCAGATCGCGGAACTCGGGGTCGTCGTACTGGGAGTCGAAGACGACCTTGAACGCTTCCAGCCCGATCGTCTTGATCCGGGTTACGAACATCAGCCCCAGTGCTCCTCGTCGTCCTCGTCGTGAGCCTCGTGCCGTGACGGCTCCTCGCCGACCACGGTGAAGCCGTGCTTGGAGCGGACGTCGTCAGCGAAGTTGCCCCGGCTGTTGCCGTGCTGGTCGTACCTCGGGTCTTCCTCCACTGGCCCCCTCGGGCTGACCTCGTAGACGTGCGGTGTGCCGCCGTACGCTCCGGCGGCGCGCTCGGCGTAGTGCCAGGCGTTCTCCTTGCCGGTGGCGTAGGCGTATCCGGCCTCGTGGGTGAAGCGGCCGAAGTTCCCGTTCGAGCCGTGGTTGGGGTGGACGTGCTCCAGGTCCTCGGCGGTGGTGCCGTGGTAGTAGCGGGGAGCCGAGGTGCCGTCTTCGTCCGAGCGCTGGTCGTGGATGTGCACCGGCACCGGGCCGTGGCCGCTGTCCTTCAGGGCCTGCAGGAGGTGCTCGTGGTGAACGTCATGGTAGGCCGGGTCGGTCGGGTGCGAGCCCGGCCCGGTGTTGTAGAGGTTCTCCCCGTGGTCGGTGACGTTCAGGTTCACCTGGCCGTGGCGCTCGGGGCTGTACCCGTGCTGGCGGATGGAGTTGGCCAGACTGCGGACGTTCTCGCTGGCCTGCCCACCCCAGACGTCGTGGTGGGACAGGCCGCCGTCGCCCGCACCGCTGTGCGGGTAGTAGCCGCCTTCGAGGTCGTTCGGGTGGATTTCGTCGGTCCCCTCCCACGGCTGCCACCCGGCAGTCCGGCTCAGCTGCGCGGCGTTCTTCCACAGCAGGCTCATTTGAAGTCCTCTCCGTGCAGGCGGACGAAGTTCCGCCAGCCTCTGTCACCGACATAGACCCGCTGGGCCACGAGGCCGCAGCGCTGGGCTGCGGCGGTCATCGACGTGTTCAGGAACGAACGAGGGTGGAGCCCGGGGTGCCGCCACCGGACGCCGACGTTACCGGGAGCGATGGCACCGGGGCGGCGGCCTGGAGTGGTCCACGGCTGGGCGGCCTCCCGCCTGGAGATCCGGCCTGGGGCTCCGGGGTACGACATGGGCTTGTCCGAGACCAGGATGCGCTGACCGGTCTTCCGGTCGACCCGGTACGTCTTGCGTCGGGCACCGATCGGTGCGGCCCGCCTGAAGATCAGGACCTGGACTTTGCCGCTGGCCGTGGTGCGGGTCTTGGCCTTCGGGTTCTTCTCCCGTTCCATGCCCGTGGGGTCGTCGATCCACATCGGGATGGTCTTGCCCGCCAGGCTGCGCATGGTGAAGGCCCGGGTGCCGTGGTCCTGGTACCAGACGTAGTCGTCGGCCCACTGCACGCCGAAGTAGCCCCGGCCGTAGAGAGGCTGGACCCTTCGGGCGGCTGCCCCGCTCAGCTTAGGCATCTTGCGTCGTACGTCGCGCACAGCGATCAGCGCGGCCTGGCGGGCTGGTCCCGGTGCCAGCCCCTTCTCCACCATGATCATCCTGTCCGGGTGTGCGGACAGGTGGACCTCCGGGACCTCGACCTGAGGCACTACAGCTCCTGCTGCGACTTCGCAGCAGGCAGCGGAAGCTCAGGGGTGCTGTCTGCAGGGATGAGCCCATGGTGCTGTGCGATCAGGTGCACGAGTTCGTTGGTGCGCTCGTCCACCGCATAGTCATGCTCTGCGCGGAGTCTGTCGTGCCTGCTCTGCCGGTTCTGGGAGAGCAGCAGGATTGGTCCGGTGAATCCGGCCTGGAAGGAGTAGACCAGGTTCAGCAGGACGTACGGGTAGGAGTCCCAGGCATGTATCCAGCCGTGCGAGCTGTTGAGGACGATCCATGCCATCGTGAAGGCGGCTTGCCCGAGGATGAAGGTCCAGGTGCCCATGCTGTTGGCGACGCCGTCGGCAAGCCGGTCGCCGAGCTTGCGATCTTCATGGACAGCGATGTTGGCGGGGTGCCGGTGCAGGGCGAACAAGCTCAGTTCCTCTCACGGAGCGGTATCAGGGGCCCCCGCAGAACCTCGACGTCGCCGAAGGACTGAGGGGTGGGCCCGGTGCGGCTCAATATCGAGACCAGGGCGGTGGTGTTCGGTGGGATGAGGTAGGCGACCGAGTCCTGGTCCTCCGCCGCTGCGCGGGCGAGGTTGTAGGAGATCGCCGCATCACGCTGGTAGGGCGTTCCCATGCCGGTGCGGACGGTCGTCCTGGCAGGAACGCGCAGTTGGAGGCGCTCGCCGGTAGCGCGCATGCAGAAGTCGCCGGAGTGAGCGCGGAAGTCACTCGTGGTCTCCAGGTTGACTTCCTGGGGAGCGACGACCCCCCGGGCGGTGAAGCTCTGAGAGTCGTCACCGTCGGTGAAGATGGCAGGCCGAACGATCAGGGCCCGGTAGCCGCCCTCGAACCGCGTGCCGTAGCAGCTCGGGCATTTGTTGCGTTCCGGCTGGCCGTAGGCGGCCGAGACCCGGCTGGTGGAGCACACCGGACACAGGCCGACGTCACCAGCCTCGTGGTCCTGGGCGGTCCAGAGCAGAACGAACAGCGCGTACTCACCGAGGGCATAAAGCGCCTGGGTGTGGGCAGCGCGCTCCTGCTCCACCTCCCAGTCCTGGACTCGGCGAGTGTAGGTCCCGATGGGGTGGATGTTGACCATCAGGACTCCGGGGTACCAGCGACTGACGCAAGCACCGCAGCACGGGTTTCCTGCGGCACGGTGGCGCCCACCTTGGCCCCGGCCAGCGTGATGTTGCTGGCCGGGGCCACGCTGCTGCAGATCCAGCGTCTTGCCAGGATGGTCACGCTGTACGCCACCGGCGGCCTCCTAGGCAGAAGAGCAGAACCTGAGACAGGCAGATGCGGAGATAAGCAACTAGCTAGAAGGCTTGCTGGCCCGGCTGGTCGACGGTGTGGGTATCGGCCGGGGCTTCGGCCGGGACCGGCGGGAGCGCCGGGGTGTGGGTGTCAGCCGGGGCTTCGGCCGGGACCGGCGGGAGCGCCGGTGCCGAGCCCGTTCCGCTGCCGGGGGCGGGCGTGGGAGCGGGCGGCGCGGTCTCCAGCCCGGCGGTCACCCGCAGCTCCTTGAGGGGCTTCTTGATCGCCGCCACGAGGTCCGGCACCGACGCGGCGACCTCGGCCTGGCTGGGCACGTCCGGCTGAACGGTGTGGGTGGCGACGACGGGCAGCTTCTCCTGGAAGGTCCGCGTCTGGACGCGCGTCTGCAGCGAGACCCCGTCAGCTGCGACCTCCACGTTGGCTACAACGATCAGGTTCGTCACCCAGGGCTCGTCCCCCCACACCTTGGCGATCTCGGTACCCAGCCACGTCTCGATGAGGCGTCCGGCCTCGACACGGTCCAACACGGTCAGCATCTTGTTCCCCTTCTCCGGCCTGGGACAGTCAACGGACTCGTCCACCCCTTGAGCACCGCAGCACGGTCCGGGACAGGATCAGTAGAAGCGGGTGGAGAAGCGCGGCCTCGCAGCCGCCGACAGCGGGAACCGCGTCGGTCCGAACCGGCCGTACACCCCTCCGCTCGCCAGAACCCGGGGCCTGCCCAGCCCCATGTTCGCGATCTTGAAGGTCTGGAGTTGGCTAGTAAGGACCGGCTCTTCGCCTGCCAGGATGTTCTGCCACCGGTCCATGTAGTCCCGCCGGTCGAACCGAGAGACGCCGGAGCCGGAGGAGAACTCGGGCTGCTCGACGTAGGAGCGCACCAGGTGGCGCAGGCACTCCACATACAAGGCCGACTCCAGCAGCGATCCCCACTGGGTGACCGGGAAGCCCGCTCCGCCGTCACCGTCGATCGTGTAGGTCTGGTACGGCTGCGCCGTGGTGTTGAGCTTCCCCACCGCGATGCGCAGCAGCTGTGCCACGCGGTTGCGGCCCCAGTTGGCCTGGACGTACGCCTGCAGGTGCGGACCGCCCACCTCGAAGTCGTAGAGGTCGACAAAGCGGATCATGACGCCCTCGACGATGGCCTTCATCGGATCGGCCAGCTTGTCGTAGTCCGGCGCGGAGGAGCCCACCTCGACGTCCAGGCGGTAGCTGTCGGGAGTGCCCGCCACCGTGTAGGTCCACAGCAGGTAGTAGTACCCGGGGGCGGCGGTCTCCGCGCTCGTCAGACGCACGGTGTACTCGCCGGGCCCACCGTGGTCAGCGGCCCGGGAGAAGACCTGGGCATTGGTCGTATCGTCGTGGGCCAGAACGACCGTCACTGGACCGTCTGCGTCACCAGGTTGGCCATCGCGGTGCACCAGGAGGCCGAAGGTCCCGGCGCCGTAGCGGGAGACGTAGGCGCGGTCGAGCATCAGCTGTCCGTGTAGTTCGTCAGGATGCAGGCAGCCCGCACCGTGGGGAGCATGATCTGGCCGATCGGGGTCAGGTTGCCCGCGTGGACGCGCAGGCCGTACGTGGCTGTGCCGGGTACGACGTTGGCCGCGCCGATCGCCGCGCTGATCTCGCTGCGGTAGTACCCGGCGCCCCAGGGCGAGGTGTTGGGCATCACCTGCCAGTTCGTGCCCCCGCCGACGATGCAGTCGTTGCCGTTCACCTGAGGTGCGACCTCGTAAGTCATCGCCATGTCGCTGTAGCAGGCGACCTCGGTGGTGACGATTATGAAGAGTGTGCCAGGCCGGTTGATCTGGATGCTGCCGACGACGAAGGAGCCGCCAGCACCGCCGACGAAGGTCGTCCAGGGGCGCAGCCAGCCGATGAACAGCGGGGGCGCGGTCAGCGGCTCGCGCCACGAGGAGCCGTTCCAGATCAGCTCCCTGCGGGTGTCGCTCTCGATGATCTTCATCCCGGCCTGCGCAGCGCCCCAGCTCGGCCGGGTGCTGGAGGTGCAGATGTACGCGCCGGGGTAGGAGTCGATCTTCCTGAAGTTGTCGTTGAAGTCCGACCGGAGGAAGGGATCGCTCCCGTCCCAGGTCTTCAGGCCCGTACGTGGTGTGCTCGCCGACATGGCGCTCCTCCTCGTCCTCCGCTACCACCCCTTCCGGGGCGCTGAGGGAGTCTGGACAGCACGGCGCCCCTCCCCCGGCCGGGGGAGGGGCGCCGTGGCGCAAGGGCTTCACGCCACGGTGTAGGAGGCGGACGGGGCGCTGAGCGCGTTCTGCAGCGCGCCGATCGCCTTGACGGTGAAGGTCACCTGGGCCGCCACCGTCAGGCCGGGTACGTTGGCCGAGACGACGGCACTGCCCACGTGGATGGTCTGCCCGGAGGACGCGGTGACGTCGTACCCGCCTGCCGGAGCCGGGGTGGAGGGGGCCCAGGACACTGTGGCCGTGCCCGCAGTCCCCTGGGGCGCGACGGTCGGCTGGCCCGGCAGAGTCGGCGCGCCCCACGATCCGGGGACAACCGTGCCGTCCTGACGGTAGATCGGGTTCACGGCGTTGGCCGCTGTCAGCCCCCCCGCTGCCACTTCGTCGGAGTTGGTCGCCACCGCCCCGGACGCGGACCACGGCGACCACGGGCCCGTACCGTTGCGGTTCTCCGCCCGTGCCCGGAAGAGGTAGCCCCGGCCGCCGACGACCTGGGTGAACCGAAGGGCCGTGGCGTTCCGACCGGCGTCAGCGTGGCCCCCGGTGTCGCTCTCGATCTCGTACCGCAGTACCGGGGCGTCGGCCGCTGGGTCTGCGACGGCCACCCACGTCACCACGATCGCCCGGTCCGCCCCTGCGAGGGTGGGGGCGGCCGGGGCCGCCGGGACCAGAACCGATCCCTTCGGCACGGCGCCGATCGACAGCGTCTCCACCGTCCCCGTCACCGGTGGGGCGTTCGGGTCCGGGCGCGTCGCGCCCTGGCCGTCCGTGGTCTTCAGATCCGTCCGGGTCGTGTCCAGCACGGACCCGGGCACCCCGGCAGCGTTCGGCTTCTGGTACTTCTGCTGGACGTCCACCACGGTTCCCAGCGTGGTCTCCCGCTGACCCGTCACAGCGGTGCTGGAGGGCTTCCAGCCGCCAGGCGCAGCTGCGACCCTCGCCACCCCGGTGGTGTCGACGAAGGACGCGGGGACAGGGCCCGTGGGGGCCTGCCCACGGGTACCGATCGCCCCGTCGGTTTCGACCACGGCCCCGGACGTGTCCGCCGTGGTCACCCGGGGACCGGTCTTGCCCGCGACGCCCTCGGTGTCGAGCGTGCTGGTCACATCACCGCTTGCCACCCCTTACTCCTCACCCTGAGCGCCGCGACGGCGAGTCCGCTTGGCCGGTGTCGCGGGGGCCTCGGCCTCGGCAGCCATCGGCGCCTCGGACTCCTCCTCAACGGTCTCCGGGACCTCCGGGTCGGATTCCGGGCCGTCCTGCTCCACAGCTTCCGGGTTGCCGCCCTCGGAGTCGCCGTTCTCCACGGGATCGAGGGCGCCCTCCAGGAGGGGCTCCGGCACGGCATCGGGCAGCTGTACCGGACCTGAGAACGCGGTGGACACGGCGGTCAGATCACCGTGCTCCCCCGCTCCCACGCCGCTCGTGTCGAGCGTGCCGCTGACCAGAAGCATCTGCTCGTAGTTGCTCACGGACTACTCCTTGACCAGCGGGCGGATGATGACCGGGATGCTCTGGACGACCGGCTTGCCCTCCTCGTCGAAGACCACTCGCTGCGCCGTCAGCTCGGCGTTGGCCTTCTTCGGGTTCCCCTGGCACACGAGGACGCGGGCGAGCGGGTCGGCCGGGTCCAGGTCGTCCGCGATGAGCAGGCCCTTGCGGACGGCGGCGGTCGTGGCCGGGAGGCTCGCGATCTCCCGGGTGACCCAGTGCTGGTCGCCGCCGTTCTCGTCCCCGGCGCCCTCGAAGCGAAGGAAGAAGTCGGGCCGCTCGGGGTTGGGGGTGAGCACGGTGACCCCGGAGCTGGGGTTGCGGAGCTGGATCTGCTGCTGGACGAACGACATCTCGGTCCTCCCAGGTGGTTGTGTCGGTCACCCCTTGCGTGCGGCTGGGTCGGGGAAGACAGCAGCGGGCCCCCTGGTGGGAGGTACCAGGGGGCCCGCTATCGGAGGGTTTCCGGCCTTAGTGGCCCGCTCGGGGCCCCACCACAAAGCCCTTTTCCATTCCTCGGATAAATGGGAGCGGATAAGGCCAGATTCCGTGGCTCATTTACTACTGCTTTACCACCTGGGCCAGGCCGCGCGGGTTCAGGATGGCGAAGCTAACCATCTCGTCGAAAACCCAGCCCTTCCAGAAGGACTCGACCTTGTGGTTTTCCTCGACGTCCAGGGAGTAGAGGACGGGGAAAACCCCCAGGAAGTTCGGCTCGGGGGTGAGGAACATCTTTCCCTGGGGAATGACGATGCTCCGCTGGATCTGGAACTCGCCGAAGGAGGTAATGGTCTCCCCGGCCACCACACGGTCCTTGAAAGCCCAGCCCGTTTGGTTGATGTCCCACCGGTACATGTCCCGGAAGTCCATCGGGTTGATGAGAATTCGGGAGGACTGCAGCTCGTGCATGTCGGTCATGGAGACCGCGCTGTAGAAGCTGCCCGGGGTGAGGTAGCCGGATGCCTCGGTGATCGTGTGGTTGGGGGTAACCACGTGGTCAGCGCGACCGGCGTAGTCCGTGATGGCGGCCTGGAGGATCGCGATCAGGCGCGAATCCTCCTGCTTGAGAATTGCCTGCTTGGTTTCGTCCTGCGCCTGCTCGACGACGTTGATTCGCAAGTAGAAAAGGTCTTCCTTGCGAATTGCCGGGCGGGCGGCAATTCGGAAGAACTTCACGTCGACGCGCTTGCCCTCGAAGGGCGTGATCTTGACTTCGCCCTCGGTCCCGGACATCAGGTAAGCCTGGCCGAGATCATCCCAGACGTCATACTGGACCGGCGTCCCGGGCGTCACCGGGTCCTCCATGAGGACATTCCTGGTGATTCCCTGGTAGCGCAGCTTGAGCTGAATCGGGCCGATCATGCCGACACCGAGACGCTTGATGCCGTTGTTTTCGTCCTGAACCACCAGAGCGAGGCGCTTTACCTTCGCTTCATGGGTGATCGGCGCGGCACCGGCCTTCTGGCTGTTCTCCAGCATCTCGGCGACGTAGGAATCCGAACGCCGGGAGGTGGAGCCCTTCTTGTGCAGCGGGCCACCGCTGAGCACGGAAGTGGACATGTTTTTGTGAATTCCTTTCCGCTTGCTCGCGCGGTTAGCGCAGGCCGCCGATGGTGATCTTCGAGGGGCTGTTGACCTTCAGCAGGCGCGCGATCGGCAGCGCCGAGGCACCGGCGGTTCCGGCGGGCACGAGCTTGCCCCGGGTGGCACCGGTGGTCTGGGCGTAGATGAGCTTCTCCGTGCCGTCACCGACCTCGGTCCAGGTGCCGAGGGAGTCGTCGAACGCGGGGCTGAGGACCTCGAACTCGGCGTCCGGCGCCAGCACCCACACCGCCATGGCGTTGAGGCCCACTTCGAGCAGCTCGTCGATGCCGTCCCCGCCGATGTAGTGGCCGATGAAGCCGTACGGAGCACCGGTGGCGTTGATGAGGGTGGCCTGCTCACCGACCGTCTTCATGGCGACCATGCCGGGCCAGATCGGCACGCTGCGGTCCCACGCGGGGTCCAGGAACATGGTCTTGGGGGTGCTCTGCGTGAAGCCGTAGAGCTGGCGAAACGTCCGCTTCAGGTGGGCCGTGGCGAGACGAGTCCTGATCATCCTGGGGAGTCCTCTCCTTATGACTCGGACATGTACGGCTCCCCGGGTGGCCGGTGGGCCTGGTGGAGTGGAAGAAGCCGTTCCTCACCCCTTGCGAGAGCCGCAGAGCCCGCAGACAGGGACCAGGGCCACGGAATTTCCCCACGAACGGACGGAGGCCCCCAGCACCTGCTCGCCGGGGGCCTCGTGCGCGGATCAGAGCCCGGCGAGATCCGAGGCGGACAGGAAGAGCATCGAGTCGTCGACGGACGACCCCTCCGGGCTCAGCGGCATCGGCGCGGACGCCATCGACGGGGCCGTGCGGGTGCTCGCGGAGCGGCGCGGCACCGCCTCGGGGCTCGGCACCCGGGACGCCGCCTTCACCACACCGTCGAGGGTCCGGATCTCGTGCTCGATCACCTCACCGGTCATCCCGGTGTCCGACTGGATCGACGCCGCCAGCGAGATGTCGTCGCCCGACGCGAGGCCAGCGTTGATGCGCAGCCGGGCCAGACGCAGCGACGCCGCGAACCGGCCCTCCAGCGCGGCGTGGCGCGCCCCCTGGCCCATCTCCCCGTCGCTCGGCGGCGCGGAGTTGGAGCGGTTCTCGGAGATCGTCCAGGGGAACGCCACCTCCGGCTGCATCGGGTCACCGACCCGCACATCCGTCTCGATCCGGGTCTGCTCCGGGCTCAGCTCCCCGGGCTGGGTGCCCACGGTCGGAGCGGTGACGTCGACCAGGTTGGTGTACGGCTGGGTCGGCAGCGTGCCACCGGGGTTGATCGCCACGTCGGTGGCCGCTGCCGGAACGCCGCTGGTCGACCCCGGCGTCTGCCCCGGAGAGCGGACGTCGTCGTAGGTGGCCGGGGTGACCGCCTGCTCGGTGGTCTCCGTGGCGGCCTGCGACGCCGGGTCTGGCCAGGGCTGCGCCGGGTTGTTCACGTCGGCCACCTTGGCGATCTCGTCGGTGATGCCCGCGAGCCGGGCGATCATCGCGATCTGCTGCCTCTGCGCGGCCAGTTCACGGGCCTGGGCCTGGATCACGGCGCCCTGCTGGCCTACCGTGGCGCGCAGCTGGTCCAGGACCGTCTGCTGCGCCGCGACAGCGGTCATGAGCGGTCGGCTCATAGCTACTGGGTCTCCTTCGCTGTGCGGACCGCTCCCGGCGTCTGCCGTAGCGGTGGTGCCTCGCCCCTTCATCGCCGGACGGGCATCGCGACAGGAGGCGGGACCGAGTCGGCCCCCTGCAGTTCGGCCGGGGTGAGCAGCTGGGCCTGGCCGCAGTTGGGGCAGACGTCGCCCGCCACGGTGCCGTCAGCCGCCGCCATCGGATCGCCCATGTTCTGGCTGGTCGGCAGCGTGGCTGCCGCCTGGAACCCGCAGCTCGGGCACATCAGGTCCGGCACCGAGTCCCCCGGAGTGCCGGGCATCGCCATCTCGGCCTCCGCCCGGTCCTCTTCAGGGGGCAGCACGTCCGGGCCCTCGGGCTCCTCCGGCCGGTCCGGCATGTCCGGACCCGGGGTGAAGGGATCACCGGTGTGGTCCTGCGCCCTCCACGGAAGCACCCGGGGCGTTGCCTGCCCCCCGGCCTCGGGCGGGATGACCTCGCCGTCCAGGCCGATCTCGTCGGGCTGGACGATGCCATCGCCGTTCCCGTCGACCGCTGTCGGGGCGCCGTTGAGCTGCGTTCCATCCAGGGCCTGGCCCGAGGGCAGTACCTGGCCGTCCGGCCCGATCATCGAGGGGTCGACGGCCTGTCCGCCGGTCGGATCGGCGAGCGGGTCGCGCGGGTCCAGCGTGCCGTCGCCGTCCGGGCCGCCGACCGGGGTGAGCGTGCCGTCGTCGTCGACCATGCTGGGGTCGACGACCTGCTTGCGGAGGTCGAGCTGCTTGGCCATGTCGAGGTCGGGATCGCGGAACTGCTGCGGCGGGCTGATGAACCCACAGATGCGGCACATCTCCCCGTCGTAGGTGACGGAGTCGCCGCACACCGGGCAGGAGTCCTCCCGCAAGGTGTCCACGTCAGCCGGGGCCTTCGTCTCGCCGTACGCCAGGTGCTGTCGGGCAGTGTGGGAGTTGTCCTCGGCCTTGAGCTGCGGAACGTGCTCGCTCGACAGCCCGCGCCACTTCTCCCGCTGGTTGCGCATGTTGGTCTGGCGGCCCTTGCCGCCCGGCGAGGATGCGTCCTCATCGGCGTTCAGGCGCTGGCGCACAAGCCAGGTGGTGGCCTGCACCTCGTGCGGGGCGACGGTGCGCCCCTCGGAGCCGGAGATCTGCGCGGCGGCCGTGCGGTACTGCTGGGCGGCGTGCTCGTAGTAGTGCCGGGAGCCGCTCGGGAACTCGCCGCCCTCCTCTGAGCCGACCCGGCGTCCGGCCGCCACGGAGAGCGCGTGCCGGTCGACGACCACCCGGTGCGAGTGGGCGGGCGGCGTGCCGCTGGCCTTCTCCTCGTCGGTCTGGGGCTCGTAGCCGCCGTGCTCGATCAGGTGGGCGAAGTCCTGCGTCTTCGGGCCCTTGAGGGCCTTCTGGTGGTGCTCGCCGTCCATGATCTTTTGGGCAGCGTTGGCGTGCGAGCCCATGATCATCAGGCCCTCGCCCTTGCCGAGGGCCCGCTGCTCGACGAAGGACCTCGCGGCGTTGTGCATGTTCGCCCACCAGTTCTGCTGGGGCGAGTACGCGGAGAGGACGCCCGCGCCCTTGTGGGCGGCCTCGGCGTCGTCGGTGATGTCGGGGTTCAGCTTGGCGATGGCCTTGGCCACGTGGTGCGCGTCGGGGTACCACCGGGCGCCCTGGGTCTTCTCCTCGTCGGTGGCCTGGTTCCAGTGGTCGACGATGTGGCTGTGGTGCAGCGGCACCTTCTTGTAGAAGGGGTGGTCCGCCGGGTTCTGGAACTGCGGGGCGGCGGCCTCGGCCTGGAGGCCCGCCGCCTTGCCCAGACCGGAGGCGTCGACCCCGAGGAAGTGCGCGGTCGGGTCGGCGGGCGGCTCGACCAAGAGGGAGTTCTCGAAGAAGCCCAGCCCGAAGCAGACCTCGCGGATCAGCTCTCCGACCCGCTGCCCGGAAGCGGTGTGCCGGTAGATCCGCTGGCCCTTGGAGCGAGGGATGTGCTGGCAGTACTCGGCCGGGGTGGTGGCGCGGTTGCCGCACGCGCTGCAGACCGAGTAGGCGACGTCGCAGCCCATCGAGGTGCGGTCGACGTCGCCGTCCAGGATGGCCTTGGCCAGCTTGGGGAACCTGCGTGCGTCGACTTCCATAAGAACTTCACACCAGGTGTCCGGTGTGCCGTCGGGGTTGCGGTCCTCGTGGAGCGCCGCGTCGATGACCACCCCTCGGGCTCGGCGGTGGTCGCTGTTCTCGTGGTTGACGAATACCGGCTTGCCGACGAATGTCTTATAAGCGGCCTTGATCTCTTCTGCGGGGAATTCGTCGAAGTTGTCGTTGCATCGCGAGCTGATGGCCCGGGACCGGACGTAGAGGTATCCCGGGCGTGCTGTGTACTCGAACGTGTGACGGTGGGCCTGCTTCGGCAGGCGCGCAGTGCCGTCGAGCTGGGCCGCGAGGATCGTGGCAGCGGCGTACTTCCGCACGGTGATGGGCCTCCCGGGCTTGTCGGGGTCTCGCCCCTTCCGGTCCTGGGAGGCCGTGCAGACAGCGTCCGGCAATTTTTAACCCGCGAGATGGCGCGTACACGGGGAGTTCTGCCTTAACCTCTGTATGAGCCAGCCTTAATCCATCTCGCGGTAGAGTGTCTTTTGCGACATGTGTACTGCCGTGCCGCCAACGCGATCTGATGCACTGTCAGCTTCTGCGAGAGATAGCCCGCGCCGGTCTGCGGGTAGTTGAAATAGGAAGGACCCCGGTCGACCACCCGGGCAAGGGAATTGAGGTCGACCGGGGTCCAGGGGCTCCGGAGTTAGCGGGGTGGGTAGTGGCAGGTCTACCCGAGGCCCCCCGGAGTCGGGTCGCCCGACGGCTCGGCAGTCGTCGACGGGCTGGGAGGGGTGGTCTTGGTGTAGGTCGGCTGGGACGTCGATCCGAGGAGCACCGAGAAGGCGGGCCACCGGCTCTCCAGCAGGTGGACCAGGGTGTAGTAGGCCGCGATGACCACGCCGGTCAGACCGGTGATCAGGGCGGCCTTGGAAGTCGAGTCCACGTTCACGCCGATGTCCGCGAGGGCGGTGACGGCAGAGCCGACTGCCACGGGCACGTAGGTACGGATGAGGGCCTGGGGCTGGGGCATGCGCTCTCCTGGAAGAGGGGTGATCTCACCCCTTCCGAGGGCCAGCCCGCCTTGGGACAGGAGCTGAGCGGTGAACCATTTTTGGCCACCACCGCGCGGAGACGCCACCGCGATCGACACCGCGCCCCCACCCCCCTGTCACAGTTCGCCCGGATGCCGATCATCGTAGGCTTATGCATACAGAGCGTGTCAAGGTCACTTTCACGGAAGTTGGCTGGACGGTCTCTCGTGAAACTGGCTTGACTGTGTAGCATCTGGCCCCAGTTGCGTACCACTCGTGCGGCGAGACCTCCATGTCGCGTCCCTCGGACCCGGAAAGGCCCAGGTGGCAAGGTGTCAGGAAGTCTGGCAGGCCGACTGGAACGACTGTTTGACCTCAAGCGCAAGACTGACGGCACGCGTTGGCCGTACTCCGAGGTGGCTGAACAGATCAACCAGCGTCATCACTGTGCGTTGATGACCGAACTCGCCGCAACGCTTAAATCCGAGGGAAGAAGCGCTGAGGAGATTGCGGAGGCTGTCGCCCAGCAGGCCGTCAAGTCGGTCATCACGGGACAGTACATCGGGCAGCTCGTCAGCGGCGCCGCCGACAACCCGACCAGAATCCGGATGCAGTGCCTCGCCGAGTTCTTTGACATGGACCCATCCTTCTTCTTTGACGGGGAGAAGGCGGCGATGATGGACCGGGAGTTGGAGATGCTCCAGCTCCTGAAGAACCCGCACGTCCGAACGCTCGCGCGCGCCGCCGACAGGCTCGACAAGTCGGGACTGGCGGCGGTGCTCGCCATCATGGGCCACATGAAGGTCGCCCCCCAAGTGTCCGTCCCCGATGAAGACGATCAAGCTCGCCCCGACGGTTCCTGACGTCAGTCATATGCCATACGCTGAGGCGGCCCCGGAACTGACCGGATTTCGGGGGCGAAATTAGGACGGAATCGGGCGAATATGCATGGAGTCAGTCGCAGGGTACGTAAACGATGGAATGAGACGCTCCGGACACTCGTCGTTGACGAGCCATTTACCACGGAGTCGCTTCGCGCTGCCGTGGAGAGCCACCGTGGCCGTCCGCTGGAGATCGTCCAAGGAGACTTCCGCTCGCTCGGGGACACCCCGTGCGGGCTCTGGGTGAAGAGCTGCGACCGGGACCTGATCCTCATCGACAGCAGTGTCACCGGACCCCAGTACGACCAGACCGTGGGCCACGAGATCGGCCACATCCTCATGGGCCACGAGCCGCTCTCCCCGGCCATGCTCGTCTCCGAGATGGCACAGCTGGTCGACATGTTCCAGATCCTGCCGCCCAGCCTCGTCCGCGACGCCCTCAGCGGCGTCGCCCTCGGGCGCACCACCTACGAGGACCACAAGGAGCGCGAGGCCGAAGGGTTCGGCACCCTCGTGGCCCTCCACATCAAGCGCGAGGCCATGCGCCACGCTGACGCCCAGGCGGATGAGGTCCTCTCCGGCCTGCGCGACTCCCTCGGCTTCCGCTAGCCCCAGGAACCCCACATGATCATCTGGCTCTTCGTCATCCTGCCGCTGTGGGTCGTGGTGATCGCCCGGACCCCGGTGGCGATCCGGCAGCGAAGATCACGGCCCCTCTACGGAAGCTTCCTCTCCCTCTCGATCTCACTGACCGCCATACGACCCCAGGTCGTCGACCTGCTGTACCGCTGGACCCACATCGCGGGCCTCGCCGACCTGATCAAGCAGGTCAGCGGCATGGTGGCGATGGCCTTCATCCTCAGCTGGGTCGTCTCGGTGACACCGCCGCCCAGGCCAGGCCAGGCCAACCGCCTCTACTTCCGCATCGCACGAGGCCGGACCCGCCACGTCGTCACCACCATCTGCGTCTCCCTCGCCGTCGGCCTGTTCCCCTTCATGGACACCGCCGACCGGGCGCTGCCGGACAGCCCCGACCTCGCGCTCACCCAGATCGGCCACCCGCTTGGCGCGGTCAGCATGCAGACCTTCCAGATCTACCTGTGCTTCAGCATGATCAGCTGCGCACTGATGTGCTGGGACGCCTGGCACCGGGACCGCCGGAGCATCCTCGGCCTGAGCATGTGGTGCGTCGCCTTCGGCTGTGCCGCCGGGTTCTGCTACGGCTTCCTCCGCCTGACCTACCTGGTCGGCATCATGGCCGGAGCCAGCCTCCCCAGCTGGGTGCTCTACGTGGGCACCAACGGCTTCGTACTACTCTCGGTCGGCTTCATCCTTGTTGGCACGTCCCTGCCGGTCCTTGAACGGATCAAGACCGAGCTGTCGTACCGCTCCTCGCTGATCAAGCTCCGGGCACTGTGGGACGAGGTCACCAGCGCGGTGCCAGCCGTGGTCTACTGCGGTCCCCGCAAGACCACCCGGCTCAACGACCGCTTGAACCTCCGCCACCTCGACGAGCGGCTCCACCGCCGGATCGTCGAGATCGAGGACGGCGCGATGGCCCTGCAGACCTGGTGCTCGGCCTCCCTCGGCCACGCCGTCCGCGAGGCCGCCTCCGGTGCGGACCTGCTGTTCGCCCAGGCCCTCATCATCCGGATCGCGGCGAACCGCAAGCGCCAGGGCAGCCCGGCCGCCGAGGTCCAGGACACCGAACCCCTCCTGCCCACCTCGCCGAGCCCCAGGGTCCGCCTCGCCTACCTCGAACAGCTCTCCTGGGCGATCGAGCCCCGCCCCGAGATGCCCGACGAAGAGCAGATCAACCAGCTGCTCCCCAACCTCGACACCGAGTTCCTCAACCAGATCCGCTTCTCCCTCGGCCTGCGGACACGCCAGGAGACCCAATGACCGCCACAGCCGCCCCCGCCCGCCCGCAGAACAACGACGGCACCAGAGCCCGACGTTGGGCACAGATGATCACCGACGGGATGGAGCCCAAGAACATCATCACCGCCGTCTGCGCGATCATCGGGTCCGGCCGCTTCGGCCTGCCCGGACTCGGCTGGGCGGCGATCTGTGTCGTCTTCGCTGCCGTACTGCCCGTCCTCTTCATCCACCGGGTGGTCAAGCGCGAAGGCGGAGGCTGGGCGCAGCGCCACCTGACCGAGGTCCAGCTGCGGATCGTCGTCATCCCGATCATCCTGCTGATGGTGACAGCGGGACTCCTTCTCCTGGTCGCCCTGCACGCCCCGAAGGCGATCATCGCGATGCAGGCCGCCATGCTGGCCACCCTCGGAGCCGTCTACCTGATCACCGTGTGGTGGACCTGGAAGATCAGCGGGCACACCTCGGTCTACGCGGGGGCCGTGGCGATGGCCGCTGTGGAACTCGGCCCCTGGTGGTGGCTGGCGCTTCCCCTCGTGGTCATCATCGCCTGGGCCCGGGTCACGCTGCGCGAGCACACCCTGGCCCAGACCGTTGCCGGTGCCGCGCTCGGGGTCACCGTCGCCGGGACGGTCTTCGCCCTGCTGAACTAGGGCCGCGACATCAGCATGGGCTGCGCCCCGGGAGCGAATCGCCCCGGGGCGCAGCCGTGTCCTCAGATCTTCGTCGCACACTCCGGGCCGATCAGGCGGTCGAGCGACTCCGGCGTGGTCAGCGGGAGCCCGCACCGCCAGCAGCACTGCGATGCCCGTGCCCACGCCTTCCCAGCGGTGATCTGGTCACCGGCGAGTGCGGCCAGGGCCTGGCGCAGCCGCGTGCTGCCCTGGTGGGCCTTCCAGACGAACAGGGTCTTGTCGGCTTCGTCGGCGTTGGCGAAGTTGGTGTAGTCCGCCGTGTTCTCCGGCCCGCTGAGGTAGGCCACCAGGAAGCGGCCCGGCATGAACTTCTCGCCCGCCTTCTGCCGCCGGACCCGCAGGGTGACGTGCCCGCCGCCGTCGACGCCCTCCACGGTGAAGTAGCCCGGGAGGAGAACGGTGCCGCTGGGCAGGCGCACCGGACCCGACTTCGGCGAGCTGGCGGAGGAGGCCGGGGTAGCCGTCTTCTTGACGGGCGCGGCGGCCTTGGGCTCGGCCGAGGCGGTCGTCAGGCAGCGGCCGTTGTCGTCAGTGCGGTGGCGGACGGTCCAGGCAGTCCCGGTCTTCTCCCGCAGACCTGCACCGGCGGCCACCGTGGTGCCGCAGACGGTGCAGGTGCCGGGGTAGGCGTTCGCGGCCTCCCGGACGGGCTTGGAGGCGGTCTTCGGGGCCTCGGGCGCGGGGAGGGGCGCGGTTCGGGGGGTCTCGTACGAGAAGACCGGCCTGCCGTTCTCGATGCCCAGGACCCGGAGGGGCCCCGAAATGAAATGCGCCATAACTGCTTCCTCCCGAGCTTGAATAAGAAGACCGTAACCTAGATATCTAGGTTACGCAAACACTTTCTGGAAACGCGAAGAGCGGCCGGGCCCGCAGGCACCGACCGCTCTTCAACCCTCCGCCGCCACTTGGCGGCCCTGGCTCACGCCCTCATCAGGACCTTCAGCGCCAACGTCAGCTCCTCCGGCGTCAACTCCTGCCCGGCCGCGACCTTCTGCCGGACCTGGATGACCAGCCGCTCCTCCGCCGAAGCCCCGTAGTACGGGTCCGGACGGTGGGCCGCCAGCAGCGACCGCAGCTGCGTCGGGTCCACCGACGACGGCGACACGAACAGCGTCAGCGGGTGGTCCGCGTCCACCGGAATCTCCGCGCCGGGCAAGTTGCCCACCGGCGCCTCGCGGGGCACGTACACCGCCAGCTGGACTGCATCGCCCAGCGCGTCGCGCAGCTCGTGCTGGAACTGGCCCAGGTTGATCGGCGACGTCCAGGTCACCATCTGCGAGTTGCCGCCGAACGGGTCCAGGGCTCCGACCCCGGCGTCCTGCGTCATGCCCTCGTCTGCCACAACGATCACTCCTCCCGTGAACCGGCACTGCTGGTGGTCCGCAGTGCTTCCGCCCCTTCCCCGCTCAGTCCAGCCACGGGACAGGGTCGAGGTCGGCGTAGTGCGTGCCCTCGATCTGGAGCGAGCCGAGGTTCCTGGCCAGCACGTCCTCCCCCTCCTCGATCAGGGCCCGGCGCTCGGCCGGGGTGAAGTCCCGCAGCGCGTGCTTCGCGAACCGGCGCGCCGTATACGGCGTCAGCGCCTCGTCCTCCGCCGGAATCCCGAGGTCACCGCCGTCGGTCGAGGGCAGCGCACCGTCCGGCTGGTCGTGCAGAACGGCCTGCGCCCCTGCCTCGTCCGGGGCCAGCGTCCCCAGCCGGTCGTCGAGCGATCCGGGCAGAGCGTGGCTCCAGCCCTCCGGATCGGCTCCGGCCAGCGGCCCGGCCGACACCGGGTTCTCCCCGGCACGCGGCGGGGACGTCGCCCCCAGCGCCGGGGGCGCCAGCACGCTGCCGCTGCCGGGCTCACCGAACGGTGAACCGACCGACGCCACGACCCCTGCCGCCGCCAGCGCCAACCGGACCTCCGCCGGGTCCTCTCCCGACTCCACCATGGCCCGCGCGACCAGCCGCAGCGGCGCCTCGGCCACCGCGAGCGAGGACGCCCGGCCGAACTCGTTCCGGGCCTGGTCGATGTCCCACTTGACCACGACATGCCTGGGCACCCAGTCCGGCCGCTCCTGGTCCGCCATCACATCCCGGCCGAACATCCCCCGGCTCTGCGCCTCGTACGTCAGCGCGAGAGCGTGGCTGCACATCCGCCCGGCGAAGCGCGAGAAGTCGTCGCTGGCCCCCCAGTGGTACGCGCCCCACTTGCAGCCGCAGCTCCATGCCTGGATCGAGGACCTGCCCGGCAGCCGCTGCAGGCCCGTCTCGTAGACCTCGTGGTCACCCCGGACCTCGCCGACGACCAGGCCGTCCGTGGCCAGGGTGACCCGGACGCCGCCCTCGGTCCTGATCCGCTTGGCCTTCGCAACGACGTCCCTCCACGCGGCGGTGATCTGGAACCGGAAGTCGCCGTCGGTCGCTGCGATGACCAGCATCGAGGTGAAGGGGAAGGAGTCCTTGCCGTCGTCCTTCTTGCCGTCCTTGTCGTCGTCGCCGTTGCCCTTGTCGTCGTCGGAGTCGTCCTTCTTGCCGTCGTCCGAGTCAGAGTCAGAGTCATCGTCGTCCTGGTCATCCCGATCGTCGTCGTCGGAGTCGCCGTCCTGCTTCGCCGCGACGTGGCGCAGCCCGGCCGGATCAGGCCGGGAGACGAGAACCTCGGCCAACTCCGGGTAGTCGTCGGCCGCCGTCCCCCGGGCCGCCAGCGCGGTCGGAGCAGGACGCAGCTGAGAAGCGGTGTACGACCCGCCGCCAAGACCCCCATGCAGGTCGACCTTGTACTCCTCCCAGCCCGGGAACGGGCCGTCGAGCACAGCCCGGACGGTTCCGGGCAGTCCCTCGGGAGTCATCACCACCTGGTCCGGCCGGTACTCCCAGTACTCCTCCGAGGCCACAGCAAGGCGCTGGGCCGCCAGGGTCTGGTGACCAGCCGTCCGCCGCATCCGCCGCCTGCTCGCCATGTGCTCTCCTCCGTGGCTCCCGACTCTCACCCCTTGATCCGGTCGGGAACGCGCCCCGACAGCAGATCACTTGCCGAGCGGGCTCCACAGCGCCACCAGGACCGGCACGATGATGGCCGACACCGGGATCACGACCTTGAACCACACGTTCATCCGGCGCTGGTGGGCGACTTCCCGGCGCTGCTCCTCACGCCGCAGCTGCTCGACATGCTCACGCCGAACCCGCTCCTCCAAGGCCGCACGCTTGCGGTCCTGCTCGGCCAGCTCCTGCTCAGCTCGCCCCAGCCGCAGTTCCAGCAGCGCCTTCTCCGCCGACCACTGCTCCCGGGTCAGGAAGGAGTCCAACCGCTCCCGCACATCGGTGAGTACCTCGTGGATCTGACGGCGCGTCTGTTCCGCGTCCTTCTGGATCAGCTCCCACAGCGCGCCGGTGCTCATCTGGTCGTCCGACATCCTGCGCCCCCTGCGGTGTGAGTCCTGATTCACCCCTTCCTTGGGCCGGGCGCAGGCGGAACAGGGAAGGCCAGGAACGCCGGAGGGCCCGCCAGCAGCTGGCGGGCCCTCCGGTCAAGCTCTCCCGATCACGTGATCGGCGCGGTCCAGGCGGCGGACCAGGTCTTGGGCCCGATGATCCCGTCGGTGCCCAGCTGCTTCTCGTCCTGGAACTGCCGGACGACCCGGTCGGTCTGCGGACCGAAGATCCCGTCGACGCCGATCGTCCAGCCCCGGTGGCTCATCTGCGCCTGCCACTGCCGCACGTCGTCGCCGCTCATGCCCTGCTGCAGGTACCGGCCGGGCCACGCGGGCGCGGACGACGCCGGGGGCTGCGGCGTCGGGGACGGGGTGGGCTGGCCGCCCGGCCTCGGCGCACCGGCCTGGACCCAGGCGTAGAGCGGCTCACCCGGGCAGTCGGTCGCGTACCCGTCGCGGTGGCCCTTGATCTCCGGCCCGGCCCCGTTGGCCTGGAGCAGCTCGATCGCGTCGCGCAGCGCGCCGAGCATCGCGTCGGTCGGCTGCGTCATCCCCTCCGAGCCGAGGAGCCCGCACACTGCGTAATCGGCGTGGTTCAGCGGCTGGTTCCCGTTCGCGCCGGTTTCCTTGCGCAGGCCACGGCCCTCGAAGACCCAACCATGCTGGCAGCAGCCGTAGTTGTACGCGATGTCCACCCAGCCCTGGACCGGGTCGGACATGTGCGCGACGCGGATGTCCTTCCACAGCTGGATGCACTGGCTGTGATCGCCAGCCAGGGTCGTGGGGACGTTGCCGCCCTCGTAGTGGACCTTGACGCCCTGGGTGGTCGGCTGATCGGCGGCTGCCGTCGCGGGCCAGCCCAGCTGGTCGCGGGTGAGAAGCTGCATTCCTTTACCCCTTTGGTAGTTGAGTTGACGTCAGTTCGCCGGAACGCGCAGCTGGGCCCAGCTGGTGGGGCCCGGGATGCCGTCGGCGGCGTCGCCGGAGTAGCCGAGCGAGCGCTGGAAGGCCGCGTAGGACGCCTGGTCGGCCGGGCCCCAGTCGGGGCCGGGGCCGACGCGGTACTGGGAGAAGCCAAGGGCGACCAGGCGCTGGCCCATCCGGGTGATCACGTCGGAGTGCTGGCCGTCGTGGAAGAAGTCCTGGCCGGGGAAGGGCTCCAGGGCGGCGTCGAGGAGCTGGTGCAGGGACTGCTCGCCCGGGACGCCGTCGGCCGCCGCTCCGCTGTAGCCCAGGGAGCGCTGGTAGTCGGCGTAGTTGAGGGTGTCGGCGTCCGTCCAGTCGGGGCCCGGACCGACCTGGTAGTGGCTGCCGAAGCCGCGTGCCACCAGGGCCTGGCCGACCCGGGTGACCTGGTCTCCGTGGGCGCCGTAGCCGTAGACTTGGCCGTCGATCGTGACCTGGTAGCGGGCGATGGCCGGGGTGGGCGGCTGCTCGGGCTGCGGTGCCGGGGAGGTGCCGCCCGGCCGGGGCGCACCGGCCTGCACCCAGGAGTACAGGGGGTCACCCGGGCACTCGGTCGGGTACCCGTCGCGGTGGCCCTTGATCTCCGGCCCGGCCCCGTTGGCCTGGAGCAGCTCGATCGCGTCGCGCAGCGCGCCGAGCAGTGCGTCGGTGGGCTGGGTGAGCCCCTCGGAGCCGATCAGGGCGACGACGGCGTAGTGGTCCCGGTTGAGCTGCTGGTTCCCGTTGGCCCCGGTGCGCTTGCCGATGCCACGGCCCTCCAGCACGTAACCGTGCTGGCACGAGGCGTAGTTGTACGCGACGTCTACCCAGTTCTCGGTCTTGTTGGCGAGGTGGCTGGCCCGGATCGACTGCCACTCCTGGATGCACCGGCTGTGGTCGCCGAGCAGGTCGGTGGAGACCGGAGTGCCCTCGTAGTGAATCTTGACGCCCTGGGTGGTCGGCTGGTCGGCCGCCGCCGAGGCGGGCCAGCCCAGCTGGGCGCGGGTGATGAGCTGCATGCTCTGCTCCTCCAGAGAGGGTGGGTTCCACCCCTTCCGGAGGTCTGCTGCCCCTGGGACAGGACCGGAGGTCAGCCCAGTCCGGCCCAGAAGGTCATCACGTTCGCCAGGCTGTTGCTGGACGGAGTGATGCTGGACGGGAGAGCAGTCTGGCCGGTTCCGTTGGTGCAGTACCTGTACTGCGCTGCCGCGAGGTTGGCATTCGGGGTGCTGGAGAACCCGGAGGCACGGCCGAGCTGCGCTGGCGTGGTCGCGTTGTTGACGAACGCGACCCAGTAGGCACCGGCAGCCGCAGCGTAGGGGCTGGTGAAAGTGCCCGGGAGCGTTCCGGAGGAGGTGAGGGCCGCGTCGAGGGCGCCCGCTGCGGTGACTGCGACCCGGTTTCCGCTGGAGTCGTAGAGGCCGATGAAGTTCTGATTGGCGACCACGCCGGATGCTGCGCCAGTCAGGCTGAGGATGGCCTTGCTGACGGTCTGCGGGGTACGGAGGATCACCTGGGCCAGGTAGACGGTTCCGGATACCGTGGCGGAGGAGTTGCTGGTGCCGCTCGGGTCGTAGTTCCAGGCGAGGAGACCATGGTCGGAGGGCAGGTACATGCCTGCCGGGGTCTGCACACCGTTGACGGAGAAGACGCCGACTATGTTGTGGATCGGGTTCGGGCCGGACATGCGGGGCTCCTAATCAGGCCGTCAGGATGGACAGGATGGTGTTGGCGGTGAACTGGTGGCCCGCATCCGACATGTGGATGGTGTCGGTACCTGCGTTGCCGACGCTGGCCTCGTTGCCCCAGTAGCCCAACGAGGCCCAGTAGTTCCAGCTGTTCCTGCCCATGGGCCAGAGGTCGACGAAGGCCGCACCGTAGGCTTCGGCCACCATGCGCCCCCGCGCGGCGTAGTCCTGGTACCGGTAGTTGGCGTTGTCGTAAGCGCCGATGTGCTGCATCACGATCATCACGTCGGAGGTCCCGGTGACGGCGGTACCGCCGACGGTGGTGCCGTCCTTGACCGCCGACAGGTACTGCCTGAGGTTCGATGACCAGGTGTCCGCCGTCATGCCGGTCAGGACATCGTTCGATCCCAACATGTAGATGACCAGGTCAGCCGGGTAGTCCGGGCCGCCCGACCAGTTCGCGACAGCGGTTCCGACCGTGTTGTACGCGAAGGAAGCGCTACCGGCCCCTGCGAGGCCGTAGTTGTTCACGACGATGCCACTGGCGTTCTCCGCCGTGACACCGCAGACGGAGAGATAGCTGCCAGCGGCTCCGTTGTGGGTGATCGTGACAGTGTGGGTTCCGCTGGACAGCCCGGTGATGGTCGTCACCTGGATGCTGGACTGGGCGGTTCCGCTGTCGGCCACCGAGACGGCCGCGTTGCCGTCGATCGAGTAGGTCCAGTTGACCCGTCCCGCACCGCTGAGGGTGTAGACGCGGACCGTGCTGCCCCGCACGGTGAAGGTCAGGCTGCTGCCGTTGGTGCTGGTGTAGATGAAGTTCGCGCCGGGCCCGTAGCGGTTTCCGACACCCCAGGTGCCGGACTGGGTGACCAGGTTCCCGGGAGTCCCCTGCCAGGCAGTAACCGAGGCGCCTGTACCGAGGAATGCCGCGCTGCGGCCGGTGCTGAAGTAGCCACTGCCGCCATCCCCGTAGGTGGCCTGGAGGCTGCTGGCCAGGCGCCCGACCCAGGAAGTGGAGACCAGGTTGGACGCGTACAGGCCCTGGGTGCTGGAGCTGCCGACGGCCGCGACGGTCGCAAGCCCAGTGCTCGCGGCACTGCGCTTCGCCCGCCAGAACTGGCCCCACCCGGGCGGGACGTAGATACCCAGGGGGGCACCGAGCGGGGCCTGCGACGCGGGTACGCGGCCGGTGGTGTCCAGGGTCGCGATGCCGCTCGTGACGCCGACCTGAGCCTGCGTCACGACGTTCGAGGGCAGCTGCGCGGCGGCCAGGTGTCCGGTCGCGTCCAGTGCGGCGACGCCGTTCGCCGCGCCCACGTCGCTCGCGGGGACCGCCCGGACGTCGCCCGCGCCCAGGACGACCACGCCGGTCTTGCCGTTGACCTGCAGCACGGGAAGCTGGGACGGCTGGACGTACCGGCCGTCGGCCGCAGCCTGGGTGAGCGCGCCGATGTCGGCGGCCGAGACCACCACGGCGCCCGTGCGGCCGAACACGGAGGTGACCAGCGATGTCGGCAGCTGCGCGGTGGTGGCGTAGCGGGCGTCGGCGTCGGCCTGGCTGAGCGCGCCGACGTCGCCCGCGCTCAGCACGACCACGCCGATCTTGCCGTTGACCGACGTCAGCCCCGACCCCTTGGTGGCGTAGCGGGCGTCGGCGTCGGCCTGGCTGAGCGCCCCCAGGTCGGCGGCCGTCAGCACCACGGCGGCAGTCTTGCCGTTGACCGAGGTGACGCCCCCAGTTCCGCCCCCGCCGGTTCCGCCGCCGGGCGTCAGCCCGTCCGGCAGCTGCACGGCCAGGATCTTCCCCGAGCCGTCCAGCTCCGGGTAGCCGCCCGGCAGACCCCGCTGGTTGAGGGACTGCAGCACCACGATCTGCGGCGGCGGGGTCGTCTGCCGCACCACCGCCTGCAGGTCCACCACCGACCCGTCGGCGGGCACCTTGATGTAGTAGGTGCTCACCGGCTGCCCGGTCAGCGCCTCGTCGACGCGGTACATCACCCCGACGGGAAACGTGCCGTCGTCCATCGGCGACGGCACGGTGAAGGAGACCTTGCCCTGCGCGTCCAGGGCCTTGGACACCGGCACCGGCTCGGCGATCTGCCCGCCGTTGATCACCGGCGCCGTCAGCTGCAGCTGCACCGTCCCCGCGCTCGGCGTCGTCCCCGTCACGTACGTCCCGCGCACGGTCACCTGCGTGATCCCCACCTGCTACCCCTTCTCCAGCGGCACAGCCGCGTCGATCTTCAGGAACCTGCGGGCACCGACATGGACCGGGTCGCCGTACCGGCCGTGCGGGCGCCGGTGCTCCGGCGCGACCGTGCTATCCGGCCCGTACACCACCGGCGCGTTGTACGCGCGGCCCAACGCCCGCATCCGCGCCGCGCCCTTGAACAGCGCGGCGGGCTTGGGCATCCCGCCGCGCTGCTCGCTGCTCTCCGGCGGCACCGCCGAGCCCTCCCCGGCCGCCGCCCCGTCGCTCCCGTCGCCCTGGCCCGCGTCGACCGGCTGCGCACCGAAGCCCGGCACCGGCACTCCCCCGGCGGGCGGCATGCCCGCGATGTCGGTCGTGGTCGGCGCGAGCGTCGGCTGCAGCGCCACCGGGTCGAGGCCCATCAGCGGCGCCCGGATCATGTCCATCGCCGGGTCCTGGCCCTCGGGCAGAGCACGCGGCTCGAAGTCCGCCCGCAGGTCGGCCGGGATCGGCAGCCCCTCGGCCCGCAGCCGCTGGTACAGCTCCTTGCGGGTGCGCTGCTCCTCGACGGCCAGCTCGATCTGCTCCTCGCGGGTCTTGTTGACCTCGTCGTCGAAGTCGATGGAGACGTTGTGGAGCCGGGTGCGCATGGAGATCGGCACCCCGGCCTCGCGCAGTGCCTCGAAGAACTCGGTCTGCCGGGCCTCGTCCTGCAGGGACATGGTCCGGAACTCAATCTCGGGGATCAGCAGCTTGGGCTGCTCGACGATCCGCTCCTCGCCGGTCTCCTCGTCGACCTCCAGGACCTCCTCCATACGCACGAACCGCTGGCCGCCCCGGGTCTCGTAGTCGTAGTGCTCCTGGGCCTCCGCTACCACCAGGGCGCGCTGCCGGTAGTGGCGGCGCACGAGCTTCTGGTAGTCCGTCAGGAGCTGGGTGACGAGGTCGCGGTTCAGGGCGTCGGCGGCGTACGTCTCACCGGAGCTGGCGCCGGACAGCATGGTCTGGGACAGGCCGAAGACCTGGAGAATCCGGCCCTCGATCCGGTCGAAGTCGTCGGTGAAGTCCGGCATGTCCTCTTTCCCGAGGACCGGGGCCATGTCGATGCCGAAGTGATGGGTGATCACCCGGAAGTCAGCGGCGAGCGCGGAGTCCAGGGCCTCCTCGAAGTCGGCCAGGTCGTCCTGGGTGGGAATCCACGGGACCTCGGTGCCCAGGTCGGAGGCGGACGCGCCGAGCTTGGCCAGGATCAGGGGGGTGTAGAGCCGATCGGCGACCGCGTCGACGGCCGCGTTCAGCATCTCCTCCTGCATCAGGCTGCGCATCCCCCGGTACAGCAGCGGCACGCCCCGTTTGGCGTTCGGGCCGCCGCCGTGGAATTTCAGCTGCCGCAGGAGGATGTTGCTGACCGGCATGAGGACGTTGTCGGCGGCGTAGGCGGCCAGCTCCGGGTAGGCGGCCATGAGCTTGTCGTACTCCCAGGCCGGGGTGCGGGTGCGGATCAGCTCCCGCATGGCCTCCGGCAGCCGGATCGTGTACCTCGGGTCGCGCAGGAACGGGCTCCGCTGGACCTCGATGTTGTCCGGGTCCAGCAGTTCCTCGTCGTCCCAGACCCCGAGCGCCTCGTTGAAGGTCCCCAGCGGCCACGCCTCGCCGACCAGCCAGTACTCGCGCCCCATCGAGACGAGGAACTCGTCGTAGTTCAGCCCGTGCTCCTCGTCGAAGAACAAGTCCGAGTAGAACTCCGTGAGGCGCTCGTCCTTGCAGGACAGCTTCATCCCGAGCAGCGGATACTTCGCGTAGATGTCGATGCACGACCCGACGATGGGATGGGCCGCGTACACCAGGCGGCAGTACGCCCGAAGGCGCTTCATCTGCTCCGAGTCGTCGAACTCGAACGGGAGGTTGTTCTGCTTCCAGTAGAAGAGCGGGTCGCGCGGCCGGGAGGTGGCGAACCCGAGGCTCGGCCCGGAGCGCCCGGAGCCGTCGGCCTCCTTGCGCATCCGCACCCGCCGGTTGTGCCGCATCTCGGAGACCTCGGGCGACTCCGAGTCGCTCCCGGCCGTCCTCGACGCCCGCCGGAAGAGCTTCGACATGCGCGTCAGCGCTGCCTCGCTCGGCCCTCGGTCCCTCGCCGTGCCCGCCATCCCGTCCTCCCTGTCGGTCACCCCTTCCGGGTGGCGGGCAGGCGGCGAACAGGAGACGCAGACCGGTATGACTGATCGCGGAGTCTCCCGCAACCAGGCCACGCTCGGTGCCTTGGGGGACGGCCCGTCGTTGAGTAGGGCATGGACCAGTCACCTGTGGCACAGAGCGAGAACGCGAAGGCGCGGCGGGACCTGCCGGGCGAGTTGTCGGCCCTGATGGACGGCCAGGACGCCCTCCGCAGCGCCCAGTGGTACCCGGCCCAGTCTGGGGACCTGCTGACGGTCCGCTGGCCCGCCAGCGGTGCCCTGCCCGCAATCGAGGAGATGTACGAGGTTGTCCGCGATGAGTGGGATGAGCTGACTCTGCAGCTCCGCTCCCACACCTACCCGGAGACGTTCGCCAGCAGTGCTGGGGCGTTCGCACGAGAGTGCACGCCGGACGATCCGTTCTTCGGGCCCTGGATGGAAGCCGGGCCACACCGCCTCACGATCGTGCGAGGGGGCATGGTCATCCACGGCGGCTGACCAAGATCGCGGTCAGCCGCGCAGGCTGGAAGCGAGGTAGGCCACGTACGCCTCCCGCCCCACCGTCGCCCCTGCCGCCGTCCGGTAGGACTCCTTCTTCCCGAACGGTGGCCCGCCGCCGGAGTCATCACCGTCCTCCGACTTGCCGTCACCGCCATCAGCGCTGCCGTCATCGAACGGCGGGCCGCCGTCGCCCTGGCTGCCATCCTCCGGGGCACCCGGCTGCGCCCCGGGAGCGCCCGGCGGCACCGCGCCGGGCGCTGGGGCAGGGGCGGGCATGCCCGGGATCTGCACCGGCATGCCCCCGACACTCTGCGGGAACGCCGAGTACATCGGCTGTACGCGCACGATGAAGGCGGTGTTGCAGAACTGGCACTCGATGTTGCCGTCCGACCGTCCGATCACCTGCCCGCTGCCGCACATCGGGCAGTGCATCACCTGGACGCCGTCCCCGGACTGGTGCGCGTGCCGGACCAGCTGCGTCATCGCTACCTCCATGATCATCCGGTCCAGGCGTCCGGGTGCAGCGAGGACAACTGCTTGACGTTCTGCGGCCAGTACGAGGGCAGCCCGTCGTACGGGTTGCCCGCCGCGAGGTTCGGGGAGTTGTAGCAGAACACCGTCCGGATGCCCCGCGCGTACGCGCGGGCGATGGCCTGCTGAGACGACGCCAGGTCCGGCACGGACTTCAGCACCACCGCGTACCGGCTCGGCGGGAAGTTGCCCAGCCACGTCGGCGGCGTCCAGGCCATCCAGTCCTGCACGGTGCCCTCGAAGATCACCGTCTGGTCGGCCATCGCGATGTACGCCGGGTCCGGCACCACCCCGGGGTTGAGCACCACGAAGCGGGCGCCGTGCTTGCGCAGGCCCAGGACAGTCGTGGCCGTCGACTGGATGTGCCCGGGGTCGGGCGGGCACTGGTCCAGGAAGACCGCACTGAAGCCCCGGCCCCGCCAGGTGTCCATGTCCTGGAAGACGTTGAAGTCCAGCCGAGTCCCGTAGGTGTACGCGATGTAGGCGGCCACCGTGGTGCCAGCGGCCATCACGGCCTTGCCCACGTCGGAGAGCACGGTGTCCTCGGTCGTGCCGGGCCCGTTGAACTGGTTGAGCACCACCCAGTCCACCGGCAGCCCCGGGACCGCAAGGTCGGCCCAGGGCGCCCCGTTGATGCCGGGGTGCACGTACAGCGGCACCCCGGCGCCCATCGTTGACGGTGCGAGCATCGCTCAGTTCCCCCCGTAGATGACGTACGGCACGAACCAGGCGGTCAGCGCGAGCCAGCACAGGGCCGCGCACAGCCCGGCGCAGGCGCTCACCAGGAGCGGCCAGAGCTTCTCCTTCATCGGCCCCTCCTCAGGCTCGGAAGAGCGGCAGTTCAGGCGGACCGGCCGGACGCGGACGCGGAACGTGCGGCGGCGCCTGGTGGCTGAAGCCCGGCCCGGCCGCCGGAGCGGACGGCGGGGCCACCGGGGACTGCGACTCGGGGTGGCTGAACGTGGCCTCCGGGTCCGTCGGCAGGTGCAGCTGCACCGGCCCGGACGGCTGCGACATCCCGTCCTCGAACGACACCTGCGGCGCCGGGCCGGTCGACCTCGGCGCGCTGTCCGCACCGGGAAGGTCCGAGAACGACGGTGCTGAAGCCGGACCGGACGGCTGCACCGGGGTGTCCGGCTTCGGCGCGTCCGAGAACACCGCCGGAGACGGCCCGCCACCGCCCGTACCGCCGCCACCGGCCGACGGAGCCGCACTGCCGCCTCCGGCCGAGGGCGTGCCCGGGAGCTGGTCCATGGACGGCTTCCAGTGCTTCGCCCGGTCAGTGAACGGGCCATCCGCGACGTTGCCGAAGTTCTCGTACGCGAGCGGGTACGCGGTCGCCATCTTCGCGTGCTGCTCCGCCGCAGCCTCGGCCAGCTCCAGGCAGCGCGCCAGCGGCAGCCCGGGGTTGTCGGCCGCCGCCCGCGCCGCGAGCTTCGCCACCGCCGCCACCCGGGCACTGTCGTCCTGCCGCACCGGCGGCGGCACGCTGGCGGCGCGGGCCTCGCTCAGCAGCTTCCAGCGCCGCACCAGGTCCTGCTCCAGGGCCTCCACCGGGTACCCGCGCTGAGCCGCCGCCCGCCGCAGCGGCTCGGCCGCCAGCGCCAGCCGGTGCAGCGCGTCCCGCTCGTCCACGGCTGCCGACAGCAGCGGCCACACCGACACCTCGACGTCCTGCAGCGCCGCGCTGCGGGCCAGCTGCTCCTGCTCGGCCTCCAGGTCCCGGGCCGCGTTGTTCCACATCATGTCCGCGAACATCAGCTCTGCTCCCCGTTCCGCTCCTGCAGCAGCCCGGCCTGCACCCGACGTCGGAACGCCGCCGCCGACGCGGGCAGCGCGTACTGAGGCGGCGTCATGCCGCTGTCCGGCAGCGTCTGCACCACACCCGGCGAGTCCACGCCGCGCGAGGCCGGAACCACCGGCGCCCCCGTCGGAGCCGCTCCGTTGTACGGCGACGGCCCACCGGCCGCCGCCGCGTCCATCCCGCCTGCCAGCGGCCCCGGCCGTCCGGGCCCGTTGATCGGCGTCGACCCCGACGGGTCCGCCGACGTCCCCGGCGCGGTCGTGTCCATCTGCAGCGTCGTCGCCGCCTGCGCCTGCAGGTACGTGCCGTCCGTCGGCAGGCCGTGCTCGGCCGCCACCTGGTGGGTGAACCGGCGGTGCAGCGCGATCCGCTGGCCCAGCGCCGGAGCCCGACCGGCCAGCCGCTGGTGCTCCTTGATCCACTCCCCGCGCTGCGCCGGGTGGTCGGTCAGCCCGGCGTAGATCCCGGCCTCCATCTCCGCCGTCCCCGCCAGCACCAGCGGAGTCCCCGGCCGCCACCGCATCGCGTACCGGTACCCCCGCTGGAAGTCCGGGTGCTGCATCTCCTGACGGGTCGCCACGTGCCGCGAGGCGTACACCTGCTGCGGCTTCTTCGTGCCCTGCCCGTTGTCGCCCCCCAGGCTCACCGGCACGTCCTGGCCCACGGAGGCGGGCTGCGCCGAGGTGTACGCATCCACGTACGACCGCGCCGCGTGCCCGTCGGAGAACGACGGCGCCTGCCCGGCCGGGTCCTTGCCGTCAGCCGCGCCCTGCGCGGCCGTACCCGGCGCAGCGGGCGGCGTGGACGCCGGGGTGTTGGCGATGTTCGGCTGCACCGTCTGGTGCGGGTGGCTCCACTGGTCGGCCTGCACCTGCCGACCGGCCGTGGTGTGCTGCGCAGGGCGGGCCGGTACGCCGCCGGGGACGGCGTGGCCGCCCTCGTCGTGCTCTTCGCCGCTCATCTCCCACGGGAACATCACCTGCTCCGGCAGCGGGGTCGGGGCGGGGTGGTCATGGACGTCGATGGCCTGCTGGATCTGCGGCAGCCCGGAGGCGGCCTGGGCCCGCCGGGGCACGTCCCCGCCGTCCTGGTGGCCGCCGAGCTGCTCGGGACTGCCCTGGCCGCCGTCTCCGGCCGGAGCGGGGGACGGCCCGTTACCGCCGCCGGGCGGGTTCCAGCTCAGCTCGTCGGTGGTGGAGTGCCCGCCCGGCTTCTCCGGGGTGCCCTGGCCGCCGTTGCCGGACATGATCTCCTGCAGCAGCGGGTTCCGCTCGGAGGTCTCGGTGCCGACGGAGCCGGAGTTCAGCTCGTGCACGGGCGGAGCGAAGTTGTCGAAGACGTCGGTCGGCAGCTCGGTCGGCTTGTTCGTCACGCCGTCCGGGGCGGTGGTCTGCTGGATCTGGTCCAGGCCCGAGCCCGCCTGGGCGCGCAGGAACGCGGCGTAGTCGGTGAAGACCTGGACGGCCTCCTCCCGGCCAGCGCCGTACCCGGCGGCCACCCGGTGGGCCAGCCCCTTGGCCTGCTCGGTGAACTCGGCCTCGTCGGCCCGGACTTCAGGCGACAGCTGGGAGAACCACAGCCCTGCCTGCGCGACGATCGCCGACCGGTCGACCTCGGGTTCGCCGAGACCGGCCAGCCAGTCGCTGGCGGAGCTGGTGCGCTCGAACGTCGGGGCCGGGGTGAGGGTCTCGGTCACCACGGTGGCCGCCCAGTCGATCTCGCGTTCCCGGGCGGCGTCCACGGCGGCCGTGCGGTCCATCTCGTCGAGCTGGGCGACCAGCCGGGCCTGCGCCGCCAGGGTCGGGGCGGCGTTGATGGCCCGCAGGATCGCGCCCCGGTCCTTGGGGGTCGTCACAATCTCCTCCAGTGCGGCTGCGGCAAGGTCGGCGGAGGAGAGGCGACCAAGCCAACGCGACAGGCGACGCAGCATCGTGGACCTCCCTCCGCCCCTTCCCACCGGGCAGAGGCGGCCGGACAGGACCCGGACTGTCCCCTGAGTGCGCTACCGTTCGGGGAGACCAGCAGGACGGAGGCAGCGGTGCTCAAGATCAGGGGGTTCGACGGCACCCCGGACGTCGTCCCGGGCTGGGAGGCGCGGGAGTCCGCCAGCGAGGCGGACGCCGACGTCCTGGAGCAGACGGCGCAGAGCACCGCCGACACGGTCGCCAGCGCCTGGCGGCAGCTCACCGACCGCCACGCGAGCAGCGTGACGGGGGCGCCGTCCCCGCTGCAACAGCTGCTTCTCAACGCCTGGCCGTACCGGGCGGTCGTCGAAGAGACTGACGCATCGTCACCTCATCGGGTGACCCGCGTGCGCCTGGAGTGCTACCTGGGCAGCGGACGCATCCACGACCTGCTCCACAGCTCCACCGGGCGCCACGTGCTCGCCCTGCTCCAGGCCGAGACTGGCATCGCCTTCACCCTGCCGATCTGCAGCACCCGCTGGCTCACCCTCGGCATCATCCACTGCACGCCGCGCGCACCCAGGCAGAGCCGTCCGGCCCGAACCGCGCAGGACGAAGCGGCCTTCAAGGCCAGGGTTGACGCGATCATCAACGGCAGCCTCGTCGAGGACAGCCTGACCTTCCCCGCCGACCGGCTCAACTACGCCCTGCGCAAGCACCTCGGGGTGAGCGCGACCACCTTGAGCTGGGCAGCAGCCCCCGAAGGACACTGCGCCGTCTACTTCGAGCGCAAGGCCGCCGCACGGCTGGCCGACTTCGGGATGCCGGTCGAAGGCGTACCGGGCCCCCACAACCCCAGCATGGTGCAGTACCTGCTCACAGACGCCCAGTGCCACGAGATCGCGGACCGCGCGGCCGGACGGCAGTCTGCCCTTACGGCGTAGCTTCGCCCTGCTCCGGCTTGGTGTTGATCGTGCCGCCCGCCGCCAGCAGCTCCTTCTTCGGCACCGGCCTCATCGTGAGCCGTACGCTCGCACCCCCGAGTCCGGGGGAGTTGGAGATGTAGGCGGCCTTGTCCACGTTGCCTTCGTCCAGGAGGGCGTAGGTGTAGTCCTTGTCGTCGTGCTCGACGTCCCCGGCCAGGTGCATGAGCCAGCGGGTGTACAGCGCCAGCTCCTTGCCGATGTCCCGCTTGGCGTCCATGCCGTAGACGGCGTGCACTTCGCCGATGAGCACGCCGCCGTGGCTGATGGTCCAGTTGATCGGCTCCATGTCGGCCTTGGCAGCCCTGCTGAACAGCTTGCCCAGCGCCCGGTAGCCAGCACGCTGGTACTCGATGCTGTACGTGTGCTGCGGTGGGGAGAAGGCCATGGCCGGAGTCTAGAGGACTCTGGCCATGGCTATGGTCACTTTCTGTTGTCACATCTTCGCTGTCAGGGTGTTCGGGAGGTGGGGTCCGATGTACCCGATGTGGATCTTTCCGTCAGCCCGGGTCGAGTCGAACAGGTGCAGCCGGGGGTAGGGGACCTGGGCTCCGAGCCGGATGTGCGCGCCCATGTACGCCCGCTCCGACGGGTGGGCGGACCTCGGCACCGGGAACACCCGGGCGTTGAACCACTCGTCGCGGGCCTTGACGGCCGCCGACTCGTCCGGGACGAACGCGCTGGCGGAGATCGGGTTCAGGGCACCGGGCCAGCGCAGGTACTGGTAGATCGACGACAGCTCGGGCCGGTCGCTTCCGGCGGTCGCGCGGGCCTGCCCGTAGGACTCCAGCATCTCCAGCGCGCCCCAGGCGCGATTGATCCACAACGCGCTGTGCGGTGAGTCCAGCTCGGCGATGCTGTCGGGCACCCGGTCCCCGAGCACCACGTACTCCAGCAGCTCGTGGCCCATTTCGAGGAACTCGTCCCACGAGGCGGCCACCGGCCGGGCGGCGGGCACGGCCTCGTCGAAGGGGGCCTTCTGCAGGTCGGCGAGCTTGCGGCGCAGGAAGGCGATCTCCCGGACCTGGTCGTCGCCTTCGGCTTCCAGCTCCACCACCCGCTGGTTGGCCGCGTCGCGGTCGCGTACGGCGGCCACCGCGACTTGCCGCAGCGCCGCCGTGTCCGGGCGGGCCCGCAGCTCCTCGACCTCGGCCCTGGCCGCCGTCAGCTGGATCTTGGTGTCCTCAAGCTCCTCCAGGGTGCCGTTCAGCTCGCCGAGGATCTCCTCCCGGCCTTCGGCGAGCATGGCGATCTCCTCCTGTGGAGAGGGCCCGGTGACCTCCTGGACGGTGATGCCCTCGGGCCCGACGTCGACGCGGGTGAGGGAGCCGAACAGCTCGACCAGGTCCCCCAGCATGAAGCCGCTGCGCTCTTCCTCGTGCTCCTCGATGGTCTCGGCGATCCCGACGGTGTTGCGGACGTTGTTCTCCACCCACTGGGTCATGTCGCACGGCATCTGGTGGTAGACCTGCAGACCCCGGGCGGCGCGGCCGGAGACGACATCGTCGTGGGTGAACATCACGTTCGAGGAGCGCAGGCCCTCACGCAGGGTGGGCAGGATGAACGCGCCACCGGGATGCAGGCGCATGTCGTACTGGTGGGCGAGGGCCTCGTTGAGCTGGTCGTACTCAGGGCCGGAGACGGTCCACAGGACCGTGTTGCCGTGCATGGAGGGAGTGAAGTCCTCCACCAGGGCCTTCGCGTTGGTGGCCTTGACCAGGTCGTCGTCGTGGACGAAGACGGTGGTCGTGTCGGCGTACCTGCCCAACTCCTGCAGCTGGACCTGGAGGCTCTTGGTGTTCCCGAAGCTGCTCTTCGTCAGGCGGTTGATCTTCAGCATGCGCCCGCCGAGACCACCGTGGGCCCGGTCCCAGCCGACGTTCTTGTTCTCCGGCATCAGCCTGACCGCTGGGGAGAGCCAGTGGCTCTGCCAGGTCGGCTCGCCCGGGGCGTAGGCGACGATCGTCCAGGCGCCTCGCTTGTCCGCGCCCTTGGCCTTGCTCACTGGGAGGCCAGGCCCTGGGGAGAACGACTCGTCGGAGGCGCGGATGTCGGCGATGTTGCAGTGGCTGGTGTCGAGGACGGTGAGGGTGGCGTAGATCCGCACCGGGGTGGGGTCGTTCGTCCTGCGGGGCTCGGTCCACCGGGCGGCGAAGCCGTACCCGTTGGCCTTGCTGACGTCGGCGGCCCGGATGTCGAGCAGCTCGAACCTCGGCTCGGGGTGGTCCTCCTGCCGCTCGGCGTGGGTCAGGATCTCGTGGAGCTGCGCGGGTGCGTCGCGCAGCAGTCCCCTACCGAGCCAGGAGTTGAGAGGGCGGCAGCGGATCGTCAGCGTCTTGGGCCGGATGGCCATGCGGTACTTCCTCTGTACTTGGGGCGCGGCAGCGGTTCCATCATCGCGCGCGGCGCCGACATCGGTCGGTCGAGTCCTAGTTAAGCAACTGAGCAGGTCATCCGGTGCGACGTTCCCGGAACTGCCCAACTCCCCCGTGGAGTAGGGCTACCATCCTGCGCAACATTTTTCTATAACAAGCCCAGGCGGCCTTCTTCCTCGGTCCGAACCGGCCTGGCTCCTGGGGGGTGGGGGCCGCCGCCGTTGGGGCTGGGCAGCAGTACGCGAGGGTCTCCAGGTCGAGCATCCGGTAGTCGCGGAACATGGCGAGGGCCTCGGGGGCGTTGGGCCAGCGGACGGTGCTGGTCCGGCCGTCGTCGGCCTGCACGGTGACGTGGGCCTGGGCGTGGTCGATGGCGGTGACGGTGGTGCACAGGCCCAGCAGGCCCTGCTGCGGGGCGTGGTGGATGCGGTCGCCGACGGCCAGCGGCGGGTGGATCACTTGTCGGTCCCGGGGTTGTAGGCGTTCTTGAGGCGGGGGTTCTCGGCGACCAGGTCGGAGGCGGTCAGGTGGAGCTGCTCGCTGGCGTAGTCGCGCTCGCTGGCCTTGCTGATCTGGTCGAAGTAGAGGGCGGCGGCGACCACCACGGTGTCGGTGAGCATCGCGTTCTGCGCCTCCAGGGTGGTCAGGCGTGGGGTGAGGGCCTTGACGACCGCCCTGGTGATGGCGGCGGCGCTGGCGGCCGGGGAACTGCTCAGGGCGGCGGTGACGACCTCGCTGACGACGGCTTCCAGGCCGGTGGGGTCGAGGCGGACGCGCTCGCGGGGCGGTTCGCCGACTCCGGCGCAGGCGGCGCCCATGAGCCAGGAGAGGTGGTACGGGTTCGGGGCTCCGTGGTGGCGGATCATCCCGGCCTTGGTGAGGTTCGCCTTCCGGCCGCAGCTGGCGCAGGTGCCTTGCGGTGGCAGCGTGGTGGGAGTCATGGGGTGGGTCCTGTTTCGGCAGTTCAGGCGGCAGGCGGTGGCAGTATGTAGAAGGTTAGTCGCTGGTTGTGACAATCCGGGTCAGGGGTCGGGGTGGTCGGCTCCCCCGGTGACGGTCAGCGTGATCCAGGTGAAGATCCCGGCCGCCGCCGCGCTCGCCAGCGTGACCACGCCGAGGTGGAAGGCGCCTTCGGCGGCAGCGGCGACGGTGGTGGAGCAGGCCAGGGTGACGGGGGCGGTACGGCGCACATCAGATCCACGGGAGTCGGTTCGGGCATGAAGTAGACGGAGGGCAGCGGGCCGGGGACGATCACCGGCCCTGGCTCACCTTCCACTGGTGGAGGTCCGTGATGTGGCGCGGGAGGCCCTCGTGGCGGCGCCGCTCGGTGAGGACTTCGTCCATCAGCTCGGTCAGCTCGCCGATTCCGGCGGCGGTGCACAGCACCCGCTCGGCGCGGCTGGTGACGTCCGGGTCGATGACGGCGCGCTCGGTGGCGGCCCAGTCCAGGGCCCAGGACAGCAGCTGCGGTTCGAGCGTGAGGGCGGCGGTGAGCGGGGTGCGGCGCTGGACGACGCGGTTGTCCAGGTCCAGCACCTCCAGCACGCGGCCGGTCAGGCGGACCTTCTGGTAGATCGCGGCCACCCCGGTGTGCTGGTAGTTGCTGTAGGACTCCCACAGCTCGGTCAGCCAGGTGTTGACGCCGAGGATGTCGGCGAGCAGCGGGTGGATCTGCTCGTGGGCGTGGCGGTTGTTGCGGAGGTCGGAGATCGCGGCGACCAGGACGGTGCGGTTGCGCTGCTGCAGGGTCAGTCCGTAGAGGACGGCCGGGGGCGTGGGGCCGGTGCTGTTGGTGGAGATGGTGGCGATGGTCATCGTGGCTCGCTTCGTCAGGCGTTGCGGACGCGCCAGTAGGTCCGGCACCGGGAGCAGCGGTAGGTGGTCCAGCGCTTGTCGTCCGGGTGGGTGCCGTGGTTCCAGGTGCGGCGGTGGTCGGTGGGCCGGGCGCAGGCGCGGCCGGTGAAGCCGGGGCGGCCGAGGGTGGTGGTCCTCGGCGGGTGGATGCGGCGGTTGTAGGCGTGGACGGCCGACAGGAGCAGGCGCGGGGCGCGCAGTCCGTCGACGGGGACGACCGGGAGCGTCTGGTACTCCACGAGGAGGCGGACCTGGTCCTCGGTCTTGCCGAGGAGAGCGGCGGCGTCGTGGAGGGAGCAGGTGCTGAAGTCGACCGGGACGGCTGTCTTCTTGCTGCTGCTCATCGGGGCTGGCGGGCCTCGGAGTTGAGCATCAGGGCGGCGATGAGGGCGCGCATGCCGTGCACGGTGAAGGTCTTCTTCTCGCCGAGGTCGCCGGGGACGCCCGCCTCCAGGAAGCCGTCGACGATGCTCCGGTAGTCCGGCAGCTCGGGTTCGCCGACCAGCCTGGTGTAGTCCGGGCCTTCCAGGCGGGCGGCGACGACGTCGGCGGCGCGGGTGAGCGGCCGGGCGTAGAGCAGCGGTTCCTCCGGCTCCCAGCCGGAGACCAGCAGCACCGTGGCGGCGCCGTCGTGGGTGGCCCAGACGGCGCGCAGCTTGTCGGTGCGGGAGGACTTCACCAGCAGGGCCGGGTGGAGGTTCTCGGCGTCGATGCTCGCGGGCGAGATCGGGACGATGCCCAGGGCGGCGAGGGCGGCCTTCAGGGCCTTGAGGCGGTCGCGGGTGCTGACGAGGTACGGCGCCGGAGCGAGGAAGGGAAGGGTGGTCTCGTACTCAGCTGCGGCGAGTTCGTACCACCCGGGCGTGGCAGTGCCCGAGGACGGCATGGCGGATTCTCCTGGCAGGAGGAGTGGTGGAGCATTGGCAGGTCCGGCCAGCCTACATGCCGTCTTCGCAGGCCGTCGAGGTCTGAAACGATCTCACGACAGCGCTGCTGGCCCCGGTCGTCGCTCCAGGGCCAGCAGCGCCAAGCATGTCAGAACGCGGGTTCGGCCGGGCTGTCCTGGTTGAACAACCACGCCTCTTCGTCCTGGACACAGGTGTCCTCCGGGGAGGGCTCCTGCTCCTCCTCCTGGTCGGCGCCCGCCAGACCGGGGAACAGCTTGGCCACGTGCCGGGCCACCGCGAGGCCGGAGCCTGCTCCCCGCAGACCGGACGGCGGCTGGTGGCCCAGCTGCCCGGCGGCATCGGTGTAGACCGGCTCCGGGAGCTTCACGTCGAGGTCGAACGAGTCGATCTCGTCGTCGACCACCTGCTGCGCCTGCAGCAGCTGCCCGTTGGCGTCCCAGGTCACGCGGACCAGCTCACCGGTGACGACCAGCCATCCGATCATGCGGACCGCGAGGAGCTGCGGAACCTGGTGGGGGCGAAGACCACGGTCGACCCGGGCCTGCTGCAGCGTCGGGATCAGGTCGCCCGCCAGTTCCGACAGCCGGTGGATGCCCGATGCGGATTCGAGGTACGCGCGCACGCTGGGGCGGGCGTTGGGGAGGTTGTAGAACATGACGCCGACGCCGTGGTCGAGGAGGATGCGCTGCAGCGGCTCCTCGCCGCCTTCGGTGACGTACTTGGCCAGGACCGCGCCCTCCTCGGCGGCCACCTTCTCCGGTGAGGGCGAGGCTTCGGGCGTGGGCCTCGGGGGCACCAGCGCTGCCGTGGCCTCCACGGAGCCCACCTCGGGGCGCTTCGGCCATGCGAGGCGCAGCCGCTGCTCCTCGGCGTGAAGGGCCCGCTCCAGTTCTTCGGTTTCCACGGACTGCCGCCAGACCGTCAGCGTGCCGCCCTGCGGGTACGCGTACTCCATGGCCTTGGCCGGTGCCGAGCGGTGCTCCGGGTCGCCGGGATGGTCCTCGGACAGCCACTGGGGCGCGGCGTCATCGGGCAGGAGGCAGGAGGCGGCGTTCCGGGCGTCGACCAGGGACAGTTCCAGATTGGGTGTCCCGTCCGGCAGGACGAGCGTGTAGACGAACACGGTGTACTCCAAAGGGGGCGGCAGGTCAGGCAGTGAGGGCCTGGGCGGAAGGCGGCGGTGAGGTGATGCTGAGGTGGGGCAGCTGGTTCATGCCGAGTGCGATGTCCACCGTCAGTCCCGCTTTCTCCAGCACCTGGGCGCAGGTCTCGGTGATGTTGAAGACGAGCCGGGCGTTGGGCGGAAGGCTGGTGGCGACGTAGGTGACCCGGACGGTGCCGTCGGACAGGTCCTCGACCAAGTACCCGGCGTGGGTGACGACTCCGGTCCTGGAGAGGGAGGCGGCCACCAACCCGGCGTCCCGCAGTGCGTCCGCGCTGCGCTGGGCGAGGCCGGAGAGGGAACGCCGGGTCATCTGGCACCGTCCAGCAGCCACGGCGGGACGGTCAGGGGCAGCTCGGCGATCTGGGCGGTGGCGATCCAGAACTGCCCGGACTCCGCCAGGCTGGCCAGACGGGCGGACCCGGTCACTCCGGGCTCGTCCTGGTCCAGCAGCGCCTTGATCCCCAGCTCGAACTCTTCCTCGCGCTGTTCCCGGACGGCGGCCACCAGCTCCTCGTCGGTCAGTTCGTCCAGGTGGCGTACGCCCGCGTGCTTCCTGACCCGGCGCCAGATCGCTTCCCTCTCCTGCGCGCGGACGTAGGTGCCGACCTGGCCGTGGGGGGCGTGCTTGCGCAGGATCAGCAGGGAGTTGAACCTGCGGCGCTCGCTCTCGTAGTCCTCGCCGTGCCGCTCGGCGCTGGCCCGTATCCGCTGGGCGGCAAAGGCGACCTGCTGTGCGGTGCGGACGGTGGAGTCGGACAACGCTTCTCCCAGGTCAAAGAGCTGAGCTGCACGAGCACGGCGTGCGGAGTGACGTCCCGTCAGGGCATGCGCCAAAGAGCGCAGATGACAGACCGGGTGATCCGCACAATGCAATAATGTCAGCCTCTTGCGGGCGCTGCACAGGAACTGGCCAAAACCGAACGAGCCGATCCTGTGGCCCCCCACCAACAACCGCCGGAGAGCACCGCTGCATGACCAAGAACCAGCCACCACCCCGACCCGACAACACCACCCCATCGAGTGAACGCCGCCGGACCCTCACCCTCTATCTCTCGCTCATCGCCCTGGCCATCCTCGCCACCGGCGCGGTCTTCGTCTTCCTCTCCCCCGAGAAGCACACCCCCGCCGCAGCCGCGCTGTACGTCCTCACCGTCGGCGTCTGCGTGATCGTCATCATCGCGGTTCCCGACCTCCTGGCCTCCCGGGAGCGCCAGGACCGCACCCTCCCCCCGCCCAGGCCCTCCAAGGGCCGTACCGAGAAATGAACGGTGCCCCGGCCGGGCGGACTCGGCCGGGGCACCGCGTGTTCATGATCAGTAGACCGGGCAGGACGGGCAGAACGCGGCGCTGACGGCGAGCGGGCCCAGGAAGATCGTGCGGCTGCGCCCACCGGTCTCCCGCAGCGACTTCTTGCAGGAGTAGCACTTGCGGGCCGTGATCGACAGGCGCTTGACGTCGCAGGGGACGCAGGCGACGGTGTCGGGCATCTCGGCCCAGGCGACGAGCGGCACGGTGAGTTCGCCGTTGCTCGGGAAGTGCGGGCAGTAGTAGCGCTTCTTGCGCGGATTGCTGTGCGTGGCGAGGACGTTCCGGAACCAGTCGGGCCGCTCCTCCGGGCGGATCGTGGACTCGATCGCCTCTCCCCCGGCAAGCTCCCCGAGCACTTCGACGTGCTCCTGGATGTCACGGACGGCGGCCTGCTCCTGGTCGGAGACAGCGATCTCTGAGGGGTGTCGCTTCATCATGCGAAAGACGCTATTCCCCCAACTACCAAATGTAGAGCCAAAGTTGGGCCCGCGCAATTTCCCGTCTCCAACCGGCCCATTGTGTCCGAAACCCCGGCCTCCGGCTGGCCAGATGCCGCCGGTGCCGGGGTTTCAGGTCGCTCCTGCGTACGACTTCTCGCTCCGATGTTCTACTGGCGGCGGTACGCGGCGAGACGGCAGCGGATACCCCACCAGTTGACGTGCGCGGGGGACGCCGACACCTCCACCCACTCCTCGTCCAGCAGCTCGTAGAACCCGTCATCGGCGTTCGCCCCGCCCCAGCCCTCCCCCGCGTACAGCAGCAGGTCGCCCTGGTACACCGACAGGGCGTGGCGGGCGTGCTCGCCCTGGTGGGGCGGCCAGACCATCAGCAGCACACGGTCCGGGTGCGCGGCAGCAGCCTCGGCGCCCTCGACCAGCACCGTGGTGTACGGACCGCCGGAGCACCACCGGTTCTCCCAGCCGGGCGGCAGCGGGTCGTAGGCGGCGACGTCCACCCCGGCCTGCTCCAGCTGCCACGCCCAGTACCCCGTACCGGCGCCGACCTCGACCACGGCCCGGCCGCCGAGCTGCTCCACCATCCAGGTGATGTCGCCAGGGGACGGGATCGACCAGGCGTACTGCGTGCACAGCTGCTGCCGGGAGGCACCGAGGAGCGCGAGGCGCATGCTCAGCTCCGGCGCGAAGTACATCGGCTCCATTTGCACCTCGGGCATCGTCCCGAAGACCGGCGGCGTCGACGGCATCCACCGCACCACCTCCCAGTACGGGTTCTGCACCCCGTCAGGAACGAGCTGGTCGTGCGGGCCGCCCGCGAGCGGCGCAGCGCCCTCCGAGAAGAAGAACGGCTTCTCCGGCAGCTCCGGGTTCTTCCAGGCGGCCTGCAGCGCTTCCACGGCCCGCGCGGGGTCGATCAGCGGGCCGTGCCCCTCAAGGATGTCGGTCATGCCCTCTTTTTCCTGAACTCCAGTACGGTGCCCGGCGGTTGGTCCTCCGGGGTCTTGCAGTCCTGCTGGTGCACGGCGTACCAGGCGGCGGCCTGGGTGTGGGAGCGGTCGAACCCCGAGACCGAGCACCGGCGGCAGGTCGCGATGCCGGTCTCGGGGTCGTACCGGTACGGGAGCCGGGTCACCCGTCGGGTCACCCGTCGACCGCGCCCTGCCGCTCGGCCATCTCTTCGAAGGTGTCGAACAGCTCGGGCCACCCCTCGCCGGGGCGCAGCGCCTGGGCCGGGATGCGGCCGGTGGCTACCGCGAGCCGGATGCCGATGTGCTGGTGGCCCTCGACGGCGAGCCAGCCCGCGCATGCCTCCTCGTCGCCTTCGGGGGATTTGTGGCAGGCGAACATCGGCTGGGAGACGATGTCCTCCATGCTGGTCACCTCGATCTGCTCGCTGGTGTTGCGGAGCAGCTCGTACCGCTCGGCGGTGAACTGGCCGGGCTCGGTCTCGCGCTTCCACGGGCACTCGTTGCACGGGTAGCGGCGGTGCGGCGTGCCCGTGCTGCAGGAGCCGCGCTCCGGGGTCTGGGCGTCGGTCACTGCTGGCTGCCCTGGGTCAGGGCGAGCAGGCGCAGCGCACCGTCGACGAGGTCGACCAGCTCCTTGGGGATGTCGTCGTCGTACTCGGCGAGGGAGCCGGAGAAGCTGGTGGTAGCGCGGCTGCGGCCGGGCTTGTTCTTCTCGTTGACGACCAGGCCCGCCGCGACGACGGTGCCGACAGCCCACTGGTTGGGCTCGGTCAGGTCGAAGGTGACGAAGACGTTGTCGACCAGGATGCGCTCCTCCGGCTTCTCATAGCGGGCCATGATCAGGTCCTTCGGGGGCTCCAGGTGGAGCTTGACGCGGCCGTCGATGGTCTTGACGGTGGGGACCGGGATGTCGTCCTCGTCGTCAAGGAGTTCGACGATGCTGGTCTTGGAGAGGAAGCGGGAGACCGCGTTGTGCATGGCGGTGTCGATCTCCTGGGCCAGGCCCGCGCGCTGGTTGCGGCGCTGCCCCAGCCAGGTGTTGACGTCGTCGCGGACGGCCATGGTGGCGTCGAAGACGACCTGGTCGGAGAAGCCGTCCAGGTCGGCGGGCTGCTCGAAGGTGTTGGAGACGATCGTCTGGGCCTTGGCTGCGACGTCCTGCCACTGCTTGAAGTGGGCGTTGGCCTGGATCAGCTCCTCCATGCTCCGCTCGCTGAAGCGGGAGATGTCTCCGAGCCACGCGCCGGTGGCCTCGCGGGCGGCGGTCTGGTCCTTGATCACCTCCTTGTAGGCGGAGCGGATCGACTTGGCGACGGACTTGAGCTGCACGGAGTGGCTCCTGGTCAGACGAGATCGGTGGGCAGGGTGGGCAGGATGTTCAGGCTCGCGCCGTCGTGGTCGCACTCCAGGGTGCCGACGTGGTGGCGGGAGTCGTTCGGGGTGACCGGGTGGACGGACTCGAAGCCGACGGTCCAGGGGTCGAGGCGGCCGGTGTAGTCGACGCTGGTGACCTTGGCGAAGTACCGCTCCCCGTACTGGCGGTCGTAGACCTTGATGGTGTCGCCCTCGGCGTAGGGCGGCTGCCGGTCGGTGTGCGGGTCCTTCTTGGCGGCGGGGCCGACACAGGCGATCTCGGCCAGCCGGTCCGGTCCGTCCTCGTGGTTCATCGCGAGGTCGACGGCAGCGGCCTCGACGGGGTACGCCTCGGTGAGGATGGCGCGGTTGCGGCGGTCGGCGGCGGCGAGGGCGGCGATCAGCGGCCGGGTGAAGGAGCCGACCTTGTGGCCGGGCAGGTAGCCGAAGTGGTGGAGGGTGTCGCGGGCGAGGGTGACGGGGATCTGGGGGGCCGGGTCGGCGGGGGTCATGGGTTCCTCAAGGGGGTTGGTTGGGCCGGGGTCCGGCAGGTTCATCCTGCCGGACCCCGGTGGGGTTCAGGGCTGGAAGGGCCGGTTGCAGTCGTCGGCCCGCTCGGTGGCGCAGATCGGGTCGTCGGTCAGGGTGTGCTCCCAGTGGCGGCCTTCGTCGTGGGTGCGGTAGGTGACGGGCTGGGAGCAGTAGTCGCAGGGGCGCGGCCGGGGGCCGCCCGGGACGGCGCGCTCGTCGGGGGCCCAGGGGGCGAGCAGGTTGGAGTTGTTGACCAGCTCGGGGCGCAGCCGGGGCAGGAGCAGGTTGGCGCCGACCAGGGCCCGCCAGGCGCGCAGGCCCTCCAGGGTGCGGGCGTCGTCGGTGAGCGGGGGCAGCATGGCCAGGCGGGCGGCGGCCTCGGTGGCGGCCTTGTCGGTGAGCGGGATGATCGAGGGCAGCATCACCAGCAGGCCGCTGCGCCCGGAGCGCGGGGTGTTGATCATGGGGCGGTGGGTTCCGGGGGCCGGGTGCAGGGTGTCGTCCCAGGCGATGTTCCGGTACGCCCACAGGTCGGTGGCGTCCAGGAGCCGCGCGGGGACGGGGACCGGGGTCTCCTTGGTCAGGCGCAGCTGGTAGGTCTGGTTGGCGGCCAGGGCGGAGCGCTTCATGGCAGGTGGTCTCCTGGTGGGGCGGCAGGGTCGGCGGGCCTGGCAGTGGCCCGCCTTCTGCACCCCAATCTAGTGCACCGCTATGCGCATAGGCAAGAGGGTTCACTAGGATTGGCGGCGCCCCCTCACCCGGTCCACCGCCCGCTGCGCCGCGCCCTGCCCGTGCTCGCGGTCGAACAGCCAGCCGTCGAACTCCGTCGCCCCGGGCCGCAGGTCCACCTTCAGCGGCCGAGCGGCCACGTACTCGAACTGGCCGTCCGGGACCTGCTCAAGCCACCGGCGAGCCTGCTCGACCGGCACGTCCTCGGGCACGGCGCCCATTGCCGCGTAGACCAGCGCCACCTGGCCACCGCCCCCGCCCAGCCCCGCCTCGTTGAACAGCGCGGCCAGGACCTCGGCCCGGTCCAGCCCCGTGATGTCGATCATGAACGGTCCATCTCCGTCTCGGTGCGGTGGCTGGCCCAGGCGGCCAGCGTCTCGAAGTCGTCGTCGGTCAACCCGGTGGCCGGGTCGACCAGGCGCAGCAGCGCCGGGGCCGCGTGCCGGTCGGCGACGAAGGCGCGGTCGGCGTCGGTCACCTCGTCGTCCACCCAGGCGAACGGCCGCCCGGCGGCGTACTCCAGGAGCGCGGCCAGCTTCCAGTGCACCCCGCCCGGCCGGTCCTCCTCCGGCGCGTCACCGACCGGCACGAGCGGCAGGTCCGGCAGCTGCTCCTCGCCGCCGACCAGGCCGACCGCCGGTCCGATGTAGCGGTTGGCCAGCTCGTTCCAGCTGGTGCACCACACCAGGTCGTACGGCAGTGCGCGCAGCCGGGCGCCGTGGCCGGGGTGCAGCCACACCTTCGGCAGCCGCACGTAGTAGGAGGGCTTGCCCGGGGTGCCGCCGCTGCGCAGGTGGGTCCAGCGGTGCGGCGTGTACCCGGCCGGGCGGCCCTCGGGCCGGGTGCCGTAGGCGTTCAGCGGGCCGTCGACGTCCAGGAAGAGCAGCGGGCGGTCAGCCACGGCCAGCCTCCCGGGCGCCGTGCACGGCGGGCGGGGCAGCGGAGAGCAGCACGTTGTACCGCAGGTGGCTGCTCCGCTCGGCGAGCAGGCCGTTCAGCCTGGCGGCGGCTCCCTGGGCGACCTCCAGCAGGCCGCGCTCGCGGTCGGTCAGGCCGTCCGGGCCGATGGCGGGCTCCCGGGGCTCGAAGCCCTCGGCGCCGCAGTGGACGCAGCGCCAGCCCTCGCCGTCCGGCCCGGAGTGGGTGGTCTCGGTGTCGTGGTCGTAGGTGTCCCCGCAGACCACCCCCGCCCGGTCGTCGGCCAGGGCCTGTTCCAGGCCCTTCGGCGGGTATGTCACGGTGCTCCTCCTTCGAAGTGCTGTGTTGCTGAGTTAAGCATCTCTGCGGTCAGCGCGGCTGCGCCTCGGTGATCGACCAGTCGGCGGCGGCCCAGGTGGTGGCGCCGGTGTCGGGGTCGGTGCTCGGTTTCCAGGCCAGCGGGCCGCCGTGGGCCTCAGCCTCGTGCCGGGCGCCGCTCAGGTCCCCGTGCCGGGTGTGCTCGGCGCCGCGCAGCAGCAGCACCCGGGGGCGCCGGTCGGCGGGGACGGCCACCACGGTGTGGGCGGAGCGCTCCTCCCAGCCCCAGGCGCCCGTCGTGAGCAGCTGCGCGCCGGGGGCCAGGGAGGCGGCCATCAGCGCGCTCTCGATGTCGGTCCCCTTCCACAGCTCGGTGCGGTCGGGTGCCAGGACGGCCATCATCCGGTCCGTCACTCGGTGAGTCATGATCGTTTCATCTCCTCGTGTCCGGCCACCGTAGTCGGCGGCCGGGTAGCGGGCGCGGGGTTTGTCCGGGCCCATGATGGGCGGGGCGGCCGACACTCCCCCTGGCGCCGGGTGGTGGCGGCGCAGCGGCTGGCCATACTGGCCCGACCGCCGCCGGGCCGGGCGTGAAGGCGGCGCAGCGGGCCCAGGCGGGCCCCGGGAACCTCCGCCGGGGTCCTGGGCCCGCCCACGCCCGTTGAGCGCCTAGCCTGGTGGCATGACACCTACGCGCTTCTTGATGTGCCCCGAGTGCGGCGGACCGGCTCCGGTAGACCCGTTCAACCAGATGGGCCCGCACGACCAGCCCGACGGCAAGCCCTGCGTGATGTCGTGGGATGACGGGGGCCGGGCGTTCCTGGCCAAGGCGGACGCGGACTCCGCCTGAGCCCTACGGAGGGCAGGGCCCTCACCGGCGCAGCGCCGCGAGCAGCTCGGTGTACTTCTCCGGCTGCTCCTCGGGCCAGACGCCGTAGCCGTTGCGGGCCTCGTTCAGGTCGTGGGTGATCGCGGAGTACAGGGCCAGGACGGCCGGGTTGTTGCTGATCTCGGAGCGGTCGGCGGTCCAGTCGAAGCCGGTGTCCTCCAGCCACCCGGCGATGATCATGGCGCGGGTCTTGGTCCGGCAGTCCATCGCCACGATGACGCCCGGGGTGGCGTCGGCGGTCGGCAGGGCGACGGTCCAGGCCATCGGGGAGTGGTTCGAGGGCTTGCGGCGGGCGACGACCAGAGTGGCCGGGGCGGCCGGGCGCGGCGGCTTGGCGGCGGGCTGCTCCGGTGCGGGGTGCTCGGCGAGCAGGGCCTTCACCTCGTCCAGGGTGTCGTACGCCTTGAACAGGCTGCTCCCGCCCCAGGTGCGGGCGGCGGCGGCCTTGAGCACGGCGTCCGTGGCGCAGCGGCCGGACTCGACGAGCAGGATCTTGTGGTCCTTGGGCAGCACGGCGGCCGTGGCGAAGGTGCGGCCGTCCGGTCCGCGCATCGCCTTCACCGTGCCGTCGCGGCGCACCGAGGTGACCAGCGCCGGAGTGAAGGTGACGGCCTCGGAGGGCTGCTCCTGGTTGATGTAGAAGGCGCGGTGGACCTCGCGGTAGACCGCGAGCTGTCCCCGGGTAGCGCGCAGCGGGGCGGTGGTGGTCATCGGTGTCTCCGGTTCTTGGCAGGGTTGGTGACAGGCAGGAACCTAGTGCAACGCTGTGAGTATGCGCAAGGTGTTCACGAGAACGTGATGGCCGCGACCGCCTCCAGCGTCATCGGCCCGCGCTGCGCCACCGGCCGGGGAGCGGCCGACCGCCGGACCTCCCCCCGGTCCACGGACACCGCGTACGGCGGCTCCGGCAGGGCCCCGACGTCCCCCTGCACCCTGACGCGCCCGGCGCGCCACTCCCCCTGGACCGCCCCCATCACCTGCGCCCAGTGCGCCCGCGCCTGCGGCAGTTGCCCCGGCCCGTACGGGTGCGCCATCACCCGGGCCGCCCGCGTCTCCCCCACCCGGGCGGAGATCCTGGTGATCCACTCCCGCCGCTCCCAGGCCGGGGCTCCGCCGGTCGTGGTGCGCACGTCGGCGGCCCAGTGCTGAACCAGGGTGCGCCACCCGTTCTCGTGCACCACGTCCACGGTGCGCAGCAGCGCGGCGGCGGGGTCGGGGCGGGCGGCGGTCTCGATCGGGTGGGGGCTCATGGCAGGTCGTCCCTCCGTGGCAGGCGGCAGGCAGGCGGTGGGTGATGCGGATTCCGTCGCCGACTGGCAGTGATCGTGCGGAATCCGTGGCTCGGCCCTAGGGGGCGAGACGACGGAATCCGTAGATTGGGCTACGGATTCCGTCGTCGGGGGTGGCGGCCCGGACGGGGGGCTCAGCCGGTGTGGACGGTCTCGCCGTCGACGGTGACCTTGATCGGGATGGTGCCGTCCGGCCGGGTCGCGGTGCAGTCGTCGTCCTTGGAGGCGACGCCGATGAGCAGGGTGCCGTCCGGCTCGAAGGAGACGAACACCCACGTCCCCCCGATCTCCAGGGTGGGGCCCGCGTACATGTCGGCGGGGTGGAACTGGGCGTCGTCGTTGGCGCGCTCGGCGTCGGCGGCGGAAGAGATCATGGCGAGTTCTCCAACTGGCTTGGCAGGGTTGTGAGTTGGCCGGACCGTGGCAGTGGTCGGCCGGTCCGCCCGGCGCTGCTCCGTGGCAGGGTGGCGCAGCGCCGGGGCGTGAACTGGCTTGCAGGGCTTGGCAGTTGCCCGGGTTGGGTCAGGCGGTGTGGTGCAGGTCGAGCACGCGGCCGACGTTGCCGCTGCCCGCCCCGGGGGTGCGGTGCGCGGCGCACCGGGGGTCGAAGTCCACGACGCTGCCCAGGGGGCTGGAGGTGACGAACACGACGGCCGACGCCTCCCCGCACACGTCCCCGGCGCTGCTGGTGAGCACGCGGCACGGGCGGGCGGCCCAATACCGGAGGATGGCGTCCCGGCCGTCAGGGGTGAGCTGGGCGTCCCACCCGGTGGGGGTGTCGGCGACCAGGCCGAGCCGGGCGGCCCGGTGGCGGGCGGTGCGGTGCTCGTCGCCGGTGACGGAGTGCTGAGTCAGCAGGCGCTCCAGGACGGTGCGCACGGGGCGGGACAGCGGGGCGGCGGTGGCGGGCATGGCGGCCTCTCTGGCGGTCTGGGCGGGGTGCTGGAGGGAGCGGGGCGCAGCGGGCGGTGCTGCGCCCCGTGGGGGCGGCGTGGGCGGCTTCAGCCGGTGAACACCTCGCGGTCGCCCACGGTGATCCGCAGGGGGACGGTGTCGTCGGCCCGGACGAGGCCCGGGGCGGCGGTCTCCAGGTTGACGGACACGCACAGGGTGCCGTCGTCGTCCAGGTAGGCGTACACCTGGGCGCCGCCGATCTCGATGCACGGCAGCGTGCCGGGCTCGGCCGGGTCGGCGGGCAGGAAGGTGGCGGCGGCGTTGGCGGTCTTCGGGTTCACGGCGGTCTCTCCTCGCGGTCGTCTGGCCAACTGGCTTGCGGTGGTGGCTAGTTGCTCTGTCCGGGGCGCCAGGCGGGCGGCTGGGCCAGGGTGGCGATGCCTTCCAGCTCCGGGAACAGGCGCAGCAGGTCATCGGTGGTGCTCGGGGTGAGCCGCTCCATCAGGTCGACGATGACCATGCCCCGGCTCGGCTCGACCCCGAAGCGCTCGGCGTAGGCCGCGACGTCCACGGCCACCATGAAGTTGAGCGGGATCGTGACGGGCTCGGGCTGGGCCGGGGTGCGGTCGGTGCTCACGAGGGCCTCCAGGGGGCCTACAGCGGCCGCTGCGCCCCGGTGTGGGGCGCAGCAGCGGCGCGGGTGTCAGGCGGTCGGCTCGGTGGCGCTGGTGGCGTCGGGGGTGGCGTCCGGGTCGGTGTCGGCAACGCCCGGGTACGTCCACTGGTTGGCGTTCTCGGGGAAGGGCCAGCGCAGCGCGGTCAGCTGGGCGCGGGTCTGGGGCGACAGGTAGAACATGCTGGAGAGGGTGTGCCCGGCGAACAGGTTGACCCAGGCCGGGGGGTCGACGGGCATCCGGCGCTTGCAGGAGCAGTAACCCTGCTCCTCGGGGTCGCACTCGGCGTCGTGCAGGGTGCGGTACTGCTGCGGGGCGGGGTTGACCAGGGTGACCAGGCGCCAATCCTGCACGGTGCCGCCCATGATGCTGGGCTTGCCGGTGTCGATGATCTCCCAGAGGCACAGGGTGCGGTTCTTCAGGTCGGCGTCGTCGGCGGCGGCGTCCAGGGCGTCCCGGACGGGGCCGAAGTTCATGTTGTCGGTGAGGGTGTCGCGGCTGAGGGTGGTGAGACGGAAGCCGGTGCGGATTCCGGCGGCGGGGGTGGTGGCGTTCACGGTGGGCTCCTGAGGGGCTGTAGGGGGTGCTGGGCGGTCTGCGGGCCCCCGCTGCGCCGCGCGGGGCGCAGCGGGGGCTGTGGGGCTGTCAGGCGGCGTGCTGGGCGGCGTCGGTCTGGTCGTACGGGAGGGGGATGGGGGCGGGCAGGGTGCGGGTGGTCTCGGGCCACCCCTTGCGCCACTCCTCGACCACGGTCAGCACGATGGGGCCGGTGACGCCGTAGTAGGCGGCGAGCACGCGCACGGCGTCGTCCTTGGTGGTCTGGGCGGTGCCGACGACGCACCCGGCGGTGCCCTCCTCGGCGTACCACTTGCCGTCTTCGGTGATCACGCAGCCGCCGAAGTTGGCGGAGGTGACCAGGCCCTTGCCGCGTTCGACCATGTCGACGGCGACGGCGGTGGTGGTCATGATCGCGGTGAGCGCGTCGGCGGCGGCCCGGTGGGTGGCGACGGTCTTGGCGCAGTCGGCGGCGGACTTCTCGGCCTTGGTGGCCACGGTGGTCCAGTGGTGGGCGCGGTCGTCGCCGGGGCGCTCGGCGAGGGCCCGGCGGTGGCGCTCGGCTTCGGCGGTCTCGCGGCGCTCCTGGTCGGCCCAGTGGGCGGCGCTGCGCTCGTGCTCGGTGCGGAAGCGCTCCAGGGTGGGGGTGTCGGTGACCACCATGATCACGCCCACCTCGTCCCGGGTCTTGCCCGCGTACAGGGTGATGGTGCCGCCGTTGTTGATCATGACCTCCCCGTGCTCGGCGCGGACGCGCTCCACCGCCTCCCAGACCTCGGCCGGGGTCTGGTGGGTGAGGGGGCGGGAGGTGCCGCCCCAGGTGTCGGCGTAGCCGTAGGCGGGGGCGGTGAGGTGCTCGCGGGTGACGGGGATGCCCTTGACGGGGCGCAGCGGGGTGCCGGGGGTCACGCGCAGCATGGGCACGTGGTAGGTGCTCTGGGCGCCCCGGTGCTGGGAGGTGCGTTCGACGTCGTAGCCGCGCTGCTCCAGGGCGGTGGCGATGTCGTCGAGGGCGGTGGCGTCGGTGCCCTCCCAGGTGACGGCGACTTCCCCGGGGGCGGTCTGAGAGACCTGGTAGCCGGTGTGGGGGTTGCGCCGGATGCCCTTGTCCGTGAGTGCGGTGGTGGTGGCGAGTTGGCGGGAGATGGTGGCGGCGTGGGCGGTGGTGGCGGGCTTCGCGGTCATCTCGGTGGCTCCCTGGGCGGTGGTCGGTCGAACGCAACAAGGCCAAGCTAGTGCACAGCGATGAGTATGCGCAAGCTGTGTCACTAGATTGGCTGGCCGGGCCGGACAACAGGCCGCCCCGCTGCTCCCGTCACCAGGGGCGCAGCGGGGCGGCCACCGCCACGGGCTCACTGCTCGCTCGGGTCTCCTGCTTCCTGCTCGAACACGTACGCCCGCCCGCCCACCTCGAAGATCAGCACGTCCTCACGGCTGAGGTAGTACCACTCCCCCGCCGACCGCCAGTCCACGAAGTCCGCCAGGCCCGTCAGGATGCCCATGCGGTCACGCCCCTCGTACTCGCTGCGGGCCCACGCCGCCACCGAGTCGAACACCCCCTGGTAGGCGTCCTCCGCGATCTCCTCCAGCTCCAGGGCCGTCACCTCGTGCTCGCCGTTGCGCTGCTCCACGAACAGGCCCATGGCGTTCACCGCGTGCTCCCCGTGCGCGTCCACCAGCTGCGCGACGGTCTCAAGCCACTGGTGCCCCTCCTCGGCAAGCACCTCGAACCCGTCCCGGCCCACCTCGGCCACGGCCGCGATGATCTCCCGCTCCCCCCGGGCCGCCCGGTCCGCCAGGGCGTAGCCGACCACCCCGAGGGAGTCCAGTTCCGCCAGCCGCTCCGTGTCGCCCGCCTCGGCCGCCTCGATGCGCTGCTCCGCGAACGCCCCGTGCACCAGCGGGTCACCCTCGAACTCGGCCAGCAGGCCCTGGATACGCGCGTCGCAGTCGAACTTGCCCATGGTGATCTTGAACCCTCTCAGTACCGTCCAACGCCCCGGGACCACCCCGGACCGCCCCACCCAAGGGGGCGCAGCACCACCGCCACGCCCCCGCCCACCGCAACGCTAGGCCACCTCGGCCACCGGCTTGACCACCGCGACCATCAGCCGCTGCCACTTCGCCAGGATGCCGCCCGGGGGCACGTCCTCCAGGGTGATCACGCTCTCACCGCGCCCCTGCTCCCGGTACCCGGCCACCACCGCCGAGCGCACCAGCGCCACCGCCCACGCCCGGTCACCGTGCTTGCTCCGGGTCGCGTGGGTGGGGAACTCCTCCCACACCCCCTCGAACAGCTCGCCCTGGGGCACCAGCGCCTCAGCGATGGCATCCGCGTCCGCCCGGCGCCGCTCCCCCTCCCGGTGCCAGTCCAGAATGGTCTGGTCCACCACGCGCAGCGCTGCGCCGTCGCGCCCCTCGATCAGCAGCACGCCGAACCCGGCCGCCTCCAGCGCCGCCTTAGCCTTGCCCACGGTGTCCGCGTGCCCCTCCGGCGCAGCGATGCGCGCCCCCTTGTCGTCGGAGAACGCCCGCTGGAACGCCGCCTGGTTCTGGGCGCGGTAGTACCAGGACACCGTCACGGACGTGCCCCCGCCCTCACCCCGGCCGGGCGCGTCCTGCCGGAAGCCGTCGCTGTGCACGCCGAAGAACCCTCCGGACTTGACGCTCTGCTCCAGCCCGGCCCCCTTCAGCACCCGGGTGATGGACCCCTTGACCGGCTCACGCACCGGCGCGGGCGCGGCCACCTCCACCACCGCCTGCTGCTCCCCGCCCTCACGCTGCTCCCGCTCGGCGCGGACCTCGGCAAGGGTGGCGTCCAGGGCTGCCTGGCGGTCGGACTCGATGCCGGTGGCCGTGGTGAACCCGGTGTCGGTGAGGACGTAGCCGCCGTCCCCGGCGGCGCTCAGGTAGCCGTCGGCCGCGAGCGACACCAGGGTGCGCAGGTTGCCGGTGACGCGGCGCAGCGGGTTGTCGAGGGGGCTTTCGATCCCGGTGAGCAGGGCCTTGGACTTGGCGGGGCTGAGCTTGCGGGCCATGGGGTCCTCCGGTGCTTGGCAGGGCGTTGGTGACAGGAAGAAAGCTAGTGCACCGCTGCGCGTATACGCAAGTGGGTTCACGAGACTTCCCGGCGGGCCAGGGTGACAACCGGCGCCCCATCACGGCCGGTAACACGAGGTGGAGTCACCACCACGAACTATGACAATCAGTGACCAAAGGGGAAGGGCGCGCTACCCGGTCTCCCAGGTGCGCGCCCCGCTGTTGTGCCCCCGCTTCTGCCCTACTCCTCGGACCACCAGTCGGTGAGGGCCGGGTCGAGGAACGCGGCGTACTGCTCCTCTCCCAGGAACTCCCGCAGGCGCGGAGTCACCACCTGGGCCGTGGTGAACTCCTCCCACTCCGCGTCCACGTCCGCGCGGGCGGTCTCGTTGCGGTCCAGCCACACGGTGAAGTCCCCGGCGCTGCGGTCGAAGTCCCGAGCGTTCTCGACCAGGTGGTGCAGCAGGTCCTGAAGGATGGGGGTGCTACCGAAGGGCCCCCGGGTGCCGTACTCGCCCGGGGTCTCGTACTCAACCAGGAGGTAGCGGCCGTGGTGCCCGGACAGGGCGCCGTCTTCCTTGTCGTCCCCGAGCGCGATCCCCGTGCCGTCCAGCAGGGCGCGGAACAGGATGACGGCCCAACGCTGAATCTGAACGGTCCCCGGGTCGGCGGTACCGATGTGATGGAAACGGGCGGTGATGGCGTTGACCTTGATGCGGCCGGACGCGGCGATCTGCTGGGCCATGGTCGTGGGGTCTCCCTCTGGGGTAGGTCAGTTGGTCGGAACGTCGGCGGGGCCAGCGATGTACCAGCGATCACGATGGGGGCCACCACCGAAGCGGAAGACGAGCGGGCCGACGTGGATGTCTTGGTCGGTGGGGACGTCCACGTAGCTCGCCCAGTGGAGATTGCCGTTGAGCGCCTCAACGATCTTGATGGCGAGTTCGCTCCGGCTGGGGTCGGAACTGGGATTCCGGGCCATGGTTCTCCAATCGGGCCGGGCCCGCCCGGCAGTGGTACCGGGCGGGCGGGGGCGGTCAGCGCATGGTGAGGATGTTGTCCCGGGAGGACATGATGGCGGGCTGGTCGGTGTCGGCGTTCTGAACGAGCCAGGCCCGGCGGCCGTGCAGGGTGGTGGTGTCCCGCAGGATGGCCGGGAACGAGCCGCCGCCCTGGAGCGAGACGACGTTGACCAGGGTGCCGCTGGGGAAGTCGGAGACCACCGGGGAGCACTCGGTGGCCAGCCACTCCGCGCCGCCGTCGTCGGTGACCTTGACGCGGGTGGGCTCGCCGTCGCGGTAGACCATGCGGGCCACCCTGCGGACGGTGCCATCGGCAACAGCGACCCGGGCATCCCGGGGGTAGTCGAAGTGAGCCGGGGTGGGGGTGGTGGGGTAGACGGCGAGCCCGGCCGGGCCGGAGACGGCGGCGCGCACGTACTCGTTGCGGGTGACCAGGTTGGTCTCGATGCTGGCCCGCCACTCCCGGTACGGGTCGTTGGTGAAGGCGTCGACGATGGCGCTCAGCTTGGGGCCGGTGACGCGGACGACGCCGGGGCCGCCGCTCTCGACGGTGCAGCCGGTCAGCCCGGCGGCGTCGAGCAGGTCGAGGGCGGGGCCGATGGGCGAGTGGCTGCGGTGGCCGACGCGGTCGGCGATGGGGCCGCTGTTGGGGGCGTCGGGCGCGGGGGTGGTGTCGGTCATCTTGGTCACGGTGCCGGAGAGTTCGCGGATCACGATCACGTCGCGGCCGTCGTCGCTCTTCTGGCGGGTGACGGCGGCGCCGCGCCACACGGCGGCCACGATCCGGGCGCGGACCAGGGGCGGGGTGATGATGCGGCCGGGCTCGGGGATGCCGTTGGCGGTGACGCTGGTGTTGTACCGGTTGGGGTAGGTGCCGGTGGCGGGGTTGCAGGCCATGGCGTCCGCGATGGTGCGCACGTGGTCCCTACGGGCCTTGCTCGCCTGGGCGTCGTCGTCACCGGTGGGGGGCTCCTCGGCGTGGCGGACGGCTTCGGCGCGCCCGGCGGCGGTGAGCAGCACGCGGCGGTTGGTGCCGGTGCCGTGCTCGAAGGCCAGGTCACGGCGGATGAGGGCGTTGGCGGTGCCCTTGGGGGCGTGGACCTCGTGGCCGAAGGCGGTGAGGGCGTCGAGGAGGGCGGTGATCATGGTCGGGGTGAGCTTGGCGGGCTTGTCCGTGGCCATGGTGGTCTCCAGTCCTTGGCAGGGTTGGGTGGTGACAGGAAGAAAGCTAGTGCACCACTTCGCGTATACGCAAGTGGTTTCACGAGAGTGGGGCCGGGCGGCCCGGGGTGACGGGGCCGCCCGGCTGTCTAGTCAGTAGTCCAGGCCCCACGCGGTCATGCGCTCGGACCACTCGCCCAGCACGGTGTGCACGGCCGTCAGGTCGTCGTACGTGGCGGTGCCGTCGTCCACCAGGCCGAGCACGCTCATGCCCGCCATGTTGGCGTCGGCGATCTCCTCGCGGGTTTGCGCCCGGTGCTGGCGGAAGCCGGGCAGGTACTCGCCGTAGACGGTGAGAGCCACGTCGGCGACCGCGAACACCCACGACGTGTAGGTGCCCCACGGGCTGTGTTCGATGTCGTCCCGCATCATCTCGGCCATGATCGCGTCGTAGCCCGGGGTGCGGCCGGTCTCGGGGTGCTCGGGCAGGCGGGCCGCCGCCTTGTGCCACTGGGCGTAGCGGGCCATGGTGCGGAACGCGGCGGCGACGTCGTCGGTGGTCACCTCGGTGTCGGTGACGTCGTCGGTGTCGATCATGTCGAACACCATCGCGGCCGGGTAGGTGTCACGGTAGGCGTTGGCCACGACTGCCGGGGTGGCGTGCGCGGTGGTGTCGTCGAGCGCGGTCCCGGTCCGGGCGTAGTGCACGGCGCTCAGCGCGATGATCCAGTCGACGATGGTGTCGTGGTCCAGGTCGTTGGTGCGGATCTCGTCGATGAGCTCGCGGTAGCCCTCGGTGTTCCAGCCGACGCGGATGCCCTGGGGGGTGCGGTTGACGGTGGTCCCCAGGATCTCCCACCCGTCGGTTTCGATGCCGGGCCAGTCGGCGGCGGTGGGCTCGCTCGCGCCGCCGAAGTACAGGTGGGTGTCGGTGGTCTCGCCGGGGCGGCCGATGACCAGTTCGACGTGCCAGCGGGCCTCGGACGGGGCGACCTGCGGGCGGGGGGAGGGCATGGCGGGCATGAGGGCTCCAGGGGCGTTCGGGTGCGGTGGTGACAGGAAGAAATCTAGTGCACTGTCATGAGTATGCGCAAGACAGTGCACAAGAATGGGTGCCGCCCCGTCGTCTCCCGGGGCGGCACCCTCTCTCTCCGCAGCGTCAGGCGGGGAGCACGGTCACCGTGATCTCGTCCTCCCGTTCGACCGCCCACCCAGCGGCCCGGAAGGCGGCCTCATGGGCCCCGGAGAGGGCGCGGGCGAGCTGCTCCCCCTCGCCGTCCGCCCAGACGTTGCACGGGGCGGTGACGCTCACCCGGTCGTGCAGCCTGGTCAGCTCGTCGGCCGGGGTGTTGTCCACGTTCACCGAGCCGTCGCGCAGGTGGGCGGGGAGCTGGGGGTAGACGCGGTGGCCGATGGTGCCAAGCTCGGTGTTCTCCCGGCTGAACCCGGCCCGCCACAGCACCTTGCGCGCCTCCACCACGGCCGGGGTGTCCGGGCGCAGGCCGTCCCGGGGATCGGTGAGGCTGCCGTCCGCCTCCACCGTGAGCCCGTAGCCGTAGCCGACCTGGGGCGCCAGGGTGCTGCTCTCCCGGGCGTTGAGGCCCTCGGCGCGCAGCGCGGCGACGGCCGCCCGGACCTTCTCCACCGGGGTGGCGTGGGAGAAGTTGACCAGGCAGTAGACGGCGGCGGTGGCGTGGTCGGGGATCGTGTACCGGGCCGGGTCGGAGCAGTGGCCGGGCATCCTGTCCGCCTTGACCAGGCCGAGGGTGGACAGGATGGAAGTCACCTTCCCTGCAAGGGAGTTGGGGCCGTCGCCGGGGATGATGTGCCAGACCATGTGGACGGTGCCGGTGCCCAGGGCGGCGGTGGCGGCGATCATGTCCGGCCTGCTGGCCACGGCGAGGAGCGAGCGGTTCCCGTAACGGGTCTTCAGCCACTGGTCGACCTGGGCGCCGGTGACGGTCAGCTCAGAGCGCTGCTTGCCGTCCAGGTAGGCGGTCTGGCGGTACATGGCGGCCGGGTCGGTCTTGACGGCCAGCCACTGGGCGCGGATGCGCTCGCTGTCGTCGGCCGCCGGGCGGCTCCACTCCCCCGTGCTGTTCTCGCCACGCTGCCAGCCGGTGCGGGTGAGGGCCTCGGCGTAGCGGGCGCGGCGCTCGGCCGGGTCGTGGTCGGTCTCCCAGCCCCTCGGGTGCTCGTGCAGGACCAGGAGGCCGGTGTAGGCGCCGCGCAGGTCGAAACTGGTCATGACGGTGAAGCCCTCGTGCTGCTCGCCCATGGGGGCGAAGCCCGCGCGGCTCAGCGCCTGGGCGGCGGCGTCGCGGTCGGCCTCGGCGCGGGCCTGCTGCTGGGGCAGGTCGCGCAGGGCGGCGAGCAGCTCGGCGGCGGTGGCCGCGTTGGCGGCCTGGCGGTGGGGAGCGGGGTGGCTGCGGTCGGTCAGCGCGTGCCAGCGCAGGCTGTCAGGGTTGCTGCTCTGTCGCCAACTCACCTCGTAGGAACGGCCGTTGGCGGTAGTGAACAGCCACCAGTTCGACTCAGGGAACTTCGGGTTCATGGGGCGGATGGACTCGCCGTCGCCGACCAGGGGCATGGTGCGGACGATGCGCGGCACCTCGGGCAGAGCGCGGACGGCGGCGCGGTAGCAGACGTGGGGGAACTCGGCGCCCTCCTCGTGGGCGGTCCACCCGCCGGTGATCTCGTAGCCCTCCCGGCGGATGTGCTCGGCGACCTCGTTCAGCGTCACGGCCTCGGGGGTGGCGACGCCGTGACCGCCCACCTGCCAGTGGTTGCAGCGGCACACGCAGTCGAGGGCGATGGAGACGCCGACGAACGGGGACGCCTTGAACACGCGGACCTGCCGGGCGACGTGGTCGCAGGCGGGGGCGGCCGGACGGTGGGCGCGCGGCAGCGGGCGCGGCTGCACGGGGCCGGTGACGGCCTCACCCACGGTGGCGAAGGCGCCGAACGGCGGCTGCGGGACCACGGCGAAGGCGGGCTCAGGGTCGGCCACGGCCACGGGCGCGGGGGCAGCGTCGGGGGCCGAGGCGGGCTGCTCGAAGACGTCGACACCTTCGGTGACGCGGACGGCGGCCAGCGGCGCGCGGTCGAGGAGCTTGGCCACCTCGTCCAGGGCGGCCTGGCCGCGCTCGGCGGAGGCCCGGTAGGCGTCGCCGTCGCTCCGGCCGCAGGTCCAGGCGACCCGGACGCGGTTGCTGCCGCGCAGGCGGCGCAGGTACAGGCCGTCGGTGTCGAAGCCGCCGAGCTTGTCGGACTGGGCGAGCGTCAGGCTGGCCCGCTTCAGCGCGGCGCGGACGGCGGGGACGCTGAGCGCCGGGGCGGCGGGCGCGGTCTCGGGGGCGGGGGCGACGTCGGGCAGGTTCTGGGCGAGGGCCTCGGCGCGGTGGTAGACGGCGAGGTACCCGTTCGGCAGGACGTGGACGACGTGCAGGCCCCTGGCGCGCAGGGCCTCGGCCATCGGCTCCAGGTCGATCCCGTAGCCGTGGACGGTGACGCAGCGGCGCTTGGTGTCGCTGGAGGCGGAGAAGCCGTGGCGCTTGGTGTCGCTGTAGCGGGGGAACTCGGCGGTGTCGAGCATGGCGGAGATGCTGGCGCCGGTGATGCCGAACGAGCGGGCCTTGCGGCGGGCGGCCTTGGTGGCGCGCTCGACGCAGCGGGAGTCGGTGCAGGGCTGACCCTTGCGCAGGGCGTGGTGGTCGAGGTGGCCGTTGATCTTGCCCGCGTTCTTGACGGAGAGGGGGCAGGCGTCGAGGGCGGTCTGGTCGTAGAGCCAGGGGCGGTCGTACGGGTCGCGGGCCTTCAGCGGGGCGGCGTCGACGTCGTCGATCAGCGTCTTGGCCCAGGTGATGGCCTCCTTGGGCGTCATGGTGCGGTTGGGGGCGGGCACGAGGTGGTCGTTGATCTTGATGATCGTCGGGTTGTACTGGTTGCCCTGGGGACGGGTGGCCTCGATGGTGCGGCCCTTGTGGGTGGTCTTCACGGCAGGTCTCCCGGTTGCTCGGGGGCGGTCTTCCTTGGCACCGCTGAATCTAGTGCAACATAATGAGTATGCGCAAGATGGTTCACTAGATTCGTTCTGGAGACGCCTCGGCGGCCGGGCCCGGTAAAGGGGCTCCGGCCGCCGAGGGCAGGAAGAACCGCAGGTCAGGAGGTCTCCTCCACGGCCTCCACCGCGCCCCGGTTCTGGGTGAACGAGACGATCCGCACCAGGCCGACCGCCTCCAGGTACTCGACGTCGGCCGCGTGGACGCTCGCGGGCTCGTAGGCCCGGCGCTTGCCGCCCTTGCCCGGCTTGTCGACCCAGTGGACGGCCCGGCGGTTGGCCCGGATCGTCTCCAGCAGGGTCTCCTGTGCCTTGGTCAGGTGCTGGGGCAGCTCGGCAGCCAGGTCGGCCGCCAGCGCGGCGACCTCGTCGGGGGTGGCGACCCAGACCCGGCGAGCGGCGTTCGGGGCGATGTCGCCCCGGGACAGCGTGGGGCGGCCAGTGACGCCGTCGACCCACACCCGCCGGGGCAGCTCCGCCAGCGGGTTCGTGAACCGGTCCCGCTCGACCTTGCCGTACTCGTCCGTGTCGACCCAGGTGAGCAGCTTGGCCGCCGCCGCGTCCCGCACGTGCAGGTACGCGCCGTACTTGCTGGTGTTCAGGGCGATGGCGACCGCCGTCGCGACGTTGATCAGCGGCCGGAGCCCGGTGCCCTCGTCGACCTTGCTGCCGGTCACCGCCGCCACCACGGCGGACAGCTCGACATCCTCGGGCTTGTAGCGGTGCACGACCTGGTCGGCGGTCAGGTCGCCCCCGGCGACCAGCTCGGCGAGGTAGCGCAGGCCGTTCGGCTTGTCGTGGCCGGGCACCTCCAGGGCGTCCAGCCACACCTCGAACTGCGCGCGGATACGGGTGATGCCCAGGCCCAGCATCACGCGCTGTTCCTCGGTCTGCGCGTCCAGCACGGCCCGGGTGAGCTGGCGCAGCCGGTCGCCGCAGGCGACGGCCTTGGCCTCCCAGTCCGTTTCGAACGGGCGCTGCTCGGGGCGGGGCGGGTCGAAGCTCTCCGGGGCGGGCGGCATGGCGCGGCCGTCCGGGGCAGCCATGATCACCACGTGCTCGGCGCCGCCGCCGCGCAGCTCCTCGGCGCGCACCTGGGCGTCGTCCCACACGTAGTCGTCGGCGCCGGTGTGGCGCTCGCCGCCGCTGGTCCAGGCGAGCACGTAGCGCTTACCGGCGGGCAGCGCCGAGGCCGGGGCCGTCGCCCACACCACGGCACTGCTGGCGACGACGTCCCGCCAGCCGTAGCCGCGCAGGGCCTGGGCGTAGGCGTTCAGCTTGTGGTCAACGCTGTTCGGCTCCTCGCCCGGCTGGGCGCCCATGACCCGGGTGCCGTCGAGGAACTCAAAGACGCGGACGTCGTACTCGCTGCCCTCGACGTAGAAGCCGCTGGCGGCGGGGTTGCCGGTGCGGATGTCGTCGCCCACCACGCGCACCGCGCGCTGACCGTCGTCCGTGAGCACGTGGACGGCGGCGCGCACAGTGGCCAGGCGGTCGAAGCGCGGGGAGGTGCCCTCGGTGATGTTGGTGTCGGTGGGCGGGGTCACCCACAGCAGCTGCGACGAGGCCATCTCGTCGAAGGTCCACCCGGCGGCGGCCAGGGCCTGGCCGTACTCCCTGAGCTTGGTCAGGGCCTTGCGGTCCTTGGTGTCCCGGACCCAGGTCAGCTCACCGGCGGCGTAGTCGTAGACGGCGATCCGGTCGTCGCGGCGCTGGACGACGAACCCGGAGGTCTGCTCGAAGTCCTCGGGGTCATCCGTGACGGGGGCGGGGTGGTGCCCAGCGGCGGCCAGCACGCGGACGGCGGCCTGCACCACGGCGTCGTCGGCCTGGTCCGGGTAGCAGCCGTGGGCGGTGCCGCCGTGGACGACGACCGTCCCTTCGATGGGCTCGGCCACGCGGACGGCCAGGACGGTGGCGGGCTGCTGGGGCACGGCGGTGTTCTCCTCGGTGGTGTCGGGCTTGGTGGTGGCGCTGGCGATCCAGAACTTCTTGCTGGGGTGGTGGAGAGTGTCGGACATGTGCTCGGTGTAGGTGGCCAGGCCCTTCTCCACCAGGGACTGGACGGTGCGCAGGCTGATGCCGTAGCCCGCGTGAAGCTCGCCCTCCTGGAGGCGCTTCCACGCGTCGGCCTGGGCCGGGGTGAGCGTGATGCCGTCGGGGGTGGTGAACGTCTCCGGCTTGGCCTTGACGGGCTCGGGACGGGTGCTCGTGCCGGTGACCTTGATGATGTGCTGGTCGGTGCGGTCGTAGACCTCGGCCGTCCAGCCGTCGGCCCGCAGGGCCTGCACGAACTCGCCGATGTCGTCCTGCAGGGCCTCGCTGACGCCGACGTCGACGCTGTCCAGGCGCTCGAACGCGAAGTACGCCTTCGGGCCCTTCCCGGCGGCCTCCAGGGTCTGAACGACCCGGGCGACGACGGGGGCGCCCTCCACGCGGGGGCGCGGCTCGGCGAGCGCGGTGACCTCCAGCGCCCCTTCGCGCGGGGACTTCTCGTTGTGCTCGACGTCGAAGAAGTCGGAGAGGTACGCGGCGTAGTCGGCCGCGAACTCCCGTGCGATCCGCTCGCTGCTGCCCAGCCCGACCTTGTCCAGGTGAGGGCCCCAGTAGAGGGAGACGTAGGAGCGGGCCCCCGCGCCACCGCTGCTCAGGCGGGCGCCGGGCTTGACGGAGGGGTGGGTGTAGCTGGACTCCACCTTCACGGAGACCTGGAACCCGGCCCGCTTCAGGCGGGTCTGGACGAGGGCGACGGTGATCGTGGGCTTCGTGGTCTCGGGCATCAGGGGCTCTCCGGTGGTAGCGCAGGTGGCGACACCGGTGAATCTAGTGCACACCAATGCCCATACGCAAGTTGTTTCATTAAAGTTGTCATGACCTGGGCAGCTCCTGCCTTGTCACACCGGTCACGCTAGGACCCTGAGCCGACATCCCCGAGCGACGCTCCCAGTCCCCCACCGCCTCCGCCGCCGACCCGGTCCGGACCGCCGCAGCGGTACGGCGGGCCAGCCGCGCCAGCGCCCGGCGGCCGGTCACCGGGGTCTGCGGCAGCGGCTGGCCGGGCCAGCGCAGCCGGTGGGCCCGGTTCAGGTGCTCGACGCCGGGTCCGCACTCCCCCTCCCGCTCGCACCGCACCTCCGGCCGGTCCGGATGGGCCTGGCCGCACTCCCCGGCGCTCACGCGGAACCGGCCGGGGCGAGCGCGGCCAGGTGGACGGCGAGCAGCTCGGCGTACTCCTCGTCGTGGCGCGCGGCCAGCTCGGCCCAGGCGCCGTGCTGGGCCTTGGCCATGAGAGCCGCCTGCCGCTGCTCGTCCTCGGCCTGCATCCGGGCGGCGTGGGCCTCCCGCGACTCCCAGACGGGGCGGTTCTGGCCCCGGCGGAACGCGCTGGTCCTGACGGCGAGCCCGTTGACGGTCATGGCGGCGAGGAGGTTCTTCAGGGTGTAGTGGGAGACGGCCTTCTGTATCTGGTCCGACGTCACCAAGTCGCCCGGGTCGACGCCCTGGAGCAATGCGACCCGGTAGGCGATCTCGGTCATGGACAGCGGCCCGGCGTCGGGCGCCGTCAGGACGGCCTCGACCTCGGCCTGAGTGGGCTTGATGATCATGCGGAGCATCAGTTCTCCTCGTTCCAGGCCCGGCCGCGCGGGCCCTCCTCGTGAGGGTCGTCGGGGTAGGGGTAGAAGGGCTCCTGCTCGGCGTCGAAGCCGTGCAGGTGGGCGTGGTCGGCACGCATGATGTAGACGTCGGTGCCGCCGTCCTCGCCGGGGTGGTTGAAGCGGTAGTCCCAGCACGTCGAACCCTCGAAGTGGCTGCGGGAGGCCAGCGGGGCGCAGGCGAAGTCCTCGGCCCAGTCGCGGGCGGCCTTGCGGCTGGCGGCCACGTGCAGGATGCCCTGGTCCATGTCGCCGACCACCCAGGGCATCTCCCTGGTGCGGGTGCAGAGCAAGTGGCGGACGGTGTCGAGGTCGCCGTAGAAGCGGTTCTCGGCCTTGGGGTTCTTCAGGTCCTCGACGCGCCACTGCTCGATCGTGATGGTCAGGCCGCCGCGCGGGCGGTGGGCGTACATGGGAGTGATCTCGTACCGGCCGTCGCTGGTGCGGTAGTAGGTGAAGCCGAGGCTGTCCTTGCGCCGCTTGAGGGCCCGGGGCTTGATCCGGGGCGGGAGCTTGCGGGGGGTCTCGATGGTCTCGGTGCTCACCGGGAGGTCTCCTTCTCGTTCGGCTCGGCGCAGTCCTCGCACTGCTCGCCCTCGGGGTAGCCGGGGTGCTGGTGGCACTGGGGCTCGACGCGGACCTGCTCGCCCTCGGCGCGGTAGTACTCGGCGATGCCCTCGGCGGCATCCGCGCTGGGGAAGCCGCCTTCGATGAGGCGGCCGTCGTCGGCGTCGTCGAAGACGCCGTAGGTCGGTCTGGTGGCGTCCGCCGTCTGAAGGTCGCGGACGGCTCGGTGCAGGCGGTCGTCGATGTCGTTCACGGTCTGTCCTTGTTCGTCAACTCGCCCATGGTGGCGATGAGTTGCTGGATGGAGTCGTTGAGTTCGAGCATCGCGAGGGTCTGGGCCTCGCAGCGGAGCCCGTCCGCCACGGGGTTGGTCTCGTCGAAGCGGGCCGGTATCGCGGCGGCCTCCCGGAGCAGCTCGCGGGCCCTGTCCGCGCCGCTGCGCACCTGGTCGGGCTCCGGCCTGCTCGGCGTTCCGGTGCGGGAGCGCCACTGGGGGTCGGTCTCCTGGGCCAGCCACAGCCCACGCACCGGGGCGAAGGCGTCGGTCGTGGTGAACTCCCTGAGCCTGTCGAGCAGTTGGTTCGGCGTGGGGGCCGTCCAGCGGCCGGGCTCGCCGCTGTGGCGGGTCATCCAGGCGGCCAGTCCGGGGATGGTGAAGTGCTGGGTGCTGATCTCCGCCGCCCACGCCTGCTCGGGGTGGTGGGCGGGCGGGTGGACGGAGAAGACCACGTCGGCAACGACGGCGTAGAGGACCTGGAACCGGGCGTCGGGCAGGCTGCTCTGGCCGGTGATCGGGTGCTGCTGCAGCAGGACCGGGGTACTCATGCCAGCCGCTCCCGGGCGATCTCCTTGAGCTGGGCGAGCATGTCGGCGTGCTTGCGGACCGGGCCGACCTCGTCCAGGCCCGCGCGGATCGTCCAGCCGTTGTCGAGGTCGCGGCCGGAGCGGTAGCCGGACTGGCTGCGGGCCTCGGCGACCACGTGGTGGGCCTCGGGGGTGCCGTCGGTGTCGAGGCCGGAGTAGGGCCGGGGGTCGTTGGCGACGGCCTGGTAGTGGTGCGCGTCGACGCGCACGACGCGCAGCGGCTCGGGCACCTTGGCCGGGTCGATCTCCAGGCGCTGCCAGCGGTAGCGCACGGCGGGGAAGGCGGCGGAGTCGCAGAAGAGCAGGAGGCGCCCGACGACGCTGTCCACGGTCGGGCCGGACCACGTCGGCGGCCGGTCGTCGGTGTCCCGCAGCCACTGCCTGCGCCCGATCTCGGTCAGGTGCTCGGTGGCGATCACGGCGGTGCGGGACTTCCCGGGGTTCCTCGGGGCGGAGATGGTGAAGACCACGCCGTCCAGGTCGGCGTACACGAGGGGCTCGGCGTGCCGGGAGCGGCTGGTCTCGCCGGTGAGCGGGTGTCTGCGGCTGAGGTGGAGGCCGGTGGCGGTGGTGATCATGGGCATGGGGTGGTCCTTGTCCGGGGCCCGCCCGGCGCGGCGGGCGGGGATCAGATGGGCAGCGTCGGGGCGGAGTCGTCGGTCGGCGGGGCGGGGTCCGGGGGGAGGCTGCCGCGTGCGATCCGGGCCTGGTGGCGCACCCTGCGCAGGTGGTTGACCAGCACAGGGGCGTAGGCCAGGGCGGCTTGCTCGTCGAGCAGGTGGTTCAGGATCTGCGCGTACCGGGAGGCGGAGATGCCGAGCTGCTCCCGGATCTGGCTCTCCTTGGTCCCCCGGTTGTGCGGCCCCCAGCTGCCGCTGCGCTCGAAGTCGAGCACCGCGCGCTGGAAGTCGAACAGGCCGTCGGGGCCGCGTACGGGCAGGTCCTCATCGGCCGGGGTCACCGCCTGCTCAGGCGCAGCAGCGCCGGGGCGGAGGAGTCAGTGAGGGAGTGCTGGAGCAGCGGGCCGGGGCTGTGGCGGCGCATCGGGGTGACGGCCGTGTAGGCGTCGGTGTCGAAGCGCAGCAGCGTGAGGTGTCGGCCATCGGTGTCTATGGCGCGCTGGCCGGTCCGGAACGCGGAGGGCTGCTCGAAGTCGGCGGTGCGGGCGAGGACCGGCATGGTCAGGTGCTGGTGGTGCCAGTCCGAGAAGCGCTCTCCGAGGACCCGGGAGTGGTGCGCCCAGGGGTAGACGGAGGGGGCGGCGATCCGGCCGAAGACCCCCGAGTAGCCGGGCTGGCCCGGGACGTCATGGACGACGTCGTCCAGGGCCAGCAGGCCGCCGCCGGGCAGCGGGATCACGTCGCCGGGCTGCAGGTCGGCGACCGGCTTGGCCGGGTAGGCCCGGCCGTCGACGTACAGGTGCGGCCGGTCGGCGGCCGGGGAGTAGACGTACCAGTGGTCGCGCAGGTGCTCGGTGGCGGTGACCGCCTTGTCGACGGCCAGGGTGCTGGTGGGGCGGTTCAGCGAGTTGACCCAGGCGGTGCCGTCGAAGGTGAACTCGGTCCGGGCCCAGGAGGCGGTGCTGGTGGCCCACTGCGACAGGATGCGGTCGCCGGTGGCCGGGTTCTTGGGCACGCGGGCCTCGGGAACGTCCGGGACCAGGTCCGGGGCGAGGAGCAGCGGGATGCCGTTCGTGGCCCGGACCTGGACGGGACGGTCTCCGGGAAGGATGAGCAAGGTGTCGTTGCCGCCCATGACCGGGCGCTGACGGATGGCCACGGAGTGGGCGTTCGACAGGGAGGTGGTGTCGACGACGACCATCGCGCAGATGATCGACGGGGTAGCGGAGGCGACGATGACCTGACCGGCGGTCAGCTCCTTGGCGAGGAGCTGAGCAGCGGTGCTCCAGCGGAGGGCTTCGATGGTGGCAGTGCAGAAGCCGTGCTGGTGCCGGGTGTGCGTCGCGTCCGCCTGCTGGGCAGGCAGCATGGCGTTGTCCCTTTGGCAGAGGGGTGAACTTCCTTGGCAAGAACACCGTAACCCAGATATCTGGGTGACCGCAATGCCAATTCGGGGAATTCTGTCTTCTGGGCCGGGACGTGCGCCAGCCAGCTGCGCAGCTCTCACCAGTCCAGGGAGAACCAGACGACCTTGGTGTCGCCGCGCTTCACGACGCCCCACTCCTCCGCCATGGCCTCGACCAGGAGCAGCCCCCGGCCACCCACCAGCCCCTCACCGTCGGCGCCGTCGATGTCCTCGAAGCTGACCGGCTCGGACGCCTGCGCGGGCACCGCGACCTTGTCGGCGGACTCGGGGTCGCCGTCGATGACCTCGATCAGCACCCGGGCGTCGGCGCGCAGTTCGGCGCGCACCACGACCTTCGCTTCGTCGCCTTCCGGGTCGTCGGCGTGGCGGACGCTGTTGGTGATGATCTCGGACAGCAGGAGCACTGCCGTCTCGATGACCCGCGTGATCCCGTGCCACTGCGTCAGGCGCTGGCGCAGGTCGTCGCGGGCGACACCGACGCTCTCGGGATGGGCGGGGTAGGGGCGCCGGTACGGCTGGAATCCGTCGGGGTTGGCGCGCGCCAGTCTGTTGCTGGCGGCCTTCGCGGTCTGGCTCACAAGTCTCACGCTCCAGGGGCGTACGAGTGGAACCGGGCATCACCCACCCTGGCCCGACGTGCGCACAGCGTGAGCGTCTCCAATACCCACGGTCCCGCAAGATCCGCGAAACTGCAACAATGTCAGCTGAACGAATGTCATTTCGATAGTGGAGTTTGACGCTTCGACACGTCAGACTGATCCTTGGACACCGGACGAGACCAGGGAGACAACGGGATGGCGTACGAGGGCGTTCCAACGGTTCGCAAGCGCCTGCTCGGCTACCACCTGCGGCAACTCCGCGAAGCGGAGGGTCTGAAGTGGGAGGACACCGCTGCTCGACTGCAGGTCGCCAAGCCGACCGTCATGCGCCAGGAGAGCGGCCACAGCGCGGTCTCCAGCGCCAACCTTGAAGTCCTCCTCGACTTCTACAAGGTCGGCGACCTGGACAAGCGCTCCCGTCTGGAGGCGTTCCGTCAGCACGGCCGCAAGCGGGGCACCTGGCACGCCTTCGGCACGGAGATCGGCCCGACCCTGCGGGACCTGGCCGACGCCGAGTCCATCGCCACCAGCATCCTGTGGTGGGAACTCGGGGTCATCCCGGGCATTCTGCAGACCGACGAGTACGCCGAGGCCACACTGCGCGGCGCCAGCGTTCAGGCCACCAACGACGAAACGTTGCGCGAACTGGCGCACCTGCGCCGTGAACGCAGGCATACCCTGGAGAAGGACGGTGCTCCCGAGGCGTGGTTCATCCTCGGTGAGGCCGCTCTGAGGACCAGGACCGGCGGCCCTGGGAAGGCCGTGATGGAGACTCAGATCCGCTACCTGCTCGACATCAGCGAGCAGCCCCACGTGAACATCCAGGTCGTGCCGTTCGCCGCCGGAGCCCACCCAGGCGTGGCAGGCAGCTTCACCCTGCTCGGGTTCGACCAGGTCCTGACCTACCAAGCCCTGTACTTCGAGACGGCCGGGATCATCACCGATGAGGAGAAGTTGGTGGGGGAGAACCAGGCAAGGTTCACTCGCCTGCGGTCCCAAGCCGAGTCGACTCAGCAGAGCCGGAAATTCCTCCGGGAAGTTCTCGCTACTCTGTGAGTCAACTCGCAAGTACGAAGGGCTCTCCAGTGAACACACCATCCCAGGGGTACAAGCAGTGGCGCATCTCGTCGGAATCGGGCGGTGACCAGGGGTCTTGCGTCGATGTCGGCCTCGGCGACCTCGACGCCGAGACCGAGGAAGTCGCGTTCCGGGACAGCACGCTCCAGGGTAGGGGGCCGGTCCTCGGCTTCCCTGCGTCCGCAGTGACCGCGCTGACGGGCGCAATCAAGGTCAGGGGCAGCCGTCTCGCGGGCGGCTTCTGACCAGTGCGCAACCAGAATGGTGGCCCCCGGCGCGCGATTCGCCGGGGGCCACCCCTGTTTCTACCCCATCGGGCCGTCAGAGCCTCTCATACCCGTTTGAAGATGCATGGTCACATTCCGGCGATAGACGATCCCGCCCGGGGCATTCTCGCTACGCTGTGAGTCGCAACCCGCGAGAGCGAAGGGCGTTCCGGTGACACCGTCTCAGGGCTACAACCAGTGGCACATCTCGTCCCACTCCAACGGGGATCAAGGCGGCTGCGTCGATGTCGGTATCGACGCAGCCGCCCCCGAGGCCGAGGAGATGGCCATCCGGGACAGCACGCTCCAGGGCAGCGGGCCGGTCCTCGGCTTCCCCGCCTCCGCCGTCAGCGCCCTCACCAGCGCCGTGAAGACGAAGGGCCACCGTCTCGCGGGCGGCTTCTGACCAGCACGGCAACAGAAACGGTGGTCACGGCTGGTCCCGTACCCGAGCAGCGCGGTTGGCGATCTCGCTGGAGACCGGCTTGTAGTTGGCCAGGGCGGCCTCCACCGTGGCGCGGTAGGTGGCCAAGGCGGCCTCGAAGGTCGCCTCGGCGCCGGTCATCTCCTGGTGGGCATCGGCGATCCGGTGGCGAGCGGCCTGCAGGGCGGCCTGCCACTGCTCGCGCTCGGCGTCGGTGGCCGGGACGGTGCCAGGCAAGTCGGTGAGCGCGAGCAGCGGGTGGGTGAGGTCGAAGGTGACCTCGGCCCGGTTGCCGACGTAGGCCAGCTCCTCCACGGGGTTGAGCTGCTTCGGCTTCCAGCTGTCGGTCACTGGGACTCCTTGGCGAGCTGCTGGGCCTGAAGGGCCTTGTACTCCTCCGCCTCGGCCACGGTCATCCTGGTGATGAAGAAGTCGGCGCTGTGCCTGTCGCGGATCATCTTGTGGCCGTGCTCCTGGATGCGCGCGGCGACCCACTCGTACTCGTTGGCGACATCGGGCAGCTGGCCGGAGGCGAGGTCGGAGCTGGCGGCCCGCACTCCCCCCTCGAAGGTGTAGCTCACCGGGACCTGCTCGGCGGCCTTGACCGCCCTGAAGGTCTGGGCGTTGCGAGGCGGGTGAACGTGGAACCCAGACGTCAACGTGTCGGCGTTGTAGAGCGCCGCTCCCATTCGGGTGAGCAGCGCCTTCACGTCGTCCATGCCGATCTTCGGGCGGGTGTGGAGCCGCTCGTGCTCGGCGTCGTCGATGGCCTGCTGAGCCTTGGCTCGCCAGGCCGGGGCGTGGTCGCCGAGGCAGTCGAGGGCGGTGGCGGCGGCCTTGCAGCGGCGGCACCACTTGACGGGGAGCTTGGTGCCGGTCGGGCACCCCCGGCGGGGTCCGTCGTGCCGGGAGTTGTAGACCTCGTCCGCGCCGGTGACGGCGAGGTCGCCGATGTCCTCCAGCCGGACCCCGGGAAGGGACTTCTTGGCGACGGCCGGGCAGGCGGCGGTGTGGATGGTCGGGACGAGAGCGTCGGCGGGGAAGCTCTCAGAGATGTCGATCTTGGGCCGGGCGATCACCCAGTCCCGGCTGCCGAGCACCGCATCTTCGGCAGCCAGTTGCTGCTCGGCCTGGCGCCCCTGTTCCGCTTCGGCGCGCTCGCGTTCGGCTTCGAGGCTGGCGGCCATCTCCTCGTAGCGGGCGGCGATAGGCTCTCCGGCGTGCTGCTGGTACAGGCGCTCGGCCGCTCCTACGCGGTCCTGGTACCGCTGCAGGGCGAGTTCGAAGACCTTCTCGTGGACCTTCAGGTCAGCCAGAGCCTCGTCAACCATCTCGGTGTAGACGTCGTGGGCGGTGGCCCAGATCTCGACCTCGACCCTGGTGGCCTGGATCGGCCCCTCGCCGCTGCGCGCGTCGTACTCGTCCAGGGCGACGTCGACGGCCTGCTCGCGAAGGGCGGCGGTGACGAGGCGGAGCTTGCCCAGACGGCCCTGGGTCAGGTCGGAGTCGTAGTCCGTGCGGTCATCCGTGGTCGTGCGCCACAGCAGGGGGCGCTGGTCGGTGTCCATGGCCCGGAATCTAGTACACCCACAAGAGCATGCGCAAGTGAGTTCACTAAACCTGTCAGGCCGCCAGCCCCGACTCGCGGCTCTGCAGCACCCCCAGCCGCATGCACTCCATCCTGACCGGCATCGGACCCGGCCAGCCCGGCCAGGCCGACAGGACGCCGTTCGCTGTCCTGATCCCGCGCCGCCACGCCTTGTGCAGCCCGATCTCCTGGAGCGTCACCCCGGCGCGCAGGGAGACGCCGTGGCGGTGGTTCGCGGCCAGCGTCACCCACATCCCGACCCTGCCCCCGGTCAGCCCGGCGGTCAGCGAGGCCCGGCCGCCGCTCTCCCACTGTCGGACCGCCCGCGCGGCCACCGGGGACAGGTCGACGCGCTCGCGCTCCCCGAGCCCCTCCACCCGCTGCGGATTGCGCTGCAGCCAGACGCTGCGCCGGTCGGCCCCGAAGTCGTCGGGGAAGAGCGCGGCCAGCTCCCCCGACCGGGGCGCCGACTCGACCACGACGTGCGCCATGGCGACGAAGCGCTGCCACTCCAGCGACCCGGTGGGGCGCTGAGCGTGCTGGAGCAGCAGGCCCTGGAACATGCGCAGCTGCTGGCCGGAGACCGGCTGCTGGGCTTCCCAGTCGTACGGGACGTACTCGGTGATCTCGATCCCGGCCTGGGCCGCCAGCCGCTCGACCCACAGTGTCCGGACGTTGCCGCTGTTCGAGGTGGACGAGTCCTTGGCCGGGCGCCGCGAAGGGTCGCGGAAGGCCCCTTCCTTCGCCAGCCGCCGGAACTCGGCCTGGCCCCGGCCGGTGAGCAGGGCCGACAGGCTGACCTCGGTCTCGGGGGGCAGCTCTCCCGAGGTCACGGCCCGCTCCAGCTGACGGACGACCATGTTCAGCTGCCGCGCCTGCTCCTTGCTCCACTCCTGGGAGGCGAGGAGGCGTGCGTGCACGCTGGCCAGTTCGGCCAGGGAGATCGGCTGCTGCCCGCTGCTCATGGAACAACACTAGGCGGCGGCTGCCGGGCCGCGCCAAGAAGTCACGTGCGCTGAGCCCCTCCGGTCCGGGTCCGGGAGGGGCTCAGCGCTGTGCGGGTTCCGGCTGTGGCTAGTCGAAGTCCTCGGGGCGCAGCGGGTTGTCGTTCCTGAAGACCCTGGTGTCGTTGTGCCAGGACCAGTCCGGGACGGAGTTCAGCAGGTACTTCTCGTGCGGCCAGGGCAGGCGTCCGGCCCAGTGGTCGGTGCGGATCACCCGAATCCAGCGGGCGTAGGGCAGGCCGGTGGGGCTGCGGTGGTCCCAGGCAGGGACGTGGTCGTCGGACTCCTCCAGGTAGTGGAACAGCTCGTCGGTGTTCGCGCGGAAGATCTTCAGCTGCTCTTCCCGGCTGGCAAGGATGATCTTGGTGGCGTTCTGGTAGTCGTCGAGCTGGCTTGCCGTCAGCAGGCCCCGGGAGGCGCTGTTCCGGCAGTACGCGGCGAAGTCCTGCACCTTGAAGCCGCCTTCGAGTACCGGGGGTTCGGCATCGTCCCAGAGCGCCTGCAGCGTGTCCGTGACGGCGTCGATGCCGGTCTGCCAGCCCACCGCTGCCGCGCGGTCGAGGTACTTCTTCACCTGGTTGCCGCCGTTGCCGAGGCGCCGCACCCAGCGGCGGGAGCGCAGCTTCTCGATCTGCTCGCCGAGCAGCAGGCCGTCCTCGGTGACGTAGTCCACGGGGACGTCGATGTGGCCCCAGGTGCGCGCGTACACCTCCAGGGCGACCAGCTCCGGCCGGACCCACTCCCAGCCGTCGATGGCCTCGACAGCGGCCCGGATGGCCGGGTCGAGCTTGCCCTGGGCGTACTCGCCCCGCCACGACGAGACGGTCCGCCCGTACGTGAAACCCGTGGGCGTCGTGGCGTCGTACGGGATGTTGCAGTGCTGGTTGAAGCCGACGAAGGTCGCGATGGCCTGCACGGCCTGCACGCGGCGCTGCTCCGCGAACGACCTGCGCTGTTCGGCGTCGGAGCGCAGGTCGGCGCCTTTCGCCTTGAGAGCTTCCAGGCGCTGCACGACCTGCGGGCGGGCGCTGCCCTGGGCGATGCTGGCGCGGGTGTCGGCCCACCACCGGTCGAGGCGGAAGCCGTTGACGGCCGTCCCGTCGGGGACGTTGCTGTGGCCGTGGGTGCGGACGAAGTCGGTGATCAGCCGCAGGCCCTCGCCGGTGTCGGCGGCGCGGTTGCCCTTGCGGGTCAGTTCCTGGTCGAAGGTCCACCCGGGCCGGGAGCGGAGCAGGATCTCCTCGGCCAGGGAGAGGCGTCCGGACCAGTGCTGCACGCAGATCTGGTTGATCCACTTGCCGAGGCCCTGGCAGAACGTGTCGATCACGTGGGGGTGCCGGGGCTCGGGACCGTTGTGGGCGAGCCAGCGGTCGAGGTTGTGCAGCCAGTGCAGGCGGGTGCCCCACTCGTGCGCGCGCCGGGGGGTGGAGGGCTTGTTCGGCAGGATCGGGATCGAGGCGACGGCGGCCCGCAGCGGGTCGTCCTGGGGCCGCTCCCACAGGTCGGTGAGCCACCAGGCCAGCGGGTCGCTGTCCTCGGGGAGGCGGCCGTCGTGGTCGACCAGGTGGCGGATGACGCGGGTCAGGTCGTTGACGAGGCCGGGGGTGTTGTCGAGGGTCTTCAGGATGTCCGGAGCGGGCGCGGTGGTGGTCACTTGGCGCTCCCGGCGGCGGGCAGCGGAACGACGGGCATGTGGTAGGTGCGGCCGGAGGCGGCCTCGTGGCGGCGGGTGGCGTCGTCGGCTTCCTGGATGATCTCCTCGCTGGTCTCCTCCATCAGGGCCTCGAAGACGGCGGCGTCGCTGGCGCCGTCGGGTCCGTCGTAGCCGGTGACCAGGTGGGCGCCGACGCCCAGGAGGGTGCCGTCGGGGAAGCCGGAGTCGGGGGCGTCCAGGGGCAGGGTGTCCTTGGTGCCGGGCGGGCGGCCCTCGGGGTACCAGCGCTGCTCTCGGCGGGCCGCCTCGCGCTCCATGGAGCGGTCGTGGATGCGGACGAAGACGGAGCCGACCATCACGCCGACGGTGAAGAGGTCTTCCCAGTCGGTCATGACCAGGTCGGTGGCGTCGGGGAACCAGCGGCGCAGGATCTGCGCGAGGTCGGCGTCCGGGTCGTCCTGCTCCTCCAGAGCGCTCAGCGGGGTGGAGGGGACGGTGAGGGTGACGCCGTGGCGGAGCTGGAAGATGTGGCTGACACCCGGGTAGGGCAGCGCGGGGGCGGTGGGCAGGAGCATCTGGTAGCGGGCGTTCTTGGGCTCCTTCTGGCCCTTGAAGTCGTTTCGGTCCAGCCAGCCGGACTCCAGGGTGACCGGGTGGCTGTCGGTTCCGGTGACGGTCCGGCCGGAGTGGTCGACCAGGGTGATCGGCTCGTTGTCGGGGGTGCGGGCGGCCCGGGAGAGCAGGTGACGGTGGGCCAGGAGGCGGTCGGGCACCTGGTACTGGTCGGACGGGTGGGCGGTGGGCAGGAGGCCGCGCAGGGCGAGTTCGGCGAGCGCGATGTGCTGGGCGTTGCGCTCGCGCGGGTGGGTCAGCCAGCCGCCGGTGCCGTCGCTGGTGATCTGGGCGACGGCGTCGATGTTCTCGGCGTCGTGGACCAGCAGGGCGAGGGAGTCGGGGTGGGAGTTGGGGTCGCGGTAGTCGCCGGGCGGCCAGGCGGCGCCGGGGTCCTCCTCCATCAGGTAGGTGGTGCAGCGCAGCAGGTCGCCGGTCAGGGCCTCGGCCAGGGTGCCGGTGTGGTGCTGGGCGAATCCGGCGAGGGCGGTGGCGGGCTTGCCGCCGAGGGCGGCGACGGCACGGCACCACCACACCAGGCGGACGGCGGGGCGGCTGGTGCGGTCGAGGCCGTAGGAGAGGGCGCGGGTGGGGGCCTGGGGGCTGCGGGAGAGTCGGGCCTTGAGGCGGGCGGGGAGGGTGCGCAGCAGCTCGCTGTCGATCTCGGCCTGCGGGATCGGCAGGCCGTTGATCAGGCTGGTGCCGATCTGCTGCACGCGGGGGCGCTTGCTGTCGTCGCCGGTGTGCCAGTGGCGGATGGAGCTGTGCAGCAGGTTGACGGTGTCGCCGTAGCGGTTGGCTGCCTGGCCGAGGAGGGTCTGGGTGCCGTTGCGGCTGACCTGGCCGACGACGACGTGGACGGGCAGGGCGATGACGGAGGCGAGGTGGCGCGCGGTCTCGCGCAGGATCTCGTCCTTGGCTTCGCAGGCGGTGCGCAGGGTGGTGACCACGCGGAGCAGGGCCGGGCGGTCGAGGTTCCAGGCGGCGTCCATGTCGGCCGGGTCGATGTTCAGGCGCTGCAGCATCTCGGGGCGCTGCAGGGTGGTGCGGGTGGCGTAGTAGCGGCGCATGCCGTCGGCGATGCGCAGCCGGTGGTCGGCCGGGGAGCCGTCCTTGAAGGTGAGGGTCTGCGGGATGACGACGAGGGGGGTGTGGATGCCGCCCTCGTCCGCCATGATCCACAGGTCGCTGTCGGGGTCCTCCTGCTGCTCGTAGATCCGGGCGTTGTCCGCGAGGTGCCAGTTGCGGTCGGCGAGGTTGGGCCAGGCGATGGTGGCGCCGCCGCTGGTCTCCTCGACCGTGCTCCTGCTGGGCAGCGGGGGTACCGTGCCGCCGGAGCTGGAACGGGTGAGCTTCTTGGTGATGTGCCGCTGGATCTCGTCGGCCGGGGGGCACAGCCACGGTGCCCACATCCGGGTGGTGAGGATCAGCAGGCTCTTGCCCTGGATGGTGGACAGGCCCGCCAGCGGCTGGGTGAGCTGGACGCGGACGGCGGCCGGGTCGGTGCTCGCCTGGGCGAGCGCCGTGCTGGTGTCCTCGTCGAGCTGGAGGGTGCTCTGGAGGCGCTGGGCGAGCTTGCGGACCGCGTCGGCCTTGGCGGGCAGCGGCGGCAGCTCGAAGGTCCCGTAGCCGAAGGTGGACGGGGTGTCGTCGATGGACGTCATCAGAGGTCACGTCGTTTCTGCCACGACGCACGGACGGCCGGAACCGGGGGTTCGACGGACGGTGCGATGAGTGTGGCGTAGGCAAGCGGGTCAGGGTTCCCTGCGGAGGGCCTGGCCGGTCACCGCGACGGTCCCCAACGTGGTCGGGGCGTGGCCGGAGGCGAAGCGGAACGGGTCCGAAGGGGCCTGCCACGAGCTGCTGGTCCTTCCGGCTGAACCGGACGCGGACGGGGCAGCGGCTCGACGGCTGCACCGCCAACGATAGACCACACCGGCCGCTGGAGCGCAAGTCCCCAGGTCGACGGCCAAGCCGAAGTTGCCCGTGGGCAGTTCGTGATCTGCCAAGCTGTCTCCATGACCGAGACGACGTTCCCCTACCGGCTGGCCGACAGCTCCGGCGAGGGCTGGCTGCACACCGGCGACGGCCTCTACAGCACGTTCCCCCGCACCGACCTGGGCGACATGGAGTACGACCAACTCGTCTCCGAGCGAGGCCCGTTGAGGGAGATCGCCCCCGAGTCGGCCGAGGACAGCCAGGCCATCCAGGAGGCCCTCACCGCAGCGGGGAAGAAGGCCGTGATCACCCTGCTCGCCGCCCTCTACGCGACTGCCCGCAAGGTGATGGACCAGAGCGGCGGCCGGATCGCGGTCATGACGGCCGGTCGCCCCGGCTCCTGGGAGGCCGACCGGCTCAGGAACCTGATCTGGGAGGGCGACGGCGTCAAGCCCAGCCGCGTCGACCAGGCCGCCCTGGACACGCTGACCGGCATCTTTGAGCGCTGGGTCCTCACCGGCGACACCGTGGTGGAGATGGCCGAGAACCTCGCTGGCGACGTCGCCCAGGTCGCCGGGAAGATCGGCGGCTGGAACGCGATCACCGACCAGTGGGTCCGCAGCGCCCAGTACGCCGAGAGTCTCGGGACCTGGCTGGTCGGCGCCGACTACCACTCGTGAACAGGGCGCGAGCCAGTAACTCCGCCTGAAAGTCGGCGACTTGGAGGGGCAGGCCGATTCTTGCCCCTCCGGCCCGCTTCGGTGCTATGGTCCTCGCCGAGGGACGGAAGCCCCGTTCCTCACCCCGCTGATCCAGGGACGGAAACCCCGTTCCGAGGAAGGACCCAGCCATGCAGCTGGAGGAGATCACCGTCCGCGCTCTGACGGACGACGAGATCAAGGCCCTCACCCCCGAGGACGTCATCTACGTCCCGGACCCCGATTTCAAGCACGACCCGTTCAAGCACGACTCCGACCCCAACCCTCTGATCCTGATCCTGGTCGAGGCGCGACGTGCCGAGCGCGGTGAGTACTACCTGAAGCAGGGCAGCCTGCAGGTCCAGAACATCTACGGCGTCGAGTACTGGGTACCGGCCACGCAGGTGTTCACCGCCGACCCCGACGGTCAGGCGATGCCCAAGTTCTCCACCGCCGGAACGAACCTCTCCCTCGCCCTGTACATCCCCGGCATGAGCGAGGAGGAGGCCAAGACCGCCGTCTTCGACGCGCTGCGGGCCAAGTTCGGTGCTGGCGTTGTCCAGGTGTGGAACGCCCGGACCCGGCCCGTGAAGGACCTGCGCTACGACGTCTACGAGGAGAAGATGGTCTACCAGCCCGGCCCCTCCAAGAAGGACCCCGGCACCTACGTTGCAACGCGGGTCCGAACGGTCGCCAACGGCGTCCTGGGCGGGCAGGTCCAGTACCTTCGCGGGCAGAACGCTGGCACCAGGCTCGTCACTGAAATCCATATCCCCGCAGAAAGCGTCACCGAGACGATCTGATCGGCACGGATTCCCCAATGATGGGGAATCGCATTTCCACACGGGGAAATGGTGTGGTGCACTTTCCCACGCAGTGACGAGTTCGGGTGCCATCCCTGGTCCGGCTCAGCTGGTGGGGCCGGAGGTGGTAGCCCGGCCCCACCAGCGGCATTTAACGCTGCCAGGGTTCGAGTTCCGGTTCGACGTTCTTCCAGGCCACGATCCCGAGCGATGCACTGCCGGGGCCCCACGGTTCCTTGCGGGCCCGGGTGGCGTAGCCGTCCTCCCGCAGGGTGGCGGTGATGAGGGTCTGGGCTTCCGTCCAGTGCTCCTGGTAGCGGGCGAGCTGCGGGTCGGGGAACCAGGCGACGTGGGCGCAGTCGACGGCGCCCAGGGGCCGCAGGGTGGGCTTCAGGTCCCATACGACGCAGCCCTTCCCGATCCGGGACGGGACCTTCTCCAGCGGGCGCTCCCCGTACACGTAGTTCTGCATCATCAGCCGAGCGGCTTCGAGGACGCGGCGCACGCGCTCCTGCTCGTAGGCGGCCTTGTTGATGCCGTACTCAAAGTTCGGCCGGGCGGGACCGTAGGTGGCCCAGGCGTTCGCGGGCTTCCTGGGGGGCTCCACGCCGGGCGCCATCCGGTAGACGAGGATCTCGGCTCCGGGGTGGTGGGTCGGGGTCCAGAGGTCGCTGTGGAACTCGGCGACGTAGCCGAGGGACTCCAGGGCGGCCACCGTGGCGGCGATCCGCTTCTCCCAGTGCGCAGCGGCCCCGGTCGGGATCGTGCGCTTGCGGTAGTCGTTGCTGTACTGGGGGCGGTGGGCGACGTCGGGGTACCAGTTGACCACCACGCACAGCTCCGCCCCGTCCGGCCAGCACTCCTCGGGTGCCTGGAGCGCCTGGCACCAGCCGAGGCCCTTCGGGAGGACCCGGTGGCCTTGGGCGTCCACACCTTCGCCGAGGCCGAGTCGCATCAGGTCCTCGTTCACGATGTGCCTGGCGCCGAACGGCCGGACCGGTTCGTACGGGGGCTCGTCGTCCTGCTGCTGGGGCTTGGGCTCCGACGTCTCGGCGGGTTCGCCGTCCTTCACGATTCTCAGCATGACGGCATTGTGAATCATTCTCGGAAGGTTCTTCAACGATTCCAGAAAGTACGACTGCCGTGGGATTGCATATGCAATCCCACGGGACTTATGGGTTCCGGAAAGGCCAAATGGGTGACACTCGCTACTCGCCTCGGTACACTACTTGCCATGTTCGACGGACTCCGGAAGAGAATTGATCGCTGGCTAGCAGAGAAAGAAGCCAATCCCCCTCCGTTCCCACCGGAATTCTACGTAACCGATAGAGGAATTCGATTCCGCTCATGGCTCCTCGTCAGTACATTCTTTACGGGATTGGCGGCCGTAACGGGAGCCCTGGTCTACTTCGCTTTGTCTCTGCTCTTCATCGTGCTCTCCCCTAATCTCGCAACCGCCATGGAGGACTACTGGGAAACGGTTCTCTTTTCGTTTCTCGTCGGGGTCCTTTTCATGGTGCGCCATGGCAGTGAGATCGTCGACGGGCTTCTGTGGCAGGGAGCCAAGAAGGCGGCAGCACGGTATTCCGAGGAGCCGGAGGAAGAGTAGGTAGCCCGTGATCGCGGTAGCCTCCATCGGACCGACCTTCCAGCAGCTAACACCATCTCAGACAGCGGAGCAGCCATGTCCGACAAGGCAGAGGACCACCCGGACGTGCAGCGGCTCCTCGCTGCGTACCAGCGGCTGCAGGAGACCAGCCTCACCTTGCTGGCACTGACCGCCCAGATCAGCGACCTCGGCCCCTACGGTACCGAGGAGCTGCCAGACGCCCTGACGGCACTGCGCTCGCTCGTGGAGCAGGAGTTCTACGTCCACGAGTTGGCAGAGGTTCTGCGGTCGGTCTCCTGCGCCTATACCGTCGACCCGCTCGCCGCCCTGCGCCTGGGCGGCGAGGACCCGTTGGCGCTGACGGGGGCCATCATGATGATCCGGGGCACGCTCAGCCAGCTCGATGAGCTGGGTGAGCTGTTTCAACTTCCGGTCCTCACCGTGAAGTTGCCGGTCGACCTCGGCTGGGAGCAGCGCCAGCCCGGGGGCTGCCGGTGCGCCTGCCAGTTCTTCCACCAGGCACCCGGGGTCTGCCTGCGGGCCGGGCAGCCGGGCCTGTTCGTCCGGGTGGTCTCCAGGCAGGTCTTCTCCCCCGAGCCCGCCGAGGTCGAGACCGGCATGGTGGTGGTGTGCCTGGACTGCTACCAGGCCATCGCCGCCCGGCAGGACGGCGTGGCCTCCGGTCAGCAGTAGGTCAGGCGACGGTCTCGCCCGCCTCCCAGGCCGCCGCGACCGTGTCCTGGTCCACGTCCGGCGCGAGCTTCGCCCGCCGCATGTCCTCGCACCGCACGTCGGCGCTCAGGAGCGCGATCGTCTCGCCGTCGCCGTCGTACAGCTCGAACGAGTGGCCGTCCCACTCCTCCGGGACGGCTCCCGAGAGGGTGCCGAAGTCCCCGCCGCTGATCTTCTCGCCGTCGCTCGGGCGCAGCACGATGTACGCGCGCAGGATGACGACGTCCGGGTTCGTCTTCTTGGCCATGCCGAGTAAGCCCCTTCCTGGGGTGATGTGGTGGAGGTGGTCGGCGATCACCGACAGCACTGACGCTACGCATCGAGCCCCTGTGCTTCAACTGTCCTCACACCGCAGGAATTTGGCCGCTCGGAGGGGAAGATCGCTGCTCTGGCTGCCCCGAAGCAGCGCCTGGTGGCGGTGCTGGATGCGGCTCGGCTGCCATCAGACGCAACGCACGACGCTTCAGGTCCCCGCAGCTCGACCCGCCTTGAATGTCACCGTTCTATAACGATGAGATCCGCCCCTCGCGCAGCAGTAGGTCAGGTGACCGTCTCGCCCGCATACCAGTTCTCCGAGGAGGTGAAGTGCCATGTCCAGGGGACTGTCCGGCATGCGTAGATCCGGCGCTCCCGTCGTGCCTCGTTGCCGCGCACGTCGTGCAGGATCTTGAATTCGAGAAGCTGCTGTTCGGCCTGGTCCCACGTAAAGGGGATCTTCCCGCACACGCAGCGGCTGGGCTTCTGAGCCTGGCCGCTCCTGTCCCATGCCTCCAGGGCGTCGTCGCACCACGTCGTCAGGGGGGTGATTTGCTCAGCAGCAGCAGCATTCAGTTGGGTGGAGATGGCGATGTTGCGCTGCGCTGAGTCTCCAGCCTCCTCCACCACAGTGAGCCGTGCCCCCATCTGCAGGGCCTTCGAAGCTGCCTGTGCAATGAGCGTCTCGATCTGAGGCGATCGGGAGCGGAGGCGGACGGCGCTTCCGGCGAGGAGGCGGTTCCATGCCAGTGCGGACGTGTGGCGCGAGAAGTGCATCTGGATGGGTACTGGAGCCGTGATCCGCAGCATGGTCGCCAGGGCGCAGACAACCTCCAAGGTCTCCAGATCCGCACACAGCCCCATATCGGCGACTAGATGCCTGGTCTTATTCCGATGCGTGTAGCTGCGTACGACGTGGACTTTCCCGGCGCCTTCGCTCCAGATTCCGCGCACCCTGACGCGCTGGCCGTTCCGGAGCTGCTTTTGGCGGCTGATTCGTGGGTGAATCATTTGCATGAAGGCGATTATCTAGCACCAATCCAGTCGGCATCGGGGGTTTCACGAAACATCCCATCCTTTCCAGAAATGAAATATAGAGAGTTGATAATCAAATCCTCTCGATGGGACCGGAGAGCCGCCTTGGATGTTACTCATGAGTAGCTTGCGGTAATGGAGGTTACCGCAGGCTACTCATGAGTAGCCTGTAGCGTGGGCTGGACATGGTTCCATCTCACGCCCTTGAGGACCGCCGGTGACCGCCACCGAGATCGTCGACGCCGAGCTGGTCGACGAGCAGCCGCCCGAGGCTCCGCCGCTGCGCGGGACCTCCCTCGTCGTCGCCGACGGCCGGGCTGGAACGCGCCCGGGTCTGTCCGACGCGGCCCGGCGCCGCCTGGAGCAGTCCACCCCGGAGGAGACGCGCCGCGCCTACCAGCGCGAGTGGAACCGGTTCTTCGCCTGGTGCTGGAAGAACGCCGTCCGGCCGCTGCCGTGCACCGACGACGACCTGTCCAACTGGGTGGCCGAGCGGTGTGATAGCAGCGACGGCATCTCCGCGATCCGGCAGGGCATCGGCGCCGTGGTGATGGCGCACGAGACCCGCTACGGAGTCGGCAAGGGGCCCAAGACGAAGGAGAGTTGGCGCATCCTCTCCTCCTACAAGCGCGAGCGGTTCGACGCCGGGCACCGCGCCGACCAGGCCGCCACCTTCAACGCCGACCAGCTGCGCGAGATGCTGCTCACCATCCCGAACGACCACCCGGCCGGGGTCCGCGACCGGGCCCTGCTGTGCACCATGGTGGCGTCCATGAACCGGCGCAAAGCCTGGAACTCCCTGGACATCGAAGACGTGACCGAGGACGAGCTGGACCCCGAGTCGGCCGACCAGGAGCTGCTGGCCGACCTGCGGGCGTTCGTCGGCCGTTCCAAGACCGACCAGGCCGCCCGGGGGCGCACGGTCGTGATCCCGCCCGGCGAGCACGAGCTGTCGGACCCGGTGGGGAACCTGCAGGCGTGGCTGTGCGAGATGGGCGTCCAGGGCGTCACCACCGGCCCGCTGTGGCGGCCTTTCAGCCGGGGCGGGCGCATCCTCGACCGGCGCCTGAACACCGACCACGCCCGCCTCCTGGTCCGCGACGCCGCTGCCCGCGCTGGGCTCAAGGCCCCGCACGGGCGCACGTTCAAGGCCCACTCCACCCGGGCCTCCGCCGTCCGCATCGCCCGCAAGGCTGGGAAGACCTGGTCGTCGATCGAGGAGCAGGGCGGCTGGGTGCCCGGCTCCACGGCTGCCAAGGGATACGACCGGCCGGAGGAGGAGGAGAACGCGATGCGCGGAGCGGGCCTGTGACCCGCCCCGCGCACCCGGCGCCCTACCGGAACCGCACCGTGGGCACCCGCCGGGCCGAGGCCATCCACCCTGAGTGGGTGTTGATCGCCTCCAGCATCTCCTCCGTCGTCGGGTGCCGGAGGTGGGGCAGCCAGACCACCACCAGCTGCGCCCGACCTCGGGCGAGGTCCCACCACAGGGCCGGGGGCTCGTCCAGCTCCATGATCACCTCCACGGCGCCCGGCTCCCCCGGCTTGTCGAACGCCAAGGTGACGGCGCCGGTGCCGTCGTCCCAGAAGCACCATGGCGACGTCATCGGGGCCTCCTGGTCGAGCGGAGTCAGCGAGGCGTAGGAGGGGAAGGTGTCGATCTCGGCCTGGCCTGCTCCGCCGTACGGTGCGAGCACGACGGCGGCCATCAGGGCATCGCCGACGGGGAAGGCGGTCGGCTGGGCCAACAGCCGTGGAATGGACGGGACTTGCTGATCCTCGGTGCGCGGGGTGTGCATCGCGGTCACCGGTTGGTGGGGAGGACGAGGTTGACCCACTCCTGGGCGTTGCCGGGCTCGAACTGGCTCCAGTCCTTCCCCGGGGCGGGCGTCCACCCGGCCACCTGCTCGTAGCCGGAGTGGCGGCTGGGGAGGACCATGTAGCCGTGCTCGATGAGCCGGTGCCCGGCGGAGGCCGGGCGGAAGTCGTCCCAGTCGTAGGTCAGGTGCACGAGGTCGGCTCCGCCCTTGGGGTCGAGGACGCGGAGGGTGAACGGCCCGGTGGTGTCGGCGCTGCAGACGGCGGTCAGCGCGACGGCCCGCTCCCGGGCCTGGATCGCGGCGATCCGCTCCGGCGACCCGGTCGGCATCGCGGCGATCTCTTCGTCGGAGAGCAGCTCTTCGGCGGGCTCGGCGGGCAGGAGGGCGGTGGTGAACTTGGCCCCGGATTGGGCGGCTTGGCGGGCCCGGCGGCTGGCGGTCGACTGGTGCTTCGGCGACACGGTGCGCTCCTTGACGCGGCGGACCCCACACCTCCGCCGGATCGGATGCACGTCGGCACGATTCCAGTGGACGCATTCGCTCTGCACGGGCCCCGGGAGACCTTCACCGAAGCGGTCGGCGATGTGGGCGCCGACCACGGCTCACGGCGTGCGTGGCTTGCCGCGTGGCGACAGTGTAGCGGTGCCGTCACTGACTGTCTACCACTTCCGGGCGCCACTGTGCCCCGGGCCCTGCTGTTCAGGGTCCGGGGCACGGGCTGGCCGTTAGTCCTGGGGCGCTGGGGTCGCCCAGGCCGGGGTCGAGGACTGCGGGTCAAGGTCGAACTCGCCGTCGCGGGCGCCGAGGACGAAGGCCCTCCACTCGTTGGGCGTGTAGGTGAGGGTCGGGCCGTCCGGGTTGCGGCCGTCCCGCATGACGATGTAGCCCTCGACGAAGGCGATCTGGATGATCCCCTCGGGGTCAGCGGAGATCCATTCGGCCCCGGTGAGGTCCAGGACGGGCTTCCCGTTGGACGGCAGGTCGGGTCCAGCGCTTTCGTCGGTCATGGGGTGGGTGGGTGCCCTTCTGGTTGCGGTTCGTGGATCAGCGTACCGCTGGGAGCCGACGCCGGTGGGCGGGTTGGACGAGCTGGTCAGCGGGGGCTGGCGGTAGCGGCCACGGCGTCCCAGAAGTCGTTCATCCGGAAGTGGAAGAGGCCCATGCCGTGGTCGGTCCAGCTCCCGATCGGCTTGGTGATGATCTCGACGCCCTCCAGGGTCTCGGGGATGTAGCCGTTGCCCCAGCCGAAGTCGATGCGGGGGCGGCGGATGCCGTCGGGGTTGCCCTGGTCGGTGCGGATCAGGCTGGCGGTGCCCTGCAGCTCCTGGCCGAGGTGCTTGTGGGCGTGCAGGGCGAGGTCGGTGAACCCGGCCCGGGTCATGACGTCCCAGGGGCCGGTGTCGTGGCGGCCGTCGGCGGTGGTGCGGTTGGCCCGGAACGGCAGGTCGGTCACCACGTCCCAGTCCGGCAGGGTGGCGCGGTCGGCTTCGTCGCCGCTGTAGGAGTTCTGGTCGCCGAACCACAGGCAGGGGTAGGTGGTCTGGACGCGCTCGCCGAAGCGGTCGTCCGGGTCCTTGGGCCGCTGCTCGTTCTTGCCCCACTTGACCATCATGAGGGCCTCGCGGCGGCGCCACTCGGCGTCGTTCGAGCACAGGTGGTAGGAGGCGAGGTTGAGTTCGGGGCTGGCCTCGGTCCCGGCCCGGACGGTCTTGATCTGGCAGGCCGGGTGCCACCAGCCGGTCTCCTGCGGGTAGTCGGCGACCACGCGCAGCAGCTGCTCGTTGACGAAGATCCCGGGGGCGTTGGGGCTCTCCCGGGTGCTGGAGGCGGCGATGTAGCCGGTCATGCCGAGGGCGTGCCCGGCGGCGAAGAGCAGGCGCTTGCCGTTGGCGCGGGAGTGGGTCAGCTCCTGCCGGGCGATGGCGGCGATGCGGTACTTCCGCGTGAGCATGGCCAGGTAGGCGTGGGCCTCGCGCCAGTGCGCGGAGTTCTCGCCGCCGAAGTCGTGCTCACCGTTGAGGTTCACGAACGTGATCAAGGACAAGGTCAGGCCCCTCTTGGAGGTGAATCCCGGTGTGGTGGCCCTGTCCCGGCCGAACAGCTGAAGGTGATTTTCTGACCGATCAACCAGCTACTGTCATGGCTCGGCCGGGGCAGGGAGTCTCGGGTTCGTCGGAGGCCCGGGGGTTTCCGGCGCCTCGGGCCTCCGACAGGCGGGTGGGGGGAACCGCCTTGGTCCGCACGCGAGACCTACCGGGGAGCTGGGGTCTCAAGCGGTGCGGGCCGCCCCGTGCGGCAACCTGCGCGGGGCGTTCGTGGGTGGTGTGGGTGCCCCTTCCCGGCTGGGGCTGGTACTGCTACTACCGGGCCGGTCCGGCGGCTACTGGATGGCGCGGGCTCGTGCGGCGACCCCTTCCAGGTGCTCCTGGAAGATCTTGGGTGCGTCGGGGCCCGCGAGGGTGTACAGCGCGACCATCCCGGTGAGGATGGTGTCGCCGATCTCCTTCTTGACGTCCTCCCACGTGTGGGTGATGCCCTTGCGGGGGTTTTGACCGAGGACTCCGCTGACGGCCTCGTGGACCTCGCCCACCTCCTCCCCGATCTTCATGATGCGGAGGAGGCGTTCCGTCTCGGGCGGCAGGGTGCTCTTGCCGTCGAGCCAGGCGACGAGATCGCCGATGTGGTCCCAGGTCTGCTGTTCCATGCGTTGCGTCCGCTTCGGGTCGGGGCGCCGTCGCTCAGAACAGGGTGGTCTCCGGTTCGGGCTCCGGCGTGCTGGTCGGGTCGGAGACCGTGAGGTGCTGGTCCCCGGTCACGTCCACGCGCAGGGTCAGGCCCGAGTGGTCGGTGAGGTTTTTCTCGGTGCGGGGCTCGTGGACGTACGCACAGGAGTGTACGAGGCCGAGCAGGGGGGTGGAGACGAATGCGTGGTCGTAGCGGTAGCCGTCGTTGGTCCGTCCCACCCAGGAGTACTCCTGGGCGCCGGGGTGCACGTGCCGGAAGGCGTCGTGGTAGCCGGTCTTGCCGAACCAGCGGTAGTAGTCGTACTCGAAGGGGCGGAAGATCGGGTAGCGGGGGCGGTGGTCGGGTTCCAGGATGTTGAGGTCGCCCATCACGATCCTGGGGGTGCCGGTGCCCTCGGGGGTGCGGTCCTGGCACTCGGCGATGAAGCGGGCCTTGCGCTCGGTCTTGGCGGCGGTGGCGTCCCTGGAGGGGACGTAGAGGCCGAGGATCTCCAGCGGGCCGTCGGTGGTGTGCACGGCGGTGGAGACGGCCCGGTAGGGCAGGTAGTCGAGCGTGACGGGCTGGTGCGCGGCGAGCCGGAGCCGGGAGACGATCATGACGCCGCGCTCGCCCTTGTCGGGAACGGGGTAGGCCACCTCGTAGCCTGCGCTCCGGAAGCGGTCGGCCAGGTAGGCGCAGCCGGGTCCGGGGGTGGTCTCGGTGAGGACGAAGACGTCCTCGGGGCGCTGGGCCAGCCAGGCGAGCTGGCGCTGTGCACGCTCCAGCGCCGGGCCGCCGATGTTGAAGGTGAGAAAGCTCAGGCCGGGTCGGGCCGGTGTCGCTGCCTCAGTTGCCACTGGTTCCCCTCCGCAGGGTGCCGATCCTGGAGACGATGATGTCGGCGACCCGCTCAGGGCTGCGGTTGGTGCAGTCGATGATCAGGGTGGGGTAGCCGACCTTTTCCAGGAAGGTAGCGGCTTCCTCATAGAGGGCGGCTTCCTTACGGCTGCTTCCGGGCATCTTCTCGAAGCGGCTGTGGGTGCCCCGGGCGGTCAGCCGGGCGTGGATGACCTCGGGGTCGGCGGTGAGCACGACGGTCAGGTCCGGGGTGATGGCGTGCTGGTTGATGGCCCAGATCGTCGTGGGGTCGATGCCGTCGAGCCGCTGCAGCACCAGGGAGGAGCCCACGTAGCGGTCGCACAGGACGGTGTCGCCGCGTTCGAGGGCGGGGGTGATCTCGGTGGCGATGTGGTGGTAACGGTCGGCGGCGACGAGGCAGGCCAGCGACATGCCGGTGTAGGTCTCGGTGCCGTGCCGGGCGATCTCGCCGAGGTTGGCCCGGGAGGGTTCGGTGGTGGCGTGGACTGCCGTTCCGGCTGTGGTCAGGAGGTGGCCGACGGCGGCGACGGTGGTGGACTTGCCGACGCCGCCGGGGCCGTCGAAGGCGACAAACAGGCCGCGCTCGGTGTCGCTCACGAGACGGCCACCACGGGCAGCAGGGCGCGCTTGTTCGGGGCGACGGGGCACATCTCGGCGTCGAGGGCGCCGATGCGCTCCCCGGCGGCGACCACGGCGGCCGGGCATCCCTTGCCGCAGCCGTCTGCCATCGAGCAGCTGCCGCAGGTGGGGTTGGCTCCGACGGTGTACCGCTCGTGGAAGTTGTAGGCGTCCAGGCGGTCGGCGATGTCGGTGTCGGTGAAGATGTTGCCGACGATGAACTCGGTGTCGGCGTGCTGGGAATTCGGGGTCCGGGCGGCGAAGACGAGGTAGGGGCAGACGGTGACCTCGCCCGGGGCGAAGACGTAGATGATCGTCCCGGCCTCGCAGTTCGCGAGGGGTTTGGTGTCGTTGGGGAAGCGGATGTGGACCAGGTCGAGCTGGTCGCTGGCGAACGGGGAGGTGAGGTCGTGGATGTGCCGCATGTGGTCGTCCGACCGGGCGAGCTTGTTCTTGCTCTTGACGCCGCGCCCCATGCTGGAGAGCGGGTTCATCAGGACGTAGGAGGCGCCCTGCTCGCTGGCGAAGGCGCACAGCTGGGCGTACTCCTCGTCCTCGGCAAGGTTGTTCGGGGTGCAGAGCAGGCCCTGCAGGAGCCCGGCCTGGGCCAGCCGCTTCACCGTCTCCACGGTGGTGTAGAACGACTCGCGGTCGCCCCGGAACTTGCCGTGGGAGTCGGCGGCGAAGCCGTCCAGGCTGACGTTCACGTGGATGTCGCCCATCTTGGCCAGGGCCGTGATGTGGTCGTCCGTGATCAGGGTGGCGTTGGTGCACAGTCCCACGCCCATGCCCGCGTCGCGGAAGGCGGCGGTGACGGCGAGGAAGTCGGGGTGCAGGAACGGCTCTCCGCCGGTGAGGGTCACCCGGGTGACCCGGGCCGCCTTCAGCTGGGGGATGACCTTGGTCCGGATGTCCTCCAGCGGCATCGTCACGCCGGTCTTGAGGGCGCTGACGAAGCAGTGGGCGCAGCCGAGGTTGCAGGGCTCGTTGATTTGGACGAGCGCCTTGCGGTAGGGCTCCACGACGGAGGTCCGGAAGTAGCAGGACACGGCCTGCTCGTCCGTCATGATCCGGCGTGCTGTCTTCTCGCTCATGGGTGTCCCCCATCAGGCCGGAGGCACTGCTGCGCCCCGTGGTGGCGGGGCGTCTCGGTGCTTGGGCCGTGCGTCGAGGTGGTCAGCGGGGACCGGGCCCGTCTGGCGCCCGGTTGCTTGCGGTGACCACTTCATCACTGGATCAACCATCCTGACAAGAAGGCGAGTTGAATAAATGTCAGTTACTTACGACTGGCATGTGCTGCTGGCATGTTTCCGCAGCTCGCCGGACAAGTTAGTGAACTGGGTTGCGCATACTCAATCGAGTGCACTACTGTCGTCCATGTCGCCAACCACCACGAACGGGAAGCAGGCCATGTCCAAGACTCCGCAGCTCGTCGGCATCACCACCCCCGTCAAGATCACCCTCACGATCGACGACTGGGAGGGCACCTACGGCACCGAGCGCAACAAGGCCGAGATCACCCAGCAGCTCGCCTCCCTCACCGTGGAGACCATGCTGAGCACCAACCTCCGCACCGAGCTGTGCGCCCTGATCGGGCAGACCGGCCACATCAGGACCGACGTGCTCCCCCCGAGCAACACCCTCGAAGCCCAGTTCGACATCGCCACCATCGTGGACACCACGATCTGGGAGTCCACCTACGGCTCCGACGAAGATGCCCAGCAGATCGCCGACGACGTCGCCAACCGCGTCCAGGAGTACGCCGCCGAGGCCCTCAAGCAGCGCGGCATCACCGCCCAGGTCGAGCTGCGAGCCACCCCCACCGTCATCGACGCCACCGGCGACTACACCACCCTCTACCTGGTCTTCGCGCCGCGCGAGAACCCCTTCCTGGCCACCACCACCGGCGGCCTGCAGAACTTCGCCGCCCGCCTCGACGACGACGCCTGGCTGCGCCCCCTGGACTCCCAGATCGGCGAGTTCGTCGACTACTGGAACCGCCGGGAGCCGGAGGCGGCGCTGTGGGCCGTCACCACGGAGACCGAGAAGCTGCTGCCCGCGTCCGGCACCGAGCCCAACCTTCACGGCCGCACCCCGGTGATCTTCCGGCGCGACCAGATCAAGCCCCTGCTCGCCGTCCTCGCCTCCCCCCAGAACCAGAACCTGGGAAACTGACCCGTCCTCACCGACACCGGGAGACGCCGTGCACCAGCTCCACCCCCGCGAGCACCCGTGGGGTGACATCCGCCTCGACCACAACGGCGAGGCGACGTTCCTGACCGCCGAGCGCTCCACCGACCCGGACTGCCTCTTCGTCCACCTCAAGGTCGCCGACTGCCCGCCGGACCACCAGCTCCTCGACAAGGAGGAGCAGGACGCCGGAGCGGTGCTGTTCCACATCACCGTCAGCATCCGGCTCCCCCGCGCGGACACGATCGTCCTGGCGCAGTACGAGGGCGGCCCGATCGTTCCCCGCGACATGGCAGCGTTCGAGTCCGCCAAGTACATGCGCGACGAGATCAACAGGGCCGTCTTCACGGCCCGGTTCAACCTGCGGGCCCTGGCCGCCGTCGCCCACCACCATCCGGTCGCCGCCCAGGGCACCACCTGACCACGTATCACCTGAAGGAGCGCCATGAGCACCGAGACCAGCAGTGGCCCCACCGAGTGGCAGCAGAAGCGCCAGGAGGCGCTCGCCGAGCGCGGCCTGGCCGAGGTCGAGCAGTACTCGCGAGCCAGCGACCTCTTCTACCCCGACAGCATCCGCCCGGCCCGCCGGGGCCGGATCGAGAACATCATCTCCCTGGGCCCGACCACCGGCGACACCTACATCGCCGAGCTGGTGGAGAAGTTCAACGGCGAGAACCGCACGTGGTTCGCGGTCGTCATCGACGGCAAGAAGGACCCCCAGCGCATGTACACCGCCGACGCGGCCCTGCTGCACTACCTCAGCCGGAAGCACAACAATCCGGACGCCTCCACCGCCGCCTGGTACGCCGCCCGCGTCCTGGGCATGCCCGACCTCGACCAGGACCCCGCTGCGCCCGCCTCCTGACACACAACCTGCCCGGCCCCGTCGCTCTCCCGAGCGACGGGGCCGACGTGTTCAGCAGATAAGCAACTGCCCATCTGTAGGAGTCACCGTTCCATGTCTACACTGCGGAGTATGACCGCCAACCCTGCCTCCACCAGCGAAGCCACGACGCCGCCAGCCCGCGCCGGACGCCGTGGCGGCCGGACTCGCGAACAGAGCCCCGCGCGCGCCGAACGGCGCCGCCCAAAGCAGGAGCACGACCGCCAGACACCGGAGCCGTCGCCTGCTCCCGAGGACGCTGCTCAGATCGACTTCTCCCAGCACCCCGCCCACACCACCCCCTGGCGCCGGACCTCCGCCCTCCCCGCCACCAAGCGCCTGCCGCGCGTCGGGACGCCGTCGACCCGCACAGTCGTCATGACCCGCGAGCTGGCCGCCCACGTGGACGCCGTCCGGGTCGACATCGGCACTCCCAACGCCGTCGACTTCACCCTGCTCACCAGCAGTCTCCTGCGCGCCCTGGCCCGCGAGCACGAGGACTACAAGATCCGCGTTGAGGAGTACCGCCAGACCCACGGGGTCGTCCCCGGGCCAGACGTGGTCCCGCCCGGCCCGATCTTCACTGCGCTGAGTGCCGAGGTCGCCATCGTGATGGACGGCGGCACCGCCCCCTGACGGTTGGAGCGACAGTGAAGTACCCCCGGAGCAACTGCCGGATCTGCGGCCGTGAGGTCTCGATCCCCGGCAACCGCTACGCCCGGCACGACCCTCCCGGCCCCCGTGCCCAGGTCGACCTGACCAGCTGCCCAGGGAGCCTCAAGGCCGCGATCCCGCCCCAGGCCGCCATCCCGGGTCTGGAACTCCACCAGGCCGAGGAGCACCTGGCCCTGTTCTAGCCCTCCGTCCCCGGGAGAAGCGCCATCAGCCTCAGGGCAACGTCCACCGCGCTCTCGCCCTCCCGGGCCGCCGCGAGGTCGACTGGCCGGTGGACGGCCAGCCAGTTGTGCAGGCGCTGCATCTGCGCCACCAGCGGGTCGGCCAGGGCCCGGCCCGGGTCGTCCGTCGGCGGAGGCGGGAAGCCGCTCATACCCACACCTCCGGGCCTGCGGTCTCGGAGGCCAGCTGCGGGTTGGCCTCCTCCCAGCGCTCTCGGACCGTGACCGAGGCCGGGACCGACCCGCTGGCGCATGGGCCGTTGTGGTGCTCGACCACCTCGCACGAGTAGTTCTGGAACTCCCCGCCCACCATCGCCCGGCACGACCGCTCCGGGAACACTGCTCGACGCATCTGTCACTCCTCCCTGTTCACCCCTTCGTGGGGTGTAGGGGCAGCACGGCAGGGCACCCCTCCCCCAGCTGCCGAGTCCTGTCGGCTGCGGGGAGAGAGGTGCTTGGGCTTGTTATAGGAATGATCAGTCGTTGCTGTCCTTGGGGAACGTCGAGGGCGCCGGGGTCGCGAACGCTGCCCAGGGCTCCTCACCCTTCGCCCGCTTGCTCTCGGCGTAGGCGACGGCCTCGGAGAAGCTGCGCTGCCGGAGGTCCTTCTGGGCCTCGCGGTTCAGACGCTTGTACTTGGCGATGGCCTTCGCCTCCAGGCTGTCCCGCACCTCGGTGACCCCCTGCCCGCGCTTGGCGGCCAGGGCCACGACGAGGCGGTCCGCGAACTCGACGTCCTCCGCAAGGAGCCGAGCGCGATGCTCCGCCGGGAGGAAGTAGAACGCCAGGTCCGGCTCGGCGGCAAGGATGGCGGCGATGTGCGCCTCACGGAGGGACGTCACGAGGGCGTCGACGGCCTCGCTCTGGGCGGCGGCCTCGGTGTCGATCCAGTCCCCTCGGCCCTTGCCCTGCAGCCGGTTGCCCTCGGGGTCGGTGATCGCCTTCGCCGCCTTCGTCACCTTGGCGGCCTCGGCCGCCTTGGCCTTGGCAGCGCGGGCCTCGCTCGCTGCGATCTCGTCGGGCGTGAAGATCTTGGTGGGCCGCTTCCGAATGTCGACGGGGGCCGAGGGGTAGCACACGGTGCAGGCCCGCTCCCCCGCGTCCTCGACGACCTGCTGCTCCGTTCCGCCGGAGTAGTCGGTCAGCCAGGCGAACTGCGTGCTGGGGCGGCAGGTGGAGCAGTCCATGGTCTTGTGCACGTGGCCGTCGACGTTGGTGACGATGAAGGCCCGGGTCCAGCCGCCCCGGCGGGCGAACTCGGCATCGTAGGGGGCCTGCTCGGCCTCGATGGCGGCGATGGACTTCTCCGCGTCCTGCAGCCGCTGCAGGGCGTTGCGGGCGTCGCGTCCGATGTAGGTGGTGTCGGTGTCGGCGCGGTGCTGGGCGGCCTGCTGGGCGGCGTTGAAGTCCATGCCCCACACCTGGCGGCGGCCCTGGTAGTTGGACCGGTCACCGGCGGCGCGGTGGATGCTGTCCCGGAGGCTGGGCAGCTTGCTCTCGGCCTTGAAGAGCTGCGCGGCCAGCTGGGCGAGCTGCTTGTCGATGTCGGCGGGGGTGGCGGTGGTGAGGTCCTTGGCAGAGGTCATGGAATGAATATAGCAACCTAGATATCTAGGTTGCAAGATAGGCGGGATAACTTGGTCGAGTTCAGAGGGGCGGGTACTGGCCGTACGCTCCCCAGGAGTCCTTGCCCGGGTTCAGAGTGTCGTTGACGCCGAGCTGTTGGCCGTAGGAAGCGCGGGCCCAGGCTTCGAGACGTGCCGCGTGGCCGTCGGGGCCGGGGATGTACGGGTGGTCGGGGACCGGGGTATCCCATTCGTCGGACGGCGCCCCGGGCGGTGCGAACTGCACCACGAGGGCCGCAAGCAGGCCGCCGCCGCCCGCGACCAGGAGGACCGTCTTGAAGATGATCGGGTCCTGGCCGCGCAACAGAGCTGCAGCGAGCAGGCAGACGGCGGTCGCAGCCACCAGCCAGCCGAGGACCCAGGGGTGGAGGCCGGGGGCAGCACGGCGGACCGACCAGGTACCGGTGGCCGGGTCAAGGTGATGGACCTGCTGGCGGTACGGGCGCCGGGCCCGGCGGTACAGACGCAGCTGGCCGGTGGGGCTCAGGCCCTTGTAGGTCCAGTACTGGCCGTCCAGGTGGAGGTACCAGTGCTCGCCGGGGCGTACCGGCAGGTGGGCTATCGCCCTTGCCTCCTCATGAGTCATGCCGCCACGGTAGTGCCGTGGCGGCATGGGAGGGGGGATGTCAGGCGGTGGTGACGAGGGAGTTCAGCTTGTCCTCCATCGGCTTCTTGATGGTCTGTGAGATGTAGGAGGGGGCGACGCCGAGCACGAGCGCGAGGAGAGCGCCGGTGCACTTCTGGCCGTGGTCGGCGCAGATGTCGTGGATCTTGACGGCGAGGTCGACAGTGTCCTCGACGGAGCGGCTTCCACGGCGCTCGGGGATCTCGGTGAGGAGAGCGTCCTGGAGCACCTTGGGCAGTCGCGTGAGCGCCGTCTTGCCGTCGGCGCCGACCAGCCCGAGGGAGAGACGCTGGTCGGCCGGGGGCTTCTGCGGCGGGATGGGGACCGTCACGATCTGCTTCGGGGCCTTGACGGCGGCGGGGAGCACGTTCTGGGTCTTCGTCAGCGCGGGCTTGACCGGGGCGGGGGTGAGCTGCAGGCCCGCGAGGGCGAGCGTGGTGTTGACGGCCGGGGCTTCCGGCTCCCGGGTCACTTCCACCGACGGGGGCAAGAGAAGGTCCGTCATCGGGTCGTCGACGACGAGGAACCGCCAGGCCAGCGGGATGCTCTCGTCGGCGGCCTGGGCCTGGGCGATCAGGAACCGGGCGGCCGTACGGGCGTCGCAGCCGCTGAACCACATGACCCGCTTGACCTTGAACATCGGCAGCGGGGCGAGCAGGACCTGGGCCCGGCGCAGGCGCGGTACCGGGGCCGGGAGGATGCCCTGCTCGATCAGCTTCTGCCGCTCCTCGGCCTGCTGGGCGCGGCGCTGCTTCTTGACCGCGTGCCACTTGGCCTGGAGCGTGCTGAAGTGGGCGCCGATCCACAGGACTGGCGGGAGGGCGTGGTACGTGGAGGCCCAGGGGTTGGGCCAGCTGTCGTGGATGTTGAGCGCGATGCTCGCGCTGGCGAGCGCGAGGACCATGAGGTTGATTCCCCAGGTCCGGCGGCCGTCCTCGGCAGCGCTGATGGCCTTCCAGGAGTAGGCGAAGACGCCGAGGTCGGCCAGGAAGGCCGCGACGTACGCTTCGGACGACCCGGCGCTGAAGCCGACCTTCAGGGCGAGGCCGTAGAGGGTGCGGTAGCTGAGGTAGAACGCTCCGGCGGCGAGGACGTAGTCGACGCCGTAGGCCAGGGCGCGCTCGCCGATCTTGAGGTGGCGCCACCAGCGGACCTTGGCGGAAGCCAGTTCCTGGCCCGATTCCGTCGGAGCGGACGCGAACGACACCTGGTCTTCGCTAGTCTTTCTCCTGGACATCCTGAGCATCGTTTCCTCGCGGGAGCGTCGTGGTGGGTGTTCGGGAAACCCTCGGCGGCTCCTGCTAGAGCACCGTCGGGGGCTTTCTCGTTTCACGAGATGGGCTGGCCAGGCCAGTCGGGGTCGAGAAGAAGGCCCAGGTCCGAGAAGGAGCGTGGCAGTTCCAGCAGTTCCTCGGGGACGGGCAGGCTGGACACCGCCTTGTTCGGCGCCGAGTCCGGCATCCGGTTGGTGCGCTTGAGCGACCTGTAGACGGGCGCGGTCATGAACGGAGTGCCGTCCGCCCACGCGATGTGGCGCACCGGGTGCCCCTCGTCGCTGGCGATGCCGATCAGCTGGTCCTGCAGTTCACCAAGGTCCTGGGAGGCCCTGGCGAGCAAGTGCCGCGCCTGGCCCGCAACGCGGAGGCGCTCCATGAGCGGGGTCCAGGTGACCTTCTTGTCGTAGGCGCCCTCAAGCTCGGGGTTTGTCTCTCCCGAGGGGATGATCTCCTTGAGGAAGCTGAGGTCGGGCAGGCGCTGCTGCGCCTTGTCGAGCTGTACGGCTTGCACGCCGTTCTTCAACCGGTCGCGGGCGCGGTCGGTCTCGTACCCCGCTTCCCGCCACACGTTGTAGATGGGGCGGGTCTCCCGGGTGGACAGTCCGGAGACCGTCCCGAGGTGGATGGCGGGCTGATTCTCCGACCAGCCGAGCAGCCAGAGGCCCTTGCGGTACTCCTCGATCTCGTGGACCGCCTGCTGCAGGAGCGCGCGGATCGGCACCGTCTTCACCAGTCGGTCGGTGGCGGCGGTGCTGACGAAGGCGTGGGGCCGGTTCTCCGGAGTGGAGCCCTGGCTGAGCCCCCCTTCGTCACGTATGCGCTGAGGAGGCGTTACACCGTGCAGGCGCATGTGGGAGCCGAGCCCAGCCGGGCCCTTGCAGACCTTCCCGCACGTCTTGCAGCGGTAGGCGTCCGCGTCGGCTTCCGGTTCTCGCGTCGGCTCGGAACCCGTGGGTGTGCTGGGTACCACCGAACCCTCCTTCCACGGTCAGGCGTGATGACGGAACTCTAGTGAACTAAGTGTTGCATGGGCAATCGAGTTCACTCAAGTCACCTCGCAGCGCTGTCCTCGGCGAAGGCTTCGGGGTCGATCTTGATGATCCGCATGACCGCCTCGGCCGGACGGTTGTCGAGGACGGCATGGACGACCTGCTCCTTGAACCGCCGGAGCACCCTCAGTTCGGCGGCACTCTCCTTCGCCGCCACCTTCAGGTCCTTGGCGGCCTGGGCCTTGGTGTCCGCGAGTTCCTCTTCGAGCGCGCGGATGCGCTCGGAGAAGCGCTCGAACTCGGCAACGGCCCCCTCGCGGACGGCTGCCAGCGCGCTGTCGAAGGCCAGCATCGGATCGGCGGCGGAGCGGGTCCTGCGCCGGGGGGTGTTTCCCGAGGAGGCCCGGACGTCGTGGGCACGGGCACGGTGGACCCCGAGGTTGCGGAAGCGCTTCCCGCAGTCGGGGCACTCCTTGTCGGCACCGTCGACCGAGCCTTCGCCGGTCTCCGGCTCCACTTCTCCGACTGGGGTCGGCTCCTCCGGAACCGGGATCTCGGCTGACGCGACGCCGCCCGCGCCGTACTCGGCCAGAGCCGCCTCCAGAAGCTCGTCGCCGCCCTGGTCAGCCAGGGCCTCGTACGCCTCCTGGAGGGCATTCCGGACGGCGGAGTCCTGCACGCCACCCCAGCCCGGGTCGCTGGTGTCGTGAGGCAGGTCGAGGCGTCCGCCGTCCGGCGAGGTGATCACCGTGGCGTTGGCCCGGACGGACACCTCCCACCCGGGGAGCTGCTCGGCCATCGACGCGAAGCGGGCGGTCTCCGGGGGGAGGGTGGGCGATGCCATGGGGTCTCCTGGGTCTAGTTTCAATTCACCCTATGACCCTGATACCTAGGTGTCAACGCTGTTCCTCGGAGCCGCTCCGAATGGAATCTTTGTCCACACCCTGCCTGTGGAAACAATTATGTCTGATGCCGTCCAGGAGACTTCCGGGAGTTTGGGCATGAATCGGAAGTGGTCGCCGACGTACGCGAGCGTCATATGCGGTGACCAGCCGTGTTCGCTCGGGGTTCGATAGCCGTGGCCGTTGAGGAATTTCTCCAGATCGGAGTGGAGGTGAGTTCCTCCGGGGATATCAGCCGAGCCCCAGAGAACATTCTGGCCGGGCTTGGTGAATGTCCCCACGCCTCCGATGCGGACGGTTACCGGGCGGTGTCGGCTGGCCCAGTTCCCGATCAGCTGCGGCAAGTCGGCGAGCTGCTGGCGGGTGTAGTGACCCGTCTTGCCGAGGTAGGCGAGGGTGACGTGGAGCTGGGCTGCTGGTTCTCCGCCGGGCAGGGCCAGCTGCTCGGCGATCTCCGGCGGCGGGACCAAGGCCACCATCATGCCGTCCTCGACTTCGGCGGCGGCCTGGCGGGCGATGCGGTCGGCCTCCTCGGGGGTGGCCTGCCGGAAGAACAGGGTGGCGGTCTTCGGCCTGAGCGAGGTGAGGTCGACGGTCTCGCTGGGGCCGTACTCGTCGTGGGTCATCACGCCGTCGTAGCCGTCGGCGGCGATGGCTTCGGACAGGGCGCGGCCGGACTTGCCGTCGTAGCGCGCGGACAGCTGGTGCTTCCAGTTCGACGGGTCGCGGTAGTCGCCGCCGAAGTGCATCCGCAGCGGCCGGTGGAAGGTGATCTGGCCGCCTTCGTAGCGCGGATCGTCGGCCAGGTGGGAGGGCAGCGCGCCCTGGGTGATGTATCGGCCGTGGGGTTCGAGGTCCTGGGCGAACTGGCTGCCGTGGTGCCCGGCGCCCTCGGTGTTGCGGAAGTAATCGAAGGTGACGGGGCGATCGTCGCCGGTGTCCTCGGTGTAGGGCTGGCGCGCGGCGGTGTGGTGCCCGGTGGTGAAGTCGTGATGGGTGAAGTCGGTGCGGAAGTCGCGGTTGTCGTCGGCCAGGTGCAGGGTCCAGGAGATCCCGGTGCGGTCGCTGGCCCGCTCGCGGCTGTGCCAGACGATCTGCGTGGCCGGGTGCGGCACAGCGGGGAGGTCCTCGGCGGCTTCGTGAGCGGCCCCGTGGGCGTAGTCGGGGTCGTCCTCCCATTCATGGGCGGCGGGAGCGACCTGCTTGAGCCGTTCGGCGCGTTCGGCCACCGGTTGGGCCGGATCGTGGACGAAGGCGTGGTCCTCGGGAGTGAGGTGGACGGCGGTCCCTGCGTACTGCTCGGCCCCGAGGTCGTTGGGGTCGTCACCGGGGTGGTGGATCTCGGGCTGGTGGATCTCGGGGCCGTGGTAGGCCCACTCGTTGATGTCGTTGCCGTCTGTGTGCACGTGCTTGGCCGGGACGGTGGCCTTCAGCACCGGCCAGTCCGGGCCGGTGCCGTCCATGGCGTGGTTGCGCGCGTACTCGCCGGAGGTGGAGACCCAGTCGCCGGGGCTGATCCGGTCGACGCCGTGGGGCGCGGCCCGGTAGATCGTCACCGGCTCGTCCGGACGGCCGTGGGCGCGGTGGAGGGTGTGGAGGGACTCCTCGTGGGGCTCGCCGTAGCTGCCGTCGGCGACGTTCTCCTCGAAGCCGGGGTGGAAACCGGAAGCTCCGTTGGTGGGGTCGTGCAGGGGCGCGCTGTCCGGGCCTGGCGCTCGGTGCTGCATACGGTAGTCGTCGTCCACAGTCCCAGCTTGCCGTACTGGGAGGACAGCGGCGGCGGCGCGGGTGGGCGCGGCCTCGGCGGTCTGGTCCTTCTTCCAGTCGGTCAGGTCCTGCAGAGGGTGGCCCGGCGCGGCGTCCAGCGCCTTCCAGACGACATTGCGTTCGTCGTACAGGCCCGTTCCGTCGGGGCCGAAGGCGTCGTGGCGGTCTTGGTGCAGCTGGTCGTACAGGGCGGCGCCTGCGGCGGCCTGGTCGTCCTCGGGGAGGTGCTCGATCTGCTGGATCTGGTCGCGGAGGTCGTCGAGGCGGTCCCAGTCCTCTTCAGGGAGGTGGTGGGCGTCGAAGTCGTCGGGAACCTGCACGGGTTCGACGGCCCAGGTGTCCGTGGTGAGGTCGTAGGCGGCGTACGGCTTCAGGGTGCGGATGTCGAAGCTGTCGGGGTTGACGTAGAAGGTCGACTCCCACGGGCCGGTGGCGTGTCCGTCCGACTGCAGGCTCCGGTCGTCGTCGTCCAGGCCAGCACGCAGCTCTTCGTTGAGACGCTGGTCGATCTCCTGGTCCGTCAGGTGCGAGAGCGGTGGGGCGCTGCGGCGGGCCTCGTCGTAGTTGACGCCGATGAGGGTGTCGAGGTCGCCGTTGCCGTACCAGTGGCTGGCTTCGGAGCCGGTGAGGTAGACGCGGGCCCACCGGGGCCAGTCGGAGCCGTAGCGGGGCGTCCAGAAGTCGTCGAGGAGGTCGAGGAGTTGCTGGCGGATCTCTGGTCGCAGGTGGGTGCCGTCGAAGAGCCTGGGGTCGAGGCCGGATTTGCCTGGGCCGAAGAAGTGGCCGGTGGGCAGCCAGTCGTGGTGGTGCTGGTAGGGCTGGGTGTTGTCGGGGACGATGGTGTTCTGGAAGGTGAGGCGGCGGATGGCCTGGTCATAGTCGTGCAGGCCGACGTAGCCGATGTGGATGCCGCCGTCGTCGGTGGGGCGGTGGACGACGCGGTGGCCTCGGCTGGCCTTGGTGCTGTTCCAACCCTTGAGGGGCTGGGAGAGGGCGTGGGTCTGCAGCCCGTCGTCGCCTCGGCGCAGGGCTTCGACGGTGTCGGCGATGCGGCGCTGGTCCTGGCGGTCGAGCTTGGCGAGGTCCTTATGGGCGCCGGGGTGGAAGGTGACCGGGCGGAGTTCGGCTACAGGCCCAGGTCCTGCTGCACCTTCTCCCAGGGGATCGGGGTCTCCCCCGAGTTGTCCCGTTCCAGGATCAGCCGCTCCAGCTCCGGGTGCAGACGTGTCGTGTCGTGGCTTGCCTCGGCCTGCAGTTCGTGACTGGTCATCATGGTCCCCCTTGGCAGCGGTGGTTGGTTCATCAGCATAGGTGCTGTCGCCTGGGGTAGTGCGGAAGAAGTCGGCGGCGGAGGCCATGGTCCTGCCCCGGGTGACGGTCTTGTCCCGGGTGTAGCCCTTCCACCATGCCTTCCCGGCGTCGGAGCGGTCGCCGTGCTCGATCCGGCTTCCGGGGTGGCGACGCTGCATCTCGTCCATGAGGGCGCTGCCGACACCGCGTCGCTGGTGGTCGGGGTGGGTCTCCAGGCGGTCGACGGCCATGGTGCCGCCTCGCCGCTTGGGCGGGTAGTAGGTGAGGTGACCCATCTCCTCGCCGGTCTCCGGGTGGAGGGCCTTGAGGCGGGTGAGGGTCGGGTACTTCGATCCGCCGGTCTCCTGGTCTTCGTGGTCGAAGAGCGGCTGGAGCTGGAGCTGGTCGGTTGCTGCGTGCCGGAAGAACTCGGCGGCCGTGGTCATGGGCACCTCCGCCCCTTCGCGGGGCGGGGCGCGGTGGTGACATCAGCGACGGCGTCCGACTCGTCCTCGGGAGGGGTTGTCGAGGCGGTCGCGGCCCATGCGGGTGCGGCTGAAGGAGCGCAGGGCGTTGATGGTCTCCTGGCTGTTGCGGTCGGTGGCGGTGGGGTTGGCGGCGCGCATGGAGTGGCCGTGGAGGCCGCCTTGCAGGGCGGCGGCGGGGCCTCCGCCGAGCATCTCCTTGTAGCCCTCGATCCAGCTGCCGATGAGGGCGTAGGTGGTGATCATCATCGCGTCCGCGATGTCTTTGGTCTGGACCGGTCCGATGGTGGGGTGGTCGACCTTGTTGCCGTTGCCCTTCTGGAGGAACTTCAGCTCCAACTCGGCCTGCTCGTACTCGGGGGCGTGGACCAGCTCCATGTTGATCGCGCTCTTGAACGCCTCGGCGACCTTCCAGTTCCAGGTGGCGTTCGCGGTGCGCTCGAACACGGTGGTGGTCTTCGGGAGGCGGGCTCGGGCGACCTTCTTGGTGAGTTTCTGGATCGAGCTGACCGAGTTGTACTGGTCGAAGGTGAACTCCTCGGGCTGGAAGGGCACGAGGATCTCGTCCCAGATCCAGTCGTCGACCTGGTCGTAGTCGATGGTGTGCTCGGGGAAGTCGGCCGGGTCGAAGTGGTGGATCTTGTCGAAGACGACGTGGGGACGGCCGCCGTCGTCGTACTCGATGTGGGCGCAAGCGATGCCGAAGCGGCAGTTGACCGAGGAGGGGTCGGCGTGGCCCTTGTAGGTGTAGCTGAGGATGCCCTGGGTGGTGGGGGTGATGAGGGCGGGGCCGAAGCGGTCGGGGCGGCCGTACCAGGGGCCGAAGACCCGTTCGACCTTGAGGACATCGAGGTAGGCGTCCATGACGGTGGCCCACTGGGAGCGGCGCTCGACCCGGAAGGTGTCGGGCTCAGCCTGCTCCAGCTTGCGCATCTGGTCGTCGTACTCCTGGATGGCGCCCTTGAGCTTCTTGAAGCCGGGGTGTCCTCCGTTGGTGTACTCGCCGTTGTCGCCCTGGAAGTCTGCGGGGAGCAGGGGCAGCTCGTGGGCGATCTGCCAGTCGAGGTAGATGTCCCAGCTGGCGAGCTGGATCATCATCATGGCCGGGTAGGCGGGAGTGCCGTCCGGGTTGAGTTCGACCGCGCGGGTGTAGTTGTCGTAGAACTGCCCGGTCATCTGCCAGGGGCTGGACGGCTCGATGAGGAAGCCGTCTTTCTTGAACTGGTCGAGGCTCGGGGTGGAGGCGGTGTAGACCTCCTCGGCGCTGCGGTTGGCGCCGGAGGCGACGACGTGGGCCATCTCGTCGAAGCCCATGATGAAGGAGGCCGGGCCACGGCCCGCCATCAGCGTGCTCTCCTTCGGGAGGATCTCGAAGGTGGCCATGTCCAGGGCGGTCGTGATGCCGCGCTGGGCCATCTCGTCCATGCGGACAAAGTCGTGCGGCGCGTACACGCTCAGCTTCTCGCCGAGGCTGTTGGCGATGTAGGGGGCGAAGCAGGGGGCGCCGGTGATCACGTTGACGAGGTCGCGCCACAGGTTCGCCTTGGCCTGTTCGCGCTTGCCCGCGAAGATCAGGCAGGCGAGCTTCTTGTCCCGGTCGACGCCGTAATGCTCCTGGGGGTCGCCCTTGGCCATGTAGGTCCACAGGACGTAGGCCATGGCGAGGGCGCTGATGTGGCCCTTGCCCGCGCGGCGGCCCATGACCAGGAGGATCTCCCGGAACCACTGGTAGCCGAGGGCCTTGGCGGCGCGCATGCGCTCCAGCAGGCGGGGGCTGCCGGAGACGTCGACCTTGACGGTGTCGAGCGGCTCGCCGTGCTCGTCGGTCTCGGCCTGGGCCCGCTCCTTGGCGCGCAGGCCGGTGAAGTACGCCTGGTCCCACTCTTCCAGGACTTCGTAGTCGTACGGGGTGAACAGGTCCTCGCGGAGGAAGAACGCCTTGAGGAGGGTGGCTTGGCGCGGGTAGAGGTTCGGCCGGTCGAGGTAGTCGGGGGAGACGACGAAGGTGATCGGGTCGGGGATGTCGATCCCGATGAAGAGGTGGTGGATGTCGGCCGGGCCGAACGCGGTGATCGGGGAGCGGCGGTCGGTGGTGGGGGTCGGCATGGTGGTGGCACCTCCTCACCCCTTCGTGGGGTGGGGAGGTGCCAGCGACAGGGTCAGCCGTGGTCGGGGCAGATCTCCAGGTGGTTGAGGGTTCGGGCGACCGACTCGGGCCGGGCGTCGCTGCCGGAGATGTGTCCGCAGCAGCTGGCGACGCAGTCGGCGGCAATTCCGGCCAGGCGGACCGTGTCGGCGGGGTCGGGGATGCCCTCGTGGCCGGGCAGGTCGGTGGCTGGGTCGTAGGGGTGGAAGACGGGTTCGAGGGTGAGCAGCGCGGTGCTGACGAGGTGTCCGCACCGGCGGCAGATGGTCGGCCGGACGCGGACGAGGACGGCGTCGTCGTTGTAGCCGGGGTTCTCCTCCTCGGTCATCGGTGCTGGTGCCCGTCGGGGGTAGTGGCGGAGGCCCAGTCGCTCTTGACGACTCCCTTGTCCTGGCCGCGCAGTTCGAGGAAGTTGTTGGTGACCTCGTGGACCTTCTTGTCGTGGTCGAAGACGGTCTTGTCGACGCGGCCGATGATCTCGATGCTGGGCATGACGGCGCCTTCGACCTCGTGGCCGTCGATGGCGAAGGTGTACCACTGGACGTCGACGGCGAAGCCGATCTTGTGGAACTGGTCCTTGACCTCGCGCTGGAAGGAGTCGATGTCGCGGCGCTGGCCCGCGCGCTTCTCCAGCCACTCGAAGACCTTGCCGATCTCTTCGATCTCGGAGTCGAGGATGTCGCCTCGGGCGAGGCCGTCGCGGTTGTGGACGCCGCCGTACTCGCGGTCGAAGCGGTCGGGGCCGGGGGTGGCGTTCTGGCTGTTGTGGCCGAGGATCGGGATAGCCATGGCGGGTCCTTGGGGTTAGGCGGCGAGGGCGGCGTGGCAGTGGCTGCAGCGTTCGGCGTGGTGGGCGACGAGTTGGCCGCCGATGGTCTGCAGGCGGGTGCGGACGCCACGGTGGTTGGTGCCGATGAGGTTGGCGGCGTTCGCAGCGTCGGCGATGGCCAGGACGAGGTCGTACTTGCTGGGGGCGGTGAGGCGGGAGAGGTGGGTGCTGATCCCGGCCATGGAGCGGGCGGGGATCTTCTGCTCGGCTGCGATGCGGTTGAGGAGGGTGATCCGGTCACCGGCGATGCTCTGGCGGGCGAGGTCGAGGAGGGCGAACTGGTCGTTCTCGGTGCGGGCCAGGGCGCGCTGGGCGTCGGCGGCGAGGAGTTCGGCGAGGGTGTCGCCGCTGGCGCCCCGGGCCTCGATCTTGAGGGCCGGGTCGGGGATCTGCAGGACGGTCCCGTTGCTGTGGTGGAGCAGCGGGGCGGCCCAGGGAGCGAGGTTCTGGGCGCGGTTCTGGCCCAGGCGCAGGCCCGCGCTGATGTGGTGGCCGTCGGGGCCCGGGGTGGCCGAGTGGGGCTGGAGGACGTCGAGGCGCAGGTCTGCGGTGGTGGACCAGGAGTCGATGACCACGGAGTCGGGCGGGAGGACGGCGAGGGCGGCCTGGACGAACTGCTCGGGGGCCAGGCGGGGCTGCGCGGGGCGCAGGACTTCGGCGAGGCCGCCCTTGTCGGTGTAGGTGATGGTGACCTCACCGAGGGTGTTGTGGATGCGGCTGTTGAGCAGGGTGTGCTGCTCGTGCCGGGTGAGGCGGTGGAAGAACGCCTTGGGAATCTTGTAGAAGGCGCAGAGCTGGTCGGTGCCGTGCTCGGAGAGGGGGATGGTGTGGTCGCCGAGGGAGATGGTCGGCCTCTCGGAGCCCTCGCGGAGCAGGTCGACCTCGGGGGTGCAGGCGTCCGAGGTCCAGGAGCGGGTGCGGCTGGTCCACTTGGTGGCCAGTTCGGCGAGGGTGATCGGCTCTGACATGGTGTGGTGGTCTCCCCTGTTTCCGGCGTCGTGGTGGCGGATTTCCTGGACGGTCTTATGGATTTATGTCTGGGGTATTTCCCGGGGCTTCTTCTGGCTTTCGGAGAGGGCTCTCAAGACTGGGTGGTCGGAGAGCGCCTTGCCGAATGCTGGTCGGTCTTCGGGCCGGATGAATTCGAGCGCGAGCCGCATGTGGATCATGAGTGCCTGGCGCCAGACCTGGCTGTCGGTGTCCTCGCCGAGCGACTCGTCGATCTGGTGCTTGAGCTTGATCGCGTTGAGCAGGTCGCCGCCCGTGACCTTGATCTCGCCCCGGTGGAGGCGGTCGAAGCCCTGGGAGATGGTCAGCTCCAGGGCGGCGAGGTGGTCGGCGACGCGGTCGCCGTACTCGTCGATCGCGTCGCCGAGCTGGGCGGCACGGCGCTCGATGATGGCCTGCTGTGCCTTGGCCTCGATCGGCAGGTGGTGCTCGAAGTGGTAGCGCAGTGCCTTCTCGGTCATCTCTCCGAGGGGGCTGGGCTGCTCTTCGAGTTGGCGCAGGATGGCACGCCAGCGGTAGCCGCCGAGGTACCACGCCTCGATGGCGGCCCGCTTGGGGTGCTGGCAGGTGCGGCAGGTGCTGGAGGTCTTGGCCGGGTAGACCTTGTCGCCGATGCGCACGAGCACCATGGAGGGCGGGGCGTCGGTGGTCATCACCCGTCACCCGGGTCCGGCCAGCAGTCTTGGGCGATGCGGGAGGAGCTGGAGAAGCGCGATCCCCTGAGGGTGCCGTCGCGGCTGTTGAGGTGCGGCGAGGTCGGGTTGTAGGCCCGGTGGAACAGGCCGGACCGTACGGCGGGGTCGGGGATGCCGTTGATGTTGTAGACCTCTCGGCGGTGCCGTGAGGCTTCCATGTAGTGGGTGAGGACATCGCGCTCGGAGGGCTTGGTGATGGCCTTCAGCACGGGGTAGAGCAGCGCGTCGGCGGCGGCTTCGAGGTCGGGGTCCACGCCCCGGCGGATGCGGCCCATCAGGCGGCCCTGGCGGCCGGACCGGCCGGGGCGAGGGCGAGCTGGCCCTGTTCGGCGAGGGCCAGCAGGCGGATGAGTCCCTGGGTGGCATAGGAGGCGACCGGGTTGGTCTCGCTGACGCCCATGCGGCGAGCGACGTCCTTCTCCAGCATGTTCTCGAAGAGGAACATGCGGATGGCCTGGGCCTGCCTCGGACTGAGGACGGGTTCGCGCTGGCCCTTGGCGTTGGCGCGGGTGGCCTGGGACGCCGTGTAGAGGTGGGTGATGTCGTGGATGCAGTAGTCCTGGCCGTCGAGCCCGGTAATGACGTCGGGGCCGCCTACCTCGTAGAGGGAGCGCCAGGATTGCAGGTTCCGGAACATCTCCCTGAGAACGGTGACGGAAATTGGCATGGTGGTACCTCGGCAGGGTTGCGGGTGGGCGCGCTGATGGCAGGTCGCGCGCTCTCCGAGGCCGACCGTGGCAGTCGGTCGGCATTTTTGACACTGGTAATACTAACGAGGCTTGCGAGTTCCATTAGGTATTTCACGGAGGTGTCGGACAGGGGCCCGGTCAGAAAACCGTGGCATCCTTGATCCTTTGTCCCAGTTTGGACATGTCTGCTACGAGCTGTTCCGCCGCTCGCGAGAGTGCTGCCCGGAAGACCGCGTGATACCGGTGCTCCAGCGCGGCTGCCCGGCCGCGCTGGGTCCGCTCCTCGACGGTGACCCTCCCGGACGGGGCGATGAACCCGGTGGCCATGGCCTCCTCCCAGCGGACCTTGGCCAGCATCGCCTCCGCCCAAGCCACGGTCGACCGCTGCCCCCACTCGACTCCCATGGCCGCGATGCGCATCAGGAAGTCCTCGCGCTCGCGGTCGGTGAGTCGGCTGTAGTCCTCGATGTAGGCGCCGGAGGGGGTCTTCTTCCAGTGGGGCCAACCGTAGACGTCGACCCGGACAGCACCGGTCTCTGGGTCGTGTTCGGGCTCGCGTACCAGCGCCCACAGCTCGTTCATGAGGAGGAAGGCGTCGGGGAAGAGCCTGCGGATCGCTCCCTCGGCCACGGCGAGGACCCCTTGGACGAGGGGCGCGTCCTCCGGTGTCCAGTCCGTACGCATCCGGGACAGGCCGAACTTCAGGTCGCGCGTGCGGTCGGGGTCGGTCTCGACTGTGAGGGGTGCGTCGGGCTCGACGGAGATCTCGGCGACGACCCGGGCGGCCTGGTCGGCGGCCTGGCGGGGGTCAAGGGCTTCGGTGGTCACTCGGCCGTCTCCCTCTGCTTCAAATCGAACAGGTGAACGAGTCCGAGCATGATGGCATCCCGAACGTGTTCGTTCCAGGAGGACGACGGGGGCGGCTCGGGGAAGTACCGGCCGACAGCCTCTTTGACCTGCCGCTTCGTGATGGTTGTGCCCTTCGGCACAGGCCCCACCAGCACGCGCTTGGCGTGCCGGTTGGAGACCAGGACCGCCCGGCCGTCGGTCTCTTCGTAGACCACCAGCCCTGCGAGGAGCGCTGAATCGGTGCGGTGTCCGGTGACGGAGGGGCGCTCGAACACGTAGTGCGGTTCGCTCCCGAGGTGGGGCTGCGTCCTGGCAAGGACCTGTCGAACTCCCCGACGGATCTGGGCCGCCTTGGCGTAGCTGCCCTCATGGGAGGTGAGCGCGGTCTCGGCCGGGCGTACGGTTTCGGTGTAGGCGATCCGGAGTCCGGCGCCGGGGAGGTGCGTGATCACCGCCGTGCCGGTGTTGCTGGTCGTCTGGTCGAACGCCAGCACGCAGCCGTAGGCGAAGTCCCGTGGGATGGGGGCCTGCCAGGTGGGCTGGCGCCTGCGTGCCTGCTCCTCGATCTCGTGGACGGTGTCGAAGACGAGCTGGCCGCGCTGGGCCGGGATGAGCGGGCGGCCGGACCCAGAAGTGTTCCGCGCGGAACGGTTTTGGTCTGGCGGGGTCACGGGGTTCCCCTCTTGATCGGGCAGGCGGTGGCAGGGCAGCGGCGGGCGCGGGCGCCGCCGGGGCAGCAGGCGACTGGCGGGACCTGTCCGGCGTCGACGTAGTTGCGTACGGCGCGGTACTTCGCTTCGAGGGCGACGATGTACTCCTCGTCGCGGGGGATGGTGAACTCCTTCATCGGCCAGCCCTGGGACAGCCCGAGGAAGAGCACCAGAGCCTGGCGCTTGCCGGAGAGTGCCATGTACTCCTGCTGCTGGCCGTAGTAGCCGGGCCACCTGGCCTTGAACGCGGCCAGGTCGTGGTCCTGGATGCCCTTGATCACCATCGGGCTGCAGGTCTTGAGGTCGTAGATCCCCTCGCCCCAGGTGGGCAGCGTCAGCAGGCCGTCGAGGTGGCCCCGGCGGCGCAGCACGGGGTCGATGACTCCCCACTCCCCGCACTGCCCGGCGTCGCGCCCGTGAGGTCGGCCGCAGGCGACGCACGTGCCCTTCGGCGGGCTCAGGACGCCGATCTCGGTGAGGGCGGCGGCCATCAGGTCGTGGGTGGCGGTGCCCATCATCACGGCCATCCGGCTGCCGTACTCGAACGGCTCGCGTATCCACCGGTCCGGCTCGGCGAGGTAGTAGTACAGCTGCCGCTCGTCCATCGTCGGGTGGGTGGAGGGGTGGAACCAGCCGTCCGGGGGGCGGTCGGCCTGGTAGTTGCGGAAGGTGACCTCGAAGACCTCGGGGAACCGGCAGTCGCGGATGGCGGCTTCGACCAGGGGGACGAGGTGGAGGCGGGTCAGCAGGTCGACGGTACGCCGAAACGCCGGGGTGAACGGCTTGGTCACCATCCCTTCTGCGCCTCCTCCAGGAGCGTGTTCGCCTCGGCGATGACGACGTCCAGCCATTCGGTGTCGGCGGTGTCGGGGTGGACGAGGCGCTTCAGGATGGGCTGGGCTGCCTCCCAGAGACGGGCGGCGCCCAGCAGGTCGGCGAAGTCGTCGAGCAGGCTTACGGCCAGGTCGGCGTGGACGTCCGCGAGTGTGCGGTCGGTGTAGAAGCGCAGGGCCAGCATCGGCCGCTCTCCCCCGGCCTGCTCGACCGCCTTGTGCCACATGGCCAGCGAGACGGACAGCGACTTGGCCAGGGTGCTCTTCGCGTCGGCGGCGAAGGCGTACTCGGTGTCGAGGCGGTTGTGCCGGGCGTCGATGGGGTCGCGCCACTGGTTGCCGCTGCCCCGGCTGCGGCGCATGCCCAGGCGGTCGGCTACGTGCTGCTCGTGCCCGTTGCCCATCTTCTGGTTGAGCATCAGGCCCCCTTCGCGAAGGTGCGCTTGCACAGGACTTCCTCGGCGGGCCAGATGAGGAGGTCGTCGCCGTCGTGCACCGGGGTTCTGTGGCACGAGCAGGTCAGAGCCGGATCACCGTCGGCTCGGACGTAGGTGACGTGGTACGGAGGGTGCTCCGGCAGAACCGGGCGCGGCCTGGAGGTGAGCTGGCGCTGTCTCAGCTTCAGTACAGCCAGGACGACGAGGGTGGCGACGAAGCAGAAGACCACGCCGTCGAGAGCCGTGCGGATCATGCCGCGTACTCCTCGTCGTCGTACGTGACCTCGTGCTCTGGGACGATCTCGCCGCTGACGGTGAGCAGGGCGCGCTGCCGGACCAGCTCGGTGAGTTCGGGCTTCTCCCGGAGGGCCTGCTTGACGTTGGCCCGGCCGACGATGTGCGTGCCGTCGGGGAGGCCGTACTTGCTGGCGTTGATCCGCTCGATCGCGCCGGTGGCGATGCCCAAGTTGAGTGCTTCGTCGGCCCGGTCGATGCCGATCGGCCCCCAGGTCGGGTGGTCGGCGGAGAACAGCCAGAAGTCGGCGGCGCGGCCCGGCGGCGCGAACTTGTTCCGGACGACCTTGGCGCGGAGCTGGCGGCCGATCTCCTCGTCCTTGACGGACTCGGAGACGGCGTCGGCAACCGGCACCTTGACGACTGGTTCGCCGGTCCTCTTCAGCTCGATCTTGGTCGTGGTGCAGTACTTGAGGATGTTCGGCCCGGCGCTCTTCTGGCCTCCGCGCGGGTTGCCGATGTCGGCCCTGTACTGGTTGACGAAGATGACCATGGCGTTCTTGGCCCGGCACAGGCTGGCGACCTGCTTGACCATGCGGGAGATGACCTGCGAATTCTTGCCCATGGCGCTGTCCTCGGCGCTCTTCTCGAACGCCGCCTTGCTCTCCATGCCGCCGATCGAGTCCAGGCAGACGACGGAGATGTCTCCGCTGCGCAGCAGCATCTTGGCGATGTCAGCGACGTCTTCGCTGTGGTCCGGGTAGATGTGGACGAAGCGGTCCTCGTCGAGGTCAAGGCCGAGTTTCTGGGCGTAGGCGAAGTCGAAGCTCTGCTCCATGTCGATGAGGGCGACGCCGCGATCGGGGAACATCTTCTGCGCGGAGGCCATGATCAGGGTGCAGAGCGAGGTCTTGCCGACGCCTTCCGGGCCGAGGATCTCGTGGGTGCGCCGCAGGGCGAGCCCTCCGATCCGCAGGGCGTGGTCGAGGGTGATGGACCCTGTTGGCACGGCGACGGGCCGGGTCATGTCGTCGCGTCGCGTGACCTTGTCCCCGAAGGCTTTGGTCATGTCGGCGCGGAGTTTGCTGAGGCCCTTGGACGGGGGCATGCGTCTCCTCTTGGCAGGGTTCGGTGGGCCGCTCGTGGCAGGGCGGGCGGCTCAGATTTCTTGGCGGAGGATCTCGCTGGCCCGGCCGGGCGGCCAGCCGACGGCCTGCTCCAGGAGCCAGAGGCGCGGCAGCCAGTAGCCCTCGGAGTTGTAGTCGGAGGCCGAGGGCACGTCGTCCGGGTGGCCGTAGACCCGGCCTCGTTCGAGGCGCAGGATGCTTCGGTCGGTGGACTTCATGACGGTGCCGACCTGCTTCCGCGTGAGGCCCGCAGCGACGCGGGCCTGCTCGGCCTCCCGGCCCAAGCGCCTCCAGGCGTCGACGGGGTGTTCCTCGCTCACTGCTCGTCCGCCGGGGTGGCGATGGCGCGGACGGTGTCGGCGAAGGCGCCCGCGACGGTGTCGCAGGCGTGCTCCAGGGCTTCCGCCGGGACGCCGAGGCCGTGCAGCTGCTGCAGGGCGGTGATGTACAGGTCGGCGATGCTGGAGATCTGGGCCCTCAGCTCTGCTCGGTTGGCGGGGAAGGGGAGGGTGGCCAGCCTGGTGAGGTCGGCGTCGGCCTGCTCCTGGGTCAGGTGCTCCCAGAGTCCGGGGCTGGAGGTCGGGCCGCCCGTGGAGACGGGCTCGGGCTCGGTGACGACCTTCACCGGACGGTCGAGGATGCGCAGGGAGGTGCCCCGGCCCCACTGGAGTGCCCTGTCGATGTTCGGCAGGAGGGGCATCAGGTTCTGGGGGGAGGCGTACGGGTGGCGGCTGACGCGGCCCTCCAGGAGGGCGGAGACCTGGTCGCTGGTGGCGTCGATGGCGTGGGCCAGGGCCTCGCGGTTGTCGTACTGGGACGGGTAGTCGCTGGTGATCTCCCGGCCGAGGCGAGCCCAGTCGGTCTTGCTGAAGGCGTAGGGGTCGATCGCGGTGTCGAAGCTCTCGGTGGTCATGCGGGTCTCCTTCACAGGGGCTGGTAGTCGGTGAGGGTGAAGCCTCGGTCGTTCTTGCGGACCTCGGCGAAGCAGAGTTGGCCGAGCTTGAAGCGGTGAAGCTCGGTGGCCCAGGCGTCGGGGAAGACCACGGCGGTCACGTCCCGCTCCTCGGTCTCCAGCTCCAGCCAGCCCATGGCCTTCGCGGGGTGCTTGCGGATGCTGCTGATCAGTGCCGCGACGATGTACCGGCCGTTGGGGGCGTTGCTGAGCTGGCTGGCTGTCTGGGTGCAGATCGCCCGTTCGACGGGGTCGATGCGGTCGAAGGGGGTGGAGCTGACGTAGCAGCCGAGCATGTCCCGTTCGATCTCGCGGATGTCCTCGGCGGTGTACGGCTGGACGTCGTGGAGCTGGAGGGCGGGGCGGGGCGTGTACTGGCGGCACGCCTTGGTGCAGCGCTTCGGGGGCTTCTTGCGGGGGAGCTTCTTGCCGGTCCGGGGGTTGACCGGGGCGGGCTCGTTGTCCCAGTCGAACCGGCAGGGCAGGCCGTTGGGGCCGGTGACGGTCTCGTCCTTGAGGCTGCAGCGGGTGTCGGCGCCGGTCTTCCGGGCGAGCAGCAGTGCTTCCAGGCCACGGCGGTTGGGGACGAGACTGTCGAAGGCGCCGACTCGGGCGAGGAGGGCGACCACGCCTGCGTTGGCCCCGCGCCCGCGCCTGGTCTCGAAGTCGGACCAGGAGCTGTACGGCTGGTGGGCTACGAGATCGGCCACCGCACTCTCGCCGACGCCCTTGATGGAGTCGAGGCCGTACCGGACGGCGTAGGCGCTGGGGTCGATCGAGAAGCCCCGACCGGAGACGTTGACGTCCGGGGGGAGGACCGCGACGCCGAGGCGGCGGGACTCGCGGACGAACTCCGGGACGCGGTCCTTGTCGACGGTGGACATGGCCGCCTGGAGGAACTCGATCGGGTAGTGGACCTTGAGGAAGGCGGTCCAGAACGCGAGGATGCCGTAGGCGTAGGCGTGGCTCTTGTTGAAGGAGTACTTGCTGAACTCCGCCATCTGGTGCCACAGGTGCTCGGCGGCCTCGCGGGGCATGTCGGCGCGGGCGAGGAAGTCCTTCCCGGCGGCGGCGATCTTCTCGATCTTCTTCTTGCCGAGGATGGACCTGACGCCGTCGGCCTCCTCTTCGCTGTAGCCCGCGAGGAGCCGGGTGACGGCCATGACCTGCTCCTGGTAGATCATGCAGCCGTGGGTGGGCTCCAGGACCTCGCGCAGTCGCTCGTCGGGGTAGCTGGTCTGCTGCTTGCCTGCTCGCCTGCGGAGGTAGGCGTCGGTGAGTCCGGAGTTCATGGGGCCCGGCCGGACCAGGGTGATCATGTCGGCCAGCTCCGGGAGGGAGCGGGGGCGCATCTGCTCGCAGAGCCGCGTGCCGGAGTGGGTCTCGATCTGGAAGACGCCGAGCACGTGGGCGTCCGCGATCTCCTCCCACACCATTGGGTCCTCGAACTGCTCCTCCCAGGCGTCGAGGTCGAGGATGATGCCGCGCTGCTCCCGGATCGCGTCGAGGCAGACCTGGACGGTGTCGAGGGTGCGGAGGGTGAGCACGTCGAACTTAACCAGCCCGAGGTTCTCGACGTCAGCCATCGACCACTGGGTGACCATCTGCTCTTCGCCGTCGACGGAGCGCAGGGGCAGCCAGCCGGTGAGCGGGCGGTCGGTGGAGATGACGACTCCTGCTGCGTGGCGGCCGTAGCTCTTGAGGCGGCCGACCAGGCGCTCGGCCATGGCGAAGAGGTCGGGGTAGCGCTGGGCGTAGGGGGCGAGCTGGTCCCCGTGCTGGGTCCACAGTTCGTCCCATGACATGCCGAGCCCGGCGGTCCCGGCCTCGGCTTCGTCGATCAGGGCGCAGACCTTGCGGAGGTCCACGTGGGCGCCGTCGGGGAGGCGGGAGGCGAAGACGCGGCCGAGGTCGTTGATGACCGCCTTGTTCTTCAGCCGCAGCTCGGTGCCGATGCTGACGACGTGGTCCTGGCCGTAGCGCGAGCGCAGGTAGGCGAGGATGTCGGCCTTGCGGGAGGCGGGGAAGTCGACGTCGAAGTCCGGCAGGCCGCTTCGGCCGCGCGTCAGGAAGCGCTCGAAGAGGAGTGAGTGCCGGATGGGGTCGAGCGAGGTGATGCGGGTGAGGTAGGCGACGAGGCTTCCTCCGCCGGAGCCTCGTCCGGGCCCGACCAGGATGCCGTTGTCCTTCGCCCAGGAGCAGTAGTCCGCGACCATCAGGTAGTAGCCGCAGAATCCTCGCTCGACCAGGAGGTCCATCTCCCGTTCGAAGCGGGAACGGTAGGTCTGCTGGTCGGCGGTGGCGGGGATGCGTCGCTGCCAGTTGGCCTCGCAGGTCTCGCGCAGGCGGCGGGCGTCGTCGTCGTGTGTGCCGTCCCTGGTGAACACGGGGGTGGTGGTGGTGCCTTCGATGCGCGCTGTGCAGCGGGCGGCGAGGACGGCAGTGTTGGTGACGGCCTCGTCGACGACGTCGGGTGCGAGGTAGGCGAGGGCGGCGCGGACTTCGGCCTCGGTCTGGAGGTAGAGGTCGAGGTCTTCGCTGAAGAGGTCCGTCTCGTCCTGGATGTCCTTGTTGGTCTGGACGGCAATCCAGGTGCTGTGGGCGTCGGCGTCGGCGCAGGTCGGGAAGTGCGAGTCGACGGTGGCCAGCAGCGGCAGGCCGTGTTCGCGGGCGAGGTCGATGAGCTGGTTGTTCAGGGCCTGCTGCTTGGGCAGCGTGTTGGTCTGGATCTCCACGTACAGGCGGCCGGGGAAGATCGCCATGAGGTGGGCCAGGCGCTGGCGGGCGGTCTCGGTGTCGCCGTCGGCGAGCGCGACTGCGATGGGGCCGCGCAGGCAGCCGGTGGAGGCGATCACGCCGTCGGCGTGGCGCTGCAGGGTGCTCCAGTCCATGCGGGGCCTGCCGTAGTGGCCGTCCCGGTAGGACTCGGTGGAGGCTGCCCAGAGATTGCTCAGGCCGGTGTTGTTCTCGGCGTAGAGGCACAGGTGCCAGTAGTTGTTCCGGATGTGCTTCTGGGCTTCGGCGTCGCCTGGTGCTGGGCGGGCAAGCCGGTCGTCGACCAGGTTAGCTTCGATACCGAATACCGGGTGGAGGCCCGCTGCGTCGCAGGCTCGCTGGAGTTCGGGGTGGCCTGCGCAGGTGCCGTGGTCGGTGAGGCCGAGCGCGGTCTGACGGTCTGCGGCGACCTGGTGGACGGCCTCTCCCAGAGTGGACAGACCATCCAGGGCGCTGTACTCGGCATGGGTGTGGAGGTGGACAAAGTTGCTCCGTTGCGCATGTGCTGAGTTGCTTATCTCTGGTTTTGCTCGCTCTGCCTCTCCGATGGTCGGCAGTCCGTGCGGATGCCGGGTGAGGGCTTCGGGAGCCACGCTGTAGGTGCCGCTGGCGGTCTCTGTGCGCAGGTCGGCGAAGGTGTCGGCGGTGACGGCCTCGGCGGAGCCGTCGGAGGCCACACAGGCGATGCCTTCGGCTCCGGCCGCGAGCGCGCGGGCCCAGAGGCTGGCCGGGATGTTGTTCCACGTGTCGGTCGGAACGAGAAGCCAGCGGCTGGCGTCGTCGTCGTGCTCGACCAGGGCTGTGGTGGTGGACGGGTGGGTCTCGATGACGCGGTACATCGGCAGGATTCCCCGGCTGCAGGTGGCAGGTGGCAGGTGGCCGGGCCCGGCCGCGACTCGTGGCAGGCGAGTGCGGCCGGGCTGCTGGGGCCGAGCGTCAGTAGGGCGGCTCGTCGATCTCGGAGGCCGGGTGCTGCGGGGCCGACGACGGCGAGCCCATGCCTCGGATCTTGGCCCGCAGGTCTCCGCTCATCCGGGGCTTGGCCGGTGAGGCCCCGAGATCGGTGAGCGCGTTGCCGCCCTGGCCCGTGGCCACGACGTTGCCGTCCTTGTCCAGCTCGAACCGGGGGTCGAAGAACCGCGCGTAGTAGGCGTCGGACGCCTTCTCACCGATGATGGCGGCGAGGTTGAAGCTCCTCGTGTCCAGGGTCTGCAGGTACCGGTCCCAGGCCGGGGTGCCCGGCTTGAGGTCGGGCACCGGGTCGAGGCTGCTCACCTGGTAGGCGGTGTCCTTGCCGGTACCTTCCCGGGAGACCTTGTAGTCGCGGTCGCAGACGGTCTTGTGCAGGCCGTACATCTGCCGGAAGTGCGCGAAGAAGGTCTTCATCGGCTGGTTGATCACGATGATCTTCGGGAAGCGGTGGACGGCTCCGGTCGGCTGGCCGTCCTCGCCCGTCTCCTCGACCTGGACGGTCTTGTCCCGGATGCCGACGATGACGCCGAGCTTGGACGGGCCGCCGAGGGCCTCGCTGCCGTCGCCCTTGACCAGCTCGCGCTCGACCGCGAAGGCCCAGGCGCGGATCTGCGGTGTGGCGAGGTGGCCGAAGTTATTGCGCAGCTTGTTGTCGCAGATGTAGCAGCCGTCGAAGTGGCTGGCGAGCGCCTCGTCCTTGCGGCAGACGGCGGTCATCGACCGGGGCCAGTTGTCGACGCCTTCGGGGGCAGCCTTGGTCGGCACGAAGGAATGCTGGTCGACCCAGATCAGCTCGGGGTCGTCGGTCAGCATGCGAAGGATGATGCTCTCGCCGTCTTCGATCCCGAAGTACTCGGGCCCGTTGCTCCGCCGGGACTGAGCGGCCTTTCGGGCCTCGTCCTCGGCGGCGCTGGCGGCGTGTCCGCCGGTGCGGAAGCTGAAGGAAGGCGTGTTGGCAGTCACGCATTTCTCCTGAATTCTTGGCAGGGTTTTTAGGGGGGGTACATCAGGTGAAAATTCAGAGAGCAGCAGCGGTGGCAGTCGCGGCAGCAATCAGGAGTGGCGAGGGGTTCAGGTTTTCGTGCAGCAGGAAAATATGGACCCCGTCCACCTGGTGGATCTGGTATGCGTCGCTGTTGGCGCGATGGAATCCGACCGCCAGGCGGCGGATGGGTTCGCATCCAGCGAGTGCCGTGGCGAGATCCTGCTGCCAGAGGGCCAGCCTGTCGATGTCATCGCAGGTGGTGGCCTTGAGGTAGTAGGAGTAGCTCCACGGCGGGGTGGTTATTGGTCCTTGCCCATCAAAGCGTTGGGGTTCTGCGGTGTCAAGGCGCGAATCGCCTTCTGAATCTAGGTTGGCAGCGAATGAGATACCCAGAGATGAAAGCATGTCGAGAGCTGTCGTGAAATTGCCTGCGGCGCTGTGCTGGGCGGCGATCGGCGCAGCGTGTCGCAGGAGGACTTCCAGGCTCCAGCGATCAGGGAAGAAGCCCTGCCAGGTGGCGTCGTAGGCGGCGCGGGTCCGGGGGTTCCACAGCTGCTTGAAGATGTAGGTGAGGCGGGGGCTTCCGGTGCCCCGGGCCTGGTAGGCGGCGAACAGCTCGGCGCGGGTGGCATGGGTGGGGACACCCAGCTCGGCGTAGTAGCCGTTGACGTCGGCGACGGGTGGCGCCTCGTACCGGGCCAGTTCGGTGGAGAGGCTGAGGGCTGCCCTGGCCGGGTCGCCGACCAGGATCAGCTCCTCCCCCGCCATATGCCCTACTCCTCGGTCGGTTCCTCTTCCAGCAGCACACGGCGCTGCTCGTCGGTGAGCCCGGCGCTCTTAGCGAGCGGTGGGTCCGGCTGGGAGTCGTCGCGGCTGATCACGCTACCGGCACCGGTCTTTCTGAGCATCCTCGGCCTCCTGCTGTCGTCGGTCACCCCTTCGTGGTGTCAGGCGGGGGGATGGCAGGGCTGGCCGGGGTGGGCGTGGCGGTGGCAGCGGTGGCAGAACAGCTGGGCGGGGCGTTGCCAGACGGGCCAGGGGACGGCGGCTTGGTGGATCAGGGCCTCCGCGCTGGGGGTGTCCAGGTCTGCAGGGTCGGCTGCGTACGGGCTGTCGACCACGAGGACGTTGTGGCGGCGTGAGGTCTTCTCGGCGATGCCTTCGAGGTAGTGACCGCGCTCGGTGAAGCGGGACTCGGTGGCGTTCCACCCGGCGGTGTCGTTGTCGAGCCACCAGATCAGGGTCTCCGCCCAGGGCGGGACGAGGTCCAGCTGCCGGTCGGTGATCTCAGCACCGAAGGTGGCCCGCATCGGGATGGCCAGGCCGTGGCGCAGGACGCTCATCGGGGATTCGACCATGACGAGGCAGCGCCCGGTGACCTCGGGGAAGGGGTTGTAGAGGGTGGAGTCCTTGGGGAAGCCGGGTGTGTTGAGGTACTTGGGGGTGCCGTCGCGCTCCAGCCGTCGGGACTGCCAGCCGACGAGATTGCCGTTCCAGCGGTGCGGGATGACGGCCCGGCGGCCCATGTAGTTGCCCTCTCGGTCCCGGCCGGGCGGGGAGCTGCAGATTCCGGCGCGGGAGGCGTTGGCCTGCGGGATCTGGCGCTCGCCGAGGATGTAGTCGGGGATGCCCTGCCAGGGGGTGAGGACCTGGTCTGCGTAGCGGGGCAGTGGCTCTGGGCGGGTGGGGGTGTAGATGCTGTCGAAGAGGTTGAGCAGGTCGGGCAGCTCCATGGCCCGGTTGAGTCCTGCCTGCCCGGTGAGCCAGGCGCGGGCCTGCTCGACGGTGGTGTCCTGGACGGTCGCGATGAGCCACAGGGCGGTGCCGCCGCTGCCGGAGAAGCAGTTGTAGAGCCACCGGTCCCAGTTCAGGGAGGCGGTGGGGTTGCGGGCCTGGTCAGTGTGGTGGGGACAGACCAGGCAGCCGTGGATCAGTTCCGTGCCGCGCCGCTGGATGTTGGTAGCGCCCAGCTCGGCGAGCAGGTCGAGGGCGAGGCGTTCCTTGTGGGCGTCCGGCAGGGCGACCAGGTCGTGGAGGTCACTGCTGCTCATAGTCGGCCGTTCGCTCGCACCAGGTGTATCCGCAGCGCAGGCAGGCTCGGCACAGGTGCTCGGTGAGCATGTCGGAGATCTGGGTCGGGTCGTCGGCCAGTTGCAGGGCGTGCTGGTACTCGGTGTCGCACTCCCCGACCACGACGGCGGGGTGGTAATGGGTTATGGTCTCGCCGCTGCAGCATTTGATGCAGGTGGAGGAGTTGTCTTCGGTACGCCGGAACGGCTTGATCCAGTCCATTACGCCGCGTTCGTTCTCTTCTCGTCTCGGCGCTGCTGGCTGTGCAATCTCTCGGCTTCCTTGCATTCCTCGCACTCTTCTTTCCGCTTTCGGTGCCAGCGGTATTTTGCGGGAGTCCCGCAATCCGGCGGCTCCTTTTTATTGAGCGATCTCGCTCTGGGTTTGCGGTTCTTTTCTCGTTCTTCTTTGTCGCGTTCGGCTTCGGGGCCGCACAGTTCGCAGAGGTCTTCTTTGAAGTAGCGGTGGCGTCGGACGGCGGCCATGGTGCCGTGTTCGGGCGGGTTGCGGCGCTTGCGACGGCGCTTCGGCTGGGTGGTCGGCGCTTGAGCCGCCTCGACGTCGTCGGTGCTGTCCGCGAGTTCGAGGTGGGCCAGCGCGGAGGTGTACTGGGGCGGAAATCCGGCAGCACGGCGGTCGTCCTCGGTCTCGCCGCCCCAGATCCCCCACTCCCCCAGGTTCCGGGCTCGGTTGCGGCAGGGGTCGAGCACCGCACAGCTGGAGCACAGCGCCTTGGCCTGGGCGATGTCGCGGCCGGTGTAGGAGAAGAAGATCTTGGCACGGCCGACGCAGGGAGGCAGTGGGGGTGCCCCGGTGGTCACAGGCTCACCTCCTGGCGGGCTTCCTGGATGCCGTACCAGGGTTCCCAGGCGCAGTCCCACGCCTTGGTGTCCATGCGCCGGGCCGCGAGGATCTGTACGGTGGCCTGGCCGATCCGGGTCTGGGTCTCGGAACGGAGCAGACCGAACACCCAGCTCGCGGAGCGTTCGACCTCGGCGCCTTCCGCCAGGTCGTACGGCTCGGCAATGCCGGTCTTCTGCATCCGCTTGACGCCCTCGCGGGAGAACTGGTGCGCGAGCAGGAGCGGCATGGGGCGGCGGCCGGTGGAGACCAGCGTGGCGAAGCCCATCATCAGGTCGCGGACCTGCTCCCAACGGGCCTTGCGGCCGGGCTGGGGGTGCTCGACGTGGGTGAGCTGGTCGACGATCAGCGACTTGGCGCCGAGGGCCTGGGCGTGCCGGACGAGGGCGGCCGGGGTGCGGCGGCCGGGCTCGGGGGAGATGACGTGCAGGCCGTCGCGCAGTTCGTCTCCCCGGGCAGCCAGGAAGTCCGCCAGGCGCTGGATCTCAGCTTCGGTACAGGTGCCCATCTGGTACTTGCGGTAGTCGATGGCGCAGATCTGGCAGGCGATGCGGTCCAGGGTCATCTGGACGCCGTTCTCCAGGGTGTAGAGGACGGTCTCTCGGCCGCGCAGCCACTCGCTGATGGCGGCCCACGTCATCGTCCAGCTCTTGCCGCCCTTGGGTGGGGCGGCCCAGACGGCGATCTCGCCGTCGTGGATGCCCCGGGTGTGCTGGTCGATGGCGTCGATGCCCAGGCACAGGCCGCTGAGGACGGCGCCCGTGGTGAGGCGGTGCTGGTAGCGGGCCAGGGAGTCGTTCAGGCCCTGGGTGGCCTCGATCTCGTTGGTGCGGTCGCGGACGGTCAGGGCCAGCTCGAACCAGCGCTCGGCCGCGAGGGCGACGACGTCAGTCCGCTCCCCCACGGTGGCCTTGGCGAGGTCGATGGCGACGTCGCGCTGGAGCCGCTGGCTGGTGGCCAGGACGTACTGGCTGTTGAGGGTGTCGATGGCCCAGGTGACGTCGTCGATCTGTAGGTCGTCGTCGGGCAGCGTGATGTCGCACTGCTCCAGGCGGTCGCCCCACTCCTCGGTGATCATCTCGCGGGAGGGGGCCTTGGCCCGGCCGCTGCGGTGGAAGTACTCGACGGCCCACTCGACCACCTCGCGCATCCCCTCGGTGGGGATGACGTCCAGGTCGAGGCCGACCACCGTGAGGCGGTCGAGGGCTTCGACATCGAGCAGTGAGCCGTAGAGGACGTTCTCGGCGTGCGTGGTCACCGGCTACACCACCGTGATGGGGCGGGTGAGGCCGAGGTCGGCTTCCTGGCGGGAGATCTCGCGGCGGCGGGGGCGGAAGTCGGCGCCGGAGACCTCGATGAAGTCGGACTGCTCGGAGAGCAGGCTCATCACATAGCCGCCGTAGCCGTCCTGGATCTGGTGCGGGGTGAGGTTGGTGGTGAGGATGACCGGCTGGCTGTTGGCCGCCCTGGAGCGGATGACCTGGTCGACCATGGATTCGACCATCTCCAGGCGGCCCTTGTGCTCCTTCCCGAGGTCGTCGATGGCGAGGACCTCGGAGGCGTGGACGCGGCGGTTCCACTCGGCCCGTTCGGTCTCGTCGCGCCAGCCGCCGGTGAACAGGTCGATGATCGAGTTGAACTGGGCGGTGAAGACGTCTCGCGCCTGGGCCATGAGGGCCTTGGCCAGCAGGGTGAGCAGCAGGGTCTTGCCGGTTCCGGCGTCAGGGGACCAGAGGATGAGGTTGCGGCCCTGAGCGATGTTGCGGGCGCCGTTGACGGCGTACTGCATGATCTGGTCGCGGACGTGTTCGGGGACGGCGGTGGCGTCTTCCCAGTCGAGGCGCTGGTAGGCCAGCCCGATTCCGGCGTTGAGCATCCACAGGTGCATCAGCCACTGATCGGTGCAGCTGCAGTTCCAGGTGGCCACCTCGGGTGGGGCTGTCTGGTAGTCCCACCAGCGGTAGGTGTTGCCGTTCTGCTTGAGGCAGGTGACGCAGCTGGTCGTGGGGTCGAGCCACAGCCGGGGGCGGGCGGCGCGCAGCCGGGCGAAGTCGTGGTTGCTCAGGGGCTTGCAGGCCCTGGGAGCGGGGGCCGGGGTGAGGGGGTTCGTCATCGGGCGAGTCGCTCGGCGATGACGGCGGCGAAGTACGGGTCGCTGTTCTTGCAGAACCGCAGGGGGGTGACTGGGGCGTCGCGCCACTGGCCGTCGCAGTGCTCGTAGGCGAAGCGGGCGATGGCGGCGGCGTCGGTGCCCCACCGAGTGGAGAAGCCTTTGAAGATCCCGGCGATGCGCTCGGCCGGGATGGTGGCGTAGGGGATGCGACGCTCCGTGAGCTGCCGCAGGACGTAGTCCCGCAGCTCCTGCCACGTCCAGTCGGTGTCGGCCGTCAGGAGGTCGGCGGAGCGGACCGTACTGGCTGTCGTGGCGATCGGAGGCGCAGCGGGCCGCGAAGGGCCGGAGGAGACGTGGAGGGGTTCGGACAGGTCGAGGAGCATGGCAGGGTTCTCCAACCGTGGCAAAGGGCTGGTGGCACGCTCAGGTGGCAGTCTGGGCGCGCTGGGGTGCTCGTGGTGGCAGCACGAGCGTGGCGTTCTCGACGCTATCCGGGGGACTTGGCGGTGGCAAGCGACTGACAGGCTTGAAGATCGAAAAAGGCGGTGGTGGGGCTCGTTCGAGTCCCACCACCGCCGGTGCGCAGCCGGGGGTTCAGCTCTTCGGGCTGTGCATGCAGGCCACGTGGAGCGAGACGCCGCCGCCCTGGACGACGAAGTACCGTCCTCCGGGCACGCTCAGGCAGGTACACCGGCCGGAGTTGTCGATGGTCTCGGTGGTGGTGCCGAGCGGCATCCAGTCCTGCTCGAAGATCGTGAGGGTTCCGTCGGTGTAGAGGATGCCGTCTTCCTCGGCCTGGACGACCAGGGGCGCGACGGACCAGCCCTGCAGGACGAGCAGGTGGGTGAGGGCCTGGTGGAGGAACTCACGGCCCCGGGTCCGGATGACGGTGCGGTCCAGGCCGCCACCGGCGTCCGGGAACGGCTTGCGGGTGCCGCCGCCCACGAAGGCGTTGAGCAGCACGTTCAGCTGACGGGGGGAGAGCGTGCCGAGGGCTTCGATCAGGCGCTGGTCGGCGATCTGCTGCCAGACCTTCCGGCCGCCCTGGGGTAGGTCGGGTCCGGTGGCCTGCTGGAGTGCGGCACCGGTCATGATCAGCATGTCGTCGGTGACGGCGGGGGCCTCCGGCTGTGCGCGGCGTCGGGGTGCGGTGAGCAGCCGGGTGTCGGCGGTCGCGCTGCTTGCTGTGAAGTCGGTCAGGTCGTGCTGGACGGCCTCGTGGCCGTGGTGGAGCGTGAGCAGGTCGTGGTTCCTGCCGTGCCAGGCGGTGGCGGGGCCGCTGACGGGCGCGGAGATGACGCCGTCCACGCGGCGCCAGGTGGCGTGGCCGTCGTCGTCGGTGGAGAGGATTTCGGTGCCGACGAGGAACGGGGCAACCTCGGCGTTCACCAGGCCGGTGCGGGCGATGTAGTACGGCTGGGGGTCGCGGATGATCACGGGCTCGGTTCGGGAGGTCACGGTGTCTCTCAGGAGTGGTGGGAGGGGCGGGCCGGACGGGGGTTCACGCCGTAGGTCCTCGCGATGCTGATGCAGACGTTGACGGCGTTGACGAGTGCGACCCCGTCGATCACCTGGTTGTAGGCCAGGACGTGCGCGAGCCGCTCGACGTCCGGGATGGTAAGGCGGAGTTCACCAGGTTCGGTGCTGCGGCGCGCTGCACTGAAGCTGCGGCCCTTGCGGAACTTGTACGGGAACGCTTCCTGGCCCGGGTAGACGTCCTTGCCGTATCGGCGGTGGCCTCGGTGCCACTCTGGGGCGTCGGCCTTGCCGAAGAAGATCGTGCCGACCTCGCGCGGGTTGAAGTGCGGGAACCGGAGGGGCGGGTAGCCGTCCGGGACCTCGGTCCGGGTGTCGAGCGGGAACTGGTCGTCCTGGAAGAGGCTCCCGCTGCTCGGCACGGGTGTGGGGCCGTCGAGGTCGGCCGAGGCCACCACCAGGGGGTCCTGGGGGGTGTCGCTCATCATGTCGCTCTTCCTTCCGGAGGTGGTCGCCGGGCCACGCGGTTGATCGGTGGCCCGGCGGGTCGTTCTAGGCAGCGGGCGTGGCGGATCGCAGGTGGATGCTCAGGCGCCCCGGAACCAGGGTGGTGATCTTGGGGATCAGGGCGGCGGCACGGCTGCGGGTGCGGCGGCCGAGCAGGAACCTCCGGAAACGGTCCTCGTCGAGCACCCGGCTGGGCGCGGTGACGGCCAGGTAGTCGGCGCGGCTGATCGTTCCGTCTGCCAGCCCCTGCTCCAGGAGGGCCTGGCTGGGGGTGTTGGTGTCGGCGGTGGCCTCGCGGGTCCACATCATGCCGGTGCCGTCGATCAGCTGCTCCTCCCGGTCGCCGGGCTGGGCGGTGCGGTAGTGGCCCTTGCCGTCGCGGGGGGTGAGGTCGGTCGCCGTGCCCGTGTTCTCGGACACGACGTCGAAGTGGGTGGAGACGATCTCGCTGATCTCCTTCCTGCGCCGCTCAACGGCGGTCTGGACCGCGTCGAGGGTGCGCTTCTCCTCCAGCAGGCGCTTCAGCTCGGTCGCGCGCAAGGCACGGCGGGTGGCGGGCGCGACGCACTTGAAGACGGCGGGGACCTGGCCGAGAGCCTGCGCGAGGTCGTCGGGGACCTTGGTGACAGCGGGCATCTTGGAGACGGTGGGCTTGGCCGGGGCGGCGGGTGTGGTGGTGACGAGCTTCGTGAGCATCTCAGCGAGCGACGTGGTGCCGTCGGTGGCGTAGACGGCGACGTCAGCGGTGAAGGTGGGCACGAGTGCGGTGGTCATGGCAGGGTTTCTCCCTTTGGCAGGTAAGGGGGCCGTACTGGCAATAATCAAGCTACCCTGATATCTAGGTGACGTCAATATGAGAAAAGGCCGGTAGGAGAATTCCCCTACCGGCCTTCACAGGCTTGAAGATTCATTCAGGAGGCAGCGCCGAGGGCCTCGCGCCAGGCAGCGTAGTAGGTCTTGACGTCGTCGAGGGACGTGGTGACCGGCGCCGGGGGGAGCCCTCGGACGATGTTCTTGCCCCAGTGGGTGGTGGACAGGCGGGGGTCGAGGATGGCGACGATGCCGTAGTCCGTGACGGTGCGCAGGAGTCGGCCGAAGCCCTGTCCCAGGGTGAGCATCATCAGGGGCAGCGCCAGCTCGGCGAAGTCGTTGCCGCCGCGCTCCTTGATCTTCTTGGAGCGGGCCGCGATCACCGGGTCGCTGGGGACAGCGAAGGGGAGCTTCATCATGACGACGAGGCGGTTCGTGTCGCCCGGGAAGTCAACGCCGACGAAAAACGACTTCATGCCGAACAGGACGCTGTCCTTCTGCTCCTTGAACTTCTGGGCGATCTCCTTGTTGGTGTGGTCCTTGCCCTGCATGTACACGGGGAACCCGGCGGCCCCGATGCGCTCGGCCAGCAGGTTGTAGGCCGCGATCATGTCGGTCTTCGAGGTGAAGAGCAGCATGGCTCCGCCTCGGGCGGCATCGCGGACGAGCATGGCGATGGTCTCGATGGCCCAGGTCTGCCAGGCGGCGCGGGCGTCCTTGTCCTTGGCGGAGGGGATGGGCATCGGCTCGCCCGCCTCGGTCTTGGCGCCGGGGACGTACATGAGCATCTGCCGCTCGTAGTCGAAGGGCGTGCCGACGTCGAGCGTGGTGGCCTTCTCCAGGCCGAGCGTCTTGGCCGCGTAGCTGAAGCCGGAGTTGCCGGTGCTGAGGGTGGCCGAGAGGATGACGGCCGAGGTCTCGTTCCACAGCTCCTCGCGGAGGATGGGGCCGACTTCGATGGGGCACGCGGTGAGGGCCCAGCGGGTGACCTGCTCCCCGGTCTTCTTGCTGCGGGCGGTGTAGGTCTCGGGCCAGGCGACCATGTCGATCTCAGGGGCCTCCAGGACCCGGGCGATGTTGGTGAGGTAGCTCTCGCCGAGGGTCAGCAGGCGCTTCTGCTTCGTGCCCTGGGCGCCCTTCTCACCCTTGGTGATCTTGGCGGCCTTGATCTTGTGCCAGGCGCGGGTGATGGCCTGGGTGAGGGCCTCGAAGACGGGGTAGTGCTCCTCGACGAAGTCGACGTCGAGGGTGGCTCCTTCGATCTCCATGAGCTTGACGACGATCTCGCGGATCTCGACGAGCTTGGCCTGGATCGTCTCGACGAGCTTCTCGGTGTCGCGGATGGCTTCGAGGTCACGTTCGGCGTTCTCGTCGTCGGTAGCGCTCTGGAGGGTCACGAAGTTCAGGGCCTGGTCGGCCCAGGCGAGGATGCCGCCCTCCTTGACCTCGAAGCCGAGGGTGCTCTGGGCGGTCTCGGGCAGTTCGTGGCCCTCGTCGAAGATCATGAGGTCGCGGTCGCCGAGGATGACGGACTCGCCGATGCCGTTCTCGTTGCTCTCGGCGATGGACATCTTCACCTTGACGTCGAGCATCGCCATCTTGTGGTTGGTGACCACGATGTTGGCCTCGGCGGCCTCGTCCTTGGCCTTGTAGCCGAAGCAGGTCTGGCCGAACGCGCAGCCGGAGCGGCCGGGGCACTCGTTCGCGCCGACGGCGACGTGCCTCCACTCCTCGGGGGCCACCGGGGTGGTGAGGGTGTCGCGGTCGCCGGTGGAGGTGGAGCCGTCGGCCATCGTCTCCTCGATGAGGTCGGCCAGGTTGGCGACCTGCTCGGAGGTGGCCTCCTGCAGCTTGTCCTTGCAGACGTACTGCCCGAGGCCCTTCAGCGGCGCGTAGGTGAAATCGACCGGGAGGTGCTCCTTCAGGAACGGGAGGTCCTTCTCCAGGTACTGGGTCATCAGCGCGAGGGTGGAGGTGGCGATGACGACCCGGCCTCCGGCGATCCGGCCGTTGCGGCTGACGCCGAGGATGGCCGGGATCAGCGCGCCGAGACTCTTGCCGGTGCCGGTACCGGCTTCCGCGAGGAGGTGCTGGGGGGCCGGGTCCGTCTCGCAGGCGGTGATGACGGCTTCGATCGCGGCGGCGAGCTTCTGCTGGGCCGGGCGGGCGGTGTAGCCGGGGAGGCGGGAGGCCAGGACGTTCTCGGCGTCGGCGAAGGTGCGGAGCTGGGGTTCGGGGGTGGCGGTCGTCATGGTGGCAGGTTCCCCTCGGCAGCGGGTGTTGGTGGCAGGAATTGCAATTTAGCAACCGTGATATCTAGGTGTCAATATGATTCCTGGAACTGGTGCTCGGGCGTGGCCGGGTTCGCTCGAACGCTCGTTCTTGCGTCGTCGCAGGTGAGGGGTTGTGGACACGCCGGGGCGCCAAGAGGGGGGTATGCGTGCATCCACAGGCTGTGGACGAGTAGGGTTAGCCCCGCAGCGCGCGGGTGCCTTGTCGCTAGAGGCCCCTGCGCTGAAGGCCGAGTGCGTGCCCTGGGTTGGCCCCCGGGAAACGCAAGAGGCCCCCGGGAGACGGATTGGCTGTCCGACGCATCCGGGGGCTCCGACAACCACCCGCCGCTAGTGGGTGTCGCGTTGTCGGTGGCCGCGCAACCTTTCGTCCTCAAAACCCTGAGGAGGTCGCTGGCATGCACCAGCGTACCCTGCGGCGGGCCGCCGCGAGTACCCCACGCCGATTCGACACGCCACGCGCTCTGGGGCTCACGGCGTCGCTCTCCCCATCAGCCGCTCTGATGAGGTTGAATGCTGTCCAGGTTCGGATCGCCCGCCAAGCACCGCAACCGTCTGCTTCACCTGCCACACCTGCCACCACCACCACCGTGGGCGTCGCCACCGCGCACGGGCTTCGACAGGACGTTCGTACGATGCTGCCTTCAGAAAACAGTGACGGGCGGCCTCTCACCTGCCACGGAGAGAGCCGCCCGTTCACAGCCAGCTCCAAGGAGCGGCGAGGTGGTAAGGGGATGACCCCTTGCCCGGTCAGGTCCGAAACTGCCGATCCGGACCTGCTGCGGCGCGCGGTTTGTTCAACCAGGCCGTCACCGCTCAGTAGTGCGGTTTGTTCAACCAGGCCACCACTGGCCACAGCCGCCTTCTAAGCGCATCGCGTCGATCTCAAACCCTGCCAAGGAAGAAAAGACCAACACGTGTCCAAGTCAGCGGTGCAGCAGCCCCAGTTTAGGGCCCTCCCATCAGCATTGCACGCCAAGAGTGATGTAAATCTCGCCAAGTTCTCCGCAACCTCCCCTGTCGGACAGACGTCCAAGACCACGAGGACAGTCACGTCCACCCCGCCGTGGCTCCTGGTCCTCCCCGCTCTCCCCCCCTCCGGCGTGCGCCTCCTCGTCGAGGGCGACCCCGAACAGCGCTACGGAGCCCGCTCCAAGGGCTGGGCCGTGATCAACGGGAAGACCACCAAGGTCCTCACCCCGATGCCCAGCAAGGAGAGCAACGGCTACGCCGTGACCTGGGTCGCCGCCATGTTCGCCGTCCGCGCCGGGTGGGACCGCCTGCAGTTCATCCGCGTCATGACCGACAGCCCCTCCAGGGCCGGGCGCTGGGCAAAGCACCTTCTCCACCTTCGCGGCCACGAGCGGGTGATCCGGGAGCTGAACCGCATCTGGGCCAGCGCCAAGGCCAAGGCCCGGGAAGACGACGGCATCTCCTCCCGCAGCGACGCCCTCTGGGACCTCCACCGGCTACTCGCCGAGTACTCCAAACTGGCGTGGACCGGCCAGGCCGGGGCCAGCGACCTCAAGGTCCTGATCGCCCACTGGATCTCCG